TTACCGACGCCGACGCAAAAACGCCGTATCGAAATTTCCCCGACGCGGGTCGTCATCTTTCTCGACGCGCATCCGGACGGGACCGGGACGATCTTCAGGCTGTGGAACAGCGGTCACCGTGGCCTTCAACGTGGTGTCCAAAGTGTCAGTCTTCTGGACTACCCCGTCAAGCACTTTCTTCTGGGACGTCTGCTCGGTCGCCACCTCATCGAGCTTGGTGGCCAGCCCCTTGACCGTGGTCTCGATGCCCTTGAGCATCGTCAGGATGGGATCGTCTTTCTTGACGACTTCTGGCTTGGCTTCCACCTTCTTGGCAGGCTTCTCGCCCTTCATCACGTCCTCGGGCGGTCCCTTCTGATCGTCGTCTTCGTCAGCCGGGGCCATCTCGGCGGGAGGATGATCCGCGATGCGCTTCTTGCGCTCTTCCTCGGTCTCGTTCTTCTTCGCGTCCTCGACCTTCTCTTCCTCTGCCGATTCGGTGGCTTCTTCCTCTGCCGAACCCTCGGCGGGCTTCTTCTTGCCCTTGGTCACGAGTTCCGTGATGGCATCGTCCAACTTGTAGCAATTGACGGGGAGGACCACCATCTGGCTCAGATACTCGCCGTAGCTGGTGAGTGCGGCCTTGGCCTCTTCCTGTGGATCCTCAGCCTTGGATACGGCCACGACCTGCTCGTACATGGCCGCAGTCGCCGTCTTCAGATCGGGGAAGAAGCCGTGCTCCTTCACCATCTCACCCACCCAGCCGCTCGGGGTCTGGAGGTTGGCGACGTTGACCAGCACCTGATCGCTGAGACGGACGATGGTGATGTCCTTCGGCTGATCGGTTTGTGCGTACACCAATGTCTCGCCATTGTCAGATTTCTGCACACGATTCACGCTGAATCCGTGCGCCCTGATGGCGTCTGTCACCTGAGATGCCGCCGCCTCGTCCTTCTGGGCAAAGACCACCAAGGCAGAGACGTAGGGCTTCTCGGCGTTCTCCGACTTGAACACCTTCGTCAGATCAATGCCCATCATGTTCTCCTTCTCACGTTTCAACACTCGGAAAGGGATGCGGGTGGCGGCTCGGTCTACCAACGAAATGTACCGCACGTCGGCATCCCGTAGCTGCTTCAACTTCATTTTCGCCATGAGCTTAGCCTAGTATCCTCACGCTGTCCACGCTAGAAAAGCGGTGTCGGTGACCCTGCGAGTCTTGGGTATGCGTGCCTGCCACAATCGAATGGAAATGTCCATTGACCGTATCCGTCACGCCTCCCTTGAATTGACCCTTCTCATCATACGCCACAAAGAACTTGTGCTGGTGGTCTTCTTGCTTGCTTGTCAAGCCCGTCACGATGGGAGGGATTTCCACCTCGACCTCTTGATCGTGCCGAGTGACCAAGGCTTCCATACTAAACCCGTTGATTTCACCCTGTTTGATGGCAGACCAGAGCTTAGGATCCGGGATGTGGACCCCGATGACCCATGCCCCCGGCAAAAATCTTGTGTCAGACTCGTCGGCCACGAAGGACTCCACGACACTCGCCCCCGACACAATTTTGTTGGCGTGCATCATGTCGATCTGGCCCATCTTGCCACTGCGAATGAACTCGTGGGCCATCTTCTGGATGTCCATGGCGGTCATGTACTCGCCTTGAGCATCCGGACGATTGGGGGCGTACACTTCGCCAAAGATCAGGTGTTGGTCGTCAGACTTGATGACGAGTCCTCGACGCTGCTTCATGGCCATAAGTATACGCCCCCGTCGTGCAACTGACTGCAACTACTTCTTCGACGGCGGTACCGGAAGCGGAGAAGGTCCGGGCTTGTTCCACGCGCCCGGTGGGATTTCACCTTCCGGAGGTGACGTCTCTTCATCCACGGGCACGCCCATCACCCAGCCGTAGGTCGGTGACCAGTACCACTGGTACTTTCCGAATGGTCCCGGCTGCTGACCGGGAATCGGTGAGAACTCCGGTGGATGCTCAATCGACGGTGGCTGCGGTGGCGGCGTTGTCGGCCATCCGGGCATTCCCGGCAACATGATGGGATGCGTCGGAATGTTCGGCCACTGTCCCCAACCGGGCATCCCCGGTAGCATGATCGGGTGTGACGGCACGTTCGGCCACGCGCCCCACCCCGGCATTCCGGGCAGCATGATGGGGTGCGACGGACGAGGGGCATTCGGATCAGGCGGTGACGGCCACGCGCCTCCCGGAGGCACCACAATCGGATGGAACGGAAACAACGGCAGACCTGCGTCCGGGTACGGCGGGTTCGGATTGGGCGGTGTCGGTGTCGGCCATCCCCCCCAATTGGGAAATCCCGGCCAGTAGATGGGATACGACGGACGAGGATCAGTCGGTCCCCAGATTCCGAGTGGCGGCGTCGGCCCGCCTCCTCCGGTCTCGTCCCACGTCATCGTTCCCACAATCGTGACATTTCTCGTTGGCATAGTGACTGTCCTCCCTACCCAAATCTCAGCAAAGCGGCGTAGTAGTGGTCCAGTTTTTTCGCTCCCGCCGCCTTTGGAGCGATCCCAAATTCTTCCGTCCAGTAGATCGACCGGAACAACAGTTCCGACATCGGTCGATCAATCACTCGGACGTTCATCTTGGATTGTCCCAGTTTACCATCTTCTGAATCTCGTCCCACCACAGCGGCCCAACGATGGTGGCCATCAAGCACGTACCCATCCTTGGACACGAAGATGGGTTCGGCTGACGGATCATAGCTCTTGTTGGTCATCATCCCGGCCACTTTGGGTCCGACCAACTCAGATTGACTAGCTTTCAGGGACGCCGCAGGAACTTGCTTGATGCTGCTGACCTTGACGCCCAACTCCACCAGATGATCCACGAACGCTTGGGACGCATTGACTTCGCCATCCTTGTTCTTGGGCAGCTTGTCGGCGGCAGACCCCGGCACGGGTGTGCCCGACAACTGCGGCATTTCAATGCGGGGAATTCCGTTCGGAAACTCTTTCGTCTTGAGAGCGGATCCACAGAAGATGTTCGTCCGGGCCACCGTGACGTTACACAGGTCGTAGTTCGGGGCCTTCGATCCATTCTTCTTGGCGTCTTCAGAGATGGCGGCAAGCTTCTCCAAGACCGTGTGAACCTGACTGACATCCGCCAGTTCAATCACTTCACCCTTGAGAATGCGGGAAACGGCTTCGCTGATGTTTCTGACCAGTCTCGGCTTGGGTTTGGTTGATCCTAATCGTGGGACCGTGCCTGACACCGACGCGGTTCCCGTACTTCCCGTTCCCCCGGCTCGACTCGACGCGAATTCTCCTCCGGTGGCTGATCCTGAAGGAACACGAGGATGTTCACTCTCCGTCCACTTCAACACGGCCACATACGATGCCGCCGAAGACTTCGGAGGGACAATTTCGCCACCGCCCCGGAGCTTCGGATCGTATCCGTATCTCGGAATCTTTGGTTTGTTCTTGAGACGCTTCTCCAGATGACCCTGCTTCGGCGGGCCAACACACATCTTGCGACTGGCGAAGCCTTCGGTCAAGGGCACGGTTACTTGGCCTTCAGTACCTGTGCGTAGGATTCAATCTTCTTCTTGCGATGCTTCGTGGAGTCGTGTGGCCCTTTGGTCCGATGCTCGGGGTTCACGGACCCGGAGTAGCCGATACTGGCGGTACACACGGCATGCGGTTCATACCCGCCACCTTTGGCCTGCACTTTGTCTACACATCTGTGCCACTTGTCCGTGTGGATGTGGCCTTCACCCTTGGTGGAGGTGCGACTGGCGAAGCCTGACGTGATGGGCATGACGCCACCCTAACTCTTGTACCGATACGCCTTAAAGACTTTTCCCGTCTGAAGGTCGAAATACCCACCTTCATTAGGGATCATCGTGGTGCCGTTAGTGGAGTAGATCGTGCCGTCAGGATGATTCTTTTGGTCATAGTACTTGGGATCCACCTTGACTCTTTCATTGGTGGGTACTATAAACTGGTCATTCTCGTAAATCGTGCCAACAGGGTTGTTATCAAACACCCCACCCTGTCGCTCAGGCAGATTACGACGACCACCAGAGGGTTGCTCCACAATGGGTGGCTTACCAGAACCACTCACCACCCGACGTAGTGCTTGCTGTGGCGTCTCACGAGAACCACCCATCATTCCCAAAAATGACTCTAGTGCGGCGGCTGGGACCTTCCGATTTTTGAGCGGACGCCCCATCGCATCTTCGGTGGGGGCACCGGCTGTGCCGCCCTTCCTGCCCCCACCTCCCGATGAAAACTTGCCATCGGCTCCATGGTTCGGGTTGAACTTCAGCACCCGTTCATAGTTCAGTGGCGGCTCGGGCTTTTTGAGGGGTTTCTCGTTCGGGTGGTCAAGTTCGTGCCGGGAGATTAACCCGGTCATGTGCAGGGGCATGTCGCTCTCCTCACGGGTGCAACCGATTGCAGGGATTCCCGCTGTAAGTGTAGCAGGACTCCGGAGAATGCAACAACTACTTTTCGGTGGTGCCGAGTAACCGCTTGGCGCGATCTGGATCCACGTTTTGGCTTGTCACCAATTGCTGGTAGGACCGCTCCACTAATCGCTCTCTCGGAGCTTTGGAGGTCTCCACCACGGCTCGGAGGGCCGGGGTCTCTGGACGATTGAGCAGTCGGACGGGCTTGGGAATTTTCTTCATGACAGGTATGCCTTCGCCTGTTCAATGATGGCATCATCTGTCAAGTCCAGTTCCCACGTGCCACTGGTCTCTTCCAGAATCCACTCACCTATCGTTTTCCCCTCGTATTCGAAGGGCAAGTCTACCAGTGCCGACAAGGCCCCCACGGAACTGTCTTGCAATAGATGGCGCACCAACTCCTGATCCTCTGGGGCCAGCGACTCCAGCATGGGCTGAAGCGAAGTCTCCAACTCATCGAGCGCAAACTGACGAATCGTGTCCCACTCAATCTCGTCCGGAAGAAATCCCAACTTCGCGTAGTAAGCCGCATTGCCCGCCACGCCTACGGCGATGGCCGTGGCCGTAGGGGAGGATTCGCCCATATCAATCAGGGCCGAGAACATCTTCTTCAAGAATGCCGCTTCAGCACTTGGTGTACCTGTCGCTAGGTCGGCCTGTGTCAAGTAGTAAATCCCCGTGAAGGGATCCAACAACGCCCCCAGCTTGAACTCGACGCCGTTCACTTCCCCTCGTGAATTGAAGGCGATGTTCCCATCCTGATCGAACCCAACTGGATTGGAACCCACGCCATCGGTCAGGACATCTCGTGGCTCCATCCCAGAAAGCTTGGACAAGAGTTCCACGGGACTCATACCCACATGGGCGTTCCACTGGTCCACGTCTTCTTGGGTGGCGTCGATGCCTAGCTCCTGCAAATCAGCCAACGTCACGGGCTGAAACGTCTCCACGTCCTCCGGAATGGTCGGCACAATGTCTTCGGCGTCAAGTTCATCTCCGCTGGAGGTGACGGGGCGCAACAACGTTCGACAGTACGGGTGGTAGGGAGGGATCTGTAGCCCCCGCTCCACCAGATCGTCATTGCTCATCTCTCTGAAGTCGGCCATCGCGGCTTTGGTTTGCTTGGGCCATGGCTGCACGGTCCTCAGGTCATCAGGATTCTGGACGTTCAACGCTTCGATGACCTTCTCGCGGCCATCCGTCACATCGAAAATCTTCCCATCAATAAACCGGCAGAATTCACTGGTGCGGCCATCGAGTACGGCGGTAATGCGATACCGAGCGAAGCCTCGGACCTCGGCCTCCGCCGTAAATCCCCACGTCGCCAACCGGCTGGAATTCAGGCTGGCGATCATGCGTAGCTGGTCATCGCCCTGCTTGTCGAAGGACACGAAGGGCGTGACGTAGCGGCCCGACACTGGGTCGGCCTTCGTGGTCAGAGACTTCGGCTTGATGTGGTACTTCCGGTCGTACGCTTTCATCATGGCCAGTGCCTGACGCACGTGGACATTCAACCGATAGATCGGCACCTTCACGTGGGGCGCATCAATCGCCAGTGCCGCCATCATCGCCCAGTGGTGATGACCATCGAGGACACGACCTTCTTGAGACACCAACAAAGGAGGAAACTCTTTATCCTTTGTTTCATACTTGAGCAGCTTCTCGCCAGCATTACGTGCCGAAATCTCATCTTGTGACGGGGCCAACGACAGAGGATCCACCCACTGCTTCTCCACCATGACGCCTGCCGCCTTCATCTCCTTCAGAAAATTCTCTCGATGCTCTCTCGGGATCTGAGGCATGTCCTCCCGCTTGATGCCGAGACCCGTCTGATCAAAGACTTTGAACCCATCCACGTGCAAATGGAGCAGGTTCGGATCCTCAGGCTGATCGCGGGCCATCTCCATGAACTTACGAAGGTCACCGGGATCAATCGACGCCCGCTCTCCATTCAAGATGGATTGCAGGGCATCTCGTGGGGCACTTTCGAACTCGCCGCCTTGTGAAGACCCACCGGGGTGGCGGGGGTGCTTGCTCTCGTCCCAGAGTTTGCCTTGACGCTTCTGGACTTTACTCGCCGCCTCCTTCACCAGTTGACGGTGTAGTGCCCGTACGACATTCTCTCCAGCGTTCGTCATCTGGCCAATTTGCCTACCCTTGGCTAGCCGTCCACTCTTTTCCAAGTACGTCTTCAATAACGCTAGCCCTAACCCGTGATGTTGGTACCCACGAGCCATGTACACCCCAGACGCACCAAACTCGTCACCAGCATACCCAACCGCTTTGTCCCCCACAAACGCGCCCACGGTGTACGTCGTCGGGGACAACCCTTTGGCCTTCATTTCTTCCGGGGTCAAATACACCAAATCACCGTGCTCATCACGCACGTAATCCGAACCACTCCGTAACCAACGCTGTTCATGTACCTTTAACGACTTGTACGCCTCTGAATCCCGCCCAAGATCAATGCCCGCACTCATCGGATCCGTCCCTAGACGCTTTGCCGCCTGCTCGTATTCCTCATAAAGACGATTTCGCTCCTCATCACTAGCCGCAACAGTCTGTTTAGGGTATCTCGCTGGTTCCGCTTGCACCCGTAGTTCGACCGTCTCATCACCCACTTGGTGGGTGCTGAGGAGCGTGTCAAAATCCTTCCGGTGAATGAAGTTCATATCCCCGGCTTCATACTTCTCGTACGCATCCGAAGGAACCTGCCCAGTAAAGTGGTAGCTCAGAAATTCTTTTTCAGAAACTAGATGCGCCTCTCCACGCTGAATGGCCGCTTGAACAAACGCCTCTCGTTCCGTAAACTTCCCTTCCTGATCGCGGGGGTGCAAAATCTCATCCCACTTCTTCGTCATGCCAAAGGGGATCGTCTCCTGCACACCTGAAGCATGGCTGATCGTGATGCTGTGGACCAGACAGTTCCCGTAAACAGGCAGGTTGGCGTACTGCGGGGCGGCGTCAGGCGACACGTAGGCCAGCGTGCAGTGAGGCTTGTACTCTGGGAACGACTTCTCTTTGAAGTCGGCGTACTTCCCTATCTCGGCCTCCACCGCATGCAATTCCGGGCTGGAGATGCGGGCCACCACGGGCACCGCCCCTTCGCTGTACTCGCTCGGCGGAAACAGTTCGATGCCGATCACCTGAGCTTCGAACGCCTGTTGATGGGCAATGAATGTGCGAAGCGTATCCAGATCCTCGTTCAACAGGCCGTATCGCACCGTAATGTGGTTGGGGTCCACGTCTTTGCCGACGCCCATCCGATCCTCGTCCCGGATCAGGTTCCGGGCGGTATTCAAGGACGATGCGGCGGCAGACCAAGGATCGATCATGATATGGGTGTTGCCGTAGTCATGTTCTTGTTTCTGAACACGCGCCCCTTCCATTACCAACCCCACATAGAACGTCGTAGACTCCTGCTTCTGAATGAACGGAGGAATGACAACCGGAGATGGCGTTCTCGGGGGCCGATCAGGACGGCCTTGAATTACATCGTAAGAACGGCCTACCGTAACGCTTCGAATCCATTCCGGTGGAATGTCCTGAAACACCCGCAAATTACCCTCCGGCTCTCCTGTATGAATGATTCCTGTCGTCCGTTGTGACTTTGCCAGTACCTCCTTGGGTACTCGTATTTCCAACACGACAGCAACAGGATTATCGTACTTCCACTGCAACCGAATGGCTGACGATTCGGCCCACACTGTGGCATCATGTTTAGTACGGGCTAGATAAATGGTCCCCGGTTGACTCAACCCCGGCCACGCCAATCCTGAATAATCCGTCTTCAACCCGTGCGCTTTGATCGAATCCAATTGCTCTTGCAGTGTGCCGTGATAGAAGGTCGTGAACTGACCGCCATCTTTTGTCCACCGGCCTTTGTCATCTCGGGGTTCACTGGGGTCGTATTTTTTGGTCAGCGGATTGTTTCCGGCCCGGACGATCCACTGCTTCTCTTCGATCATGCCTCCCACATAGTCACGGACCCGCAGTCCTCGGGCCGTTCCGGCTGGGAGGACTTGCACAGTGCCGCCGTATCGCTTGGCAAAGGCTTTGGCGATGGCTCGGTCTTCCGACCACGAAAATGGGTTGCCCGGACGATCCCCTTTGGCCCCTGACCCACGATAGAGGGACATGGGAATGGGCTTGGAATTGTATTGAAGTTCCCACAACAGGGCTTCGGCCTGTGCCCGCATCTGCTTGCCTGACCCACTCCCCGGCGTGTAGGCCCCGGTTAGTGCATCAGACGCATGGATACGCATCGCTGCCGGATCCCCCAACCACGAATACAGAGCTTCTCTGACCAACTCACGGTGCTGTTGGACCCACTTCGGACCGGGACCAACCATAGCGTTCGGATCGACGCCTGTATAATCCCATTCGCCCTTTTCTGGAGCCTCATGCTGGGGAGTGTAGGTGAACTTGCCCGTCAAATCACGAGGGTGTTGACTCTCATCCCACTTCACGGCCCTCAACTGCTTCTGTTCGATCCAGTCCGCATCCACTACGATTTCTGACTCGTTGCGGCTCCCACGCATGACCACATGGGCCGGATCGATCTGGAAGGATGCCACCGTCCGTGGCTCGGTGTTCAGGGCAAACTTCTCCCAGTGCTTGGCCACCTCGGGGTCTAACGTGACGCCCACCAACCCCTGCGGCCCGCCTCCTTGTGTCCAGTCTTCGTACTCGTTTGGACTCATCGAACGATACGCCGTGATGGAATCACCCAGATGCTTACGCAACGTGTCTGCAATCGATTGCCGATACTCTTCGTAGCCTTCGACGTTCTGGATGGCCTCAGCGGCTCGGGCATCTCCGAAGTCAGCTACGCCGCCCACCCATGCCTCTTCTAGCTCCTGAATCTCTGGAGAGACCGGGAGGTCATCCACCGCATCGAGGGTGGCCGCAGCCTTGTCCGTAAATTCTCCCTTGGGATCACGAGGGTGCTGAGACGCATCCCACTTCTGGTCCCCACTCTTCGTCAGAATGGCCACATAGATCGTCTGGCTCTTCCGCACCACACTGACAGGTTCCAGTTCGTCTTCTAGTGGAGTTTCCCAATCAGCGTACTGTTTGCCTTTGTTCGGTCCCAACGCCGCCAACACATCAGACAACTTGTACTGACGCACTTCTTGAACCAAACTGGGGGGCACGGTCTCCGTGCTCGACATCTCTGTGCCCCTTGCATGCGGCCACGATCCCGGTGGGCCAAAAGCATGTTTCTGGGCAGGCTTGAAATACTTAGAGGCTTCGGGCTTGAACACGATCACCGTGATCGTGTCCACGGAGTCATCCGATGCCATCCCGGCGTAGCTGATCGCCACCTTCTCACTGGTGGCTGCAAAACCCTTTCCACGAGTGATTCCACTGCTGAAGTCCATATCGCTGAGAGGAAGAAGTCCATCCTTCAGGATTTTGGCGGCAATTTCGTTGGAGGTGCCGTGATAGTAGGGGCCTGCACTCGCCGCAAACTCTCCCCCCTCAGACGTACCTCCGGGGTGACGAGGGTGCTTCGCCTCATCAAACTTGGCAACTGATTGCAGGAACTTGAGCACGTTCAGCCCTCGGGGATGAACTTCGCCTTCAGATACGCTCCACTGAACACCAACTCCAACGACTTGAGGTAGGTTTCATCGTTGACCTTCCCCATCTCTCGCACATGGTTCTGAAGATCCTGCTGGATGATTGGTGGGACGTCGCCCTCTACCTGAAGCTGACCGCCCACCATGCGGACGGTGCCCATCAGCCGTTCGTTCTGAAACTCCCGATAATCGAGCAATTTTACATACACAGGACACCTCCATTCGTCTCTATTATACCACAATTGACAAATAATTACCACTGCCCCATCAGGTCCTGCCCGCTCCACAGGTCCTTCAATCCGGCATCGTATTTCATGGCCCCTTTCATGTTTTCGATGCGGCCAAACAGGGCATCCCGCTCCAACTTGTTCATGCCGGGATGGCGGGCGATCAACGCCTGCCAATCCGTCTTCTCAAGAGCTTCCAGCGTGGTGTCTCTCAGAGGTTTGAGGACCAGCTTGTCTGATCCATTCCTCCAGTGCTCGACCGCCGATGATCGAAACTTGAACCCATCAGGCGTGGGAGACGCTGGCATACTATAGCCATTGTCAATCGCCACTGGGTGGACCAGTCCATCCTTGGGATCCGTGGCCAGCATCAGATTGCCTCCGTGGCGATCCATCGTTCCGATGACGTAATCGAGGATAGCCATCTTGGCTCCATCCATTTTTGAGGGAGACCCATAGGTGCCGTGGATGAAATGCTGGAGGGAGGCTCCATCCGGGTGAGGAGCCTGATCGTTGTTCTGGAAGTTTCCTCCGCCTCCACTCCCATAGCCTTTGCTCTGCCGCCACGCATCAAAGGTCTGAATCTTGCTCTCGTACATGCGGTTCTCGGTATCCTGATGGCTCTCCATCCACTTGTCGTAGTCCAGATGTTCTTTGGCGGCATCTTCGTCCACGTCTCCGAGTTCTTGGGCACCTTCCTGTAGGTGCTTACGCAGCACGGCCCGCACGTTTTCTTCCTCAGCAGGCTTTAGTGGTCCGGAAAATTGTTCCTCGGGATTACCCCAGTTTTTCCCGACTTCGGCTTCGTCCAACACCTCCAGCGGATCGATCACGGCTGGGTCTCGCCGCTCAAAGGGCGGCTTTGAACCCATCGGCAGCACGGGATGTTCTTTCTGGGCCGCAAAGTCAGTATCGATAGGATGTTCTTTGTCAATCAACTCGTTCCAAATGTCGGTCACCTCATCGGCCCGGTCTTTGATGTTTTGCACGTGCTGATCTTGGGCCTCACGAAACATCTGGCCCATCTGGTCGCCCACCGCATCCATGGCGTCTTCTTGGGCCTTTTCTCGGTACTTGTCGTACATGTCCCGGAGGTCTGAGGAATCGTAGCCGCTGCCGCCCCCTTCGTCACCTGCTTCTACCCCGTGAGACGCCAAGTCTAACGACTCTCGCATCACGGTGGCCGGGACGAAGGGGATCTTGAGAGCTACGCCTACGTCATAGGCAAACTCTTCCCGCTCGGCCAGCGAAAAGTCTCGATTGGTGACGTATTTATCGATGTCCCTGTTGACGAACCCCGCCTCCCACGTCTCTCCGATTTCGGGCTTCATGATGGCTTCGGTGTGGTTGGCGTCGTCCATCGTCACGTGGAAGGACTTGTTAGTGGCTCCTGAAGAATTGGGTTCGACATCATCAAGATTGGCCGTTTTCAAGGCCGTATAGGCATCAGATTCGGTGGCGACTGGCGTGGTCAACCGCTTCACCATCTCGGGATCGCCCGTGATGCGTGGCACGTTCGCAAAGCCGGTGCCCGAAGGTGCATTCATGATGGCCGCGTATGACGCCTGAGGATGAAACGCATTTCCCGCCACAGACGCCAACGCCGACTCTAGTGATTGCTCCTTCGTCTTCCCGGCCTCTTCGCCCTGAAGACCCTGACTGGCATCCGCCACCCACCGCCCACTCTCGGCCCCGGATCCTTTAGGGGCACGGGGCTGGTTGCGATCCCATTTGAGGATGGCGACGTGGGACGGACGCCGAATCGCTGCAATCAGTTGCCGAGTGAACTTGAGGGCCATGGCTCCTCTATTCAGATTTCTTCACGAACACCACAGAGGTCTCGCCCTCTTCTTCAGGAAGAGGGTCACTCGGAAGGTCATCCGTCCACGAGGTATCTCGTGGCACACCCGTGGCCTCTTCCTCGGCCTTCTCTTTGGCCAGCAACTCTCGTAGGGCCTTGTTCCGCTCTTCACGCTCCGATAACTGAGTCATAACTGTTTTTTCCTTCACGTTCCATCACCGACACGGCCACCTGATGTACTCTTCGACGGTTCGCCAGCCCACCCCCTCGTAACTCTTGGCTCACTGCCGTCGTCGCTTGCTGATGCTTCATCCCTTCGCCGCCCCACTGCGGCACACTCACCATACGAAGCACCGTCTTCCCGTCTCGCTTCATCCACGTCCACCCGCCGATGCCGTGGGCGACCAGCACCTGATGGACATGTTCACGGGCGGCGGGTGTGACGCCCCCCTCAAACGACAACTCGACCGCAGGCTGACAGTCCTTCCCGTGGCACTTGTTCAGGATCAGCACCGCATCCTGATTGTACTGTTTCGCCGTCCGGGCCACGAGTTTCCGGGCTTCCCCGTTGCCCTTGTAGTAAATCTGCCACATGGACTCCGATCCACCCTCCCAGCCCCCGACTCCGGGCTTCACGGACACGTGGGAGACGCCCTTCAGGGCCTCCAACTGCCCTTGGAACTCCCGCATGTGCTGGAAGACCACTTTGTTCGACTGGTGCCCCGGATCCCCCGGTGCCCGCTGGCTGGTCATGGCCACACGGGTAAACTCTCCCCCTTTTGGCCCTCCCTTGGCCTCACGTGGGTGTCTGCCCTCGTCCCATTTTACCACAGACCCGCCATTTGTCAAAATGGCCGCGTAGCTGGGTTTGCCCCAGTCTATACCAGTCATCCAGTGGGGTTTGCCACGATCCTCGGCTTGCAGATCGACCACCAACGATGTCTTTTCAGCCTTGAGAGCTTCTTGGGTATCGTAATCCACCGCTTTCCCCCAATCCATCACCAGCGGACCCTTCTCAATTGGTTTGCCTGTCACTGACACATCCATAAAAGACGGAGCTTGGTTCCGCCAAGCATCCCAGAGCCATTTATCCTTGGTACCCACGACCACAGATTCGTGTTCTCCGACAATGTTCTTGCCGTAGACCGGCAAGGATAAAACGGAGGTAGATGGGGCCTCGATGCGAAGGACGACACGCACTGGATCAGGAGGAAGACTCCCCACACCCTGCCAGTCATTGGCCACCGATCTGGTCCCTGTTGTGGACTGTGCGCCTGCTCGTTGTAACTGAAGGTCAGGTAATTTCGTGGCGATGTTTGGGGGGTGGGCAGTTTCAAGGTACTTGTCCACCCGACGTTTGATCGCTTCTTCCGTACTCTCATTCCTATAGAGTGGTCGTTCTGGCCCCTCAATGTCCCCACGGCTGATATACACGTTGACGAGTCCAAACTTCTGCTCTCCAGACAAATTTTCAAAGAGGTGCTGACTCAAACTCTTCGCCTTTTCCGCAGTCACCCCCTGCACCGACACATTTGACGCATCCTTCATCCACTGTTCAAAGACCTTTTCTTGCACCGGCTTCTCAAGGTCTTGCCATCTTTGGGCGATCTGTAGCTTCTGCACAGCAAAACGTTCGCCGTCAAAATTAAATTGCACCACGGGTCTCTGCGAGGTCGGATTGATGAGTTCCTTGATGTCTGAAGGCGGGGACGGGGCCGCTCTCTTGTTCAAATCTAGCGTAAGATTGGTCGTATTATTGACTTTCTCTCCCGGCAACATGATCGCTCGATAAACATCGAGCTTGTCTTCGCCTGCCTTCTTCATGACGGTCTGGGTGACTTCCCATTGCGCTCGGACATAGGCTTGAAGGGTGGCCATCCCTCCGTGGTAACTTGCATAGTCCTCAGCATCCTTCACTTCTTCCGGGGTCATTCGATGGACACCACCAAGTTCTCGTGCTGCCGCCAACTGCAAAGACAGCCCCAAACCTTCACTCGATTTTGTCTTCCACGCTTCCCACACATCAGAAATCAGTTCTCGTGAACTGATAGGAGATTGTGGGGGATTGCCGTGCGTGCCTTTTAACCACTCCTCGGCGTTGATTTTGGCTTGCTCCATCGTATTAGAGGCCCCAATGGCATTACCTGTTTCATCGTAAATGACAAAATTCAACTTCTTGAGCGGCCCCTTTTCCACCGACTGGTCAACAATCGTATATGAATACTTCGGCGTCTCTGTGGGCTGTCCTAACAATCCACGTTCTTTTCGAATTTCATCCGTGCGGAGTTCGGTCAGTCGTACCGCGATAGCATGGGTGAGAGCGTAGTTACTATCGTTCTTCGAACCCGTCTCCACTCCGGTCACCCAACGTTCAGGCCCCTTGAGTTCTGGAAGTGTAATCGTGCCTTTCCCAAGATAATCTTGAGCAATATCCCACTTGTCTTTGTTGCTATATCTGTCGTGCCACTCCTCATACACATCGTCATCGGACATCTGGGGATGTGAAGCTAAGGTGTCTGTTGTCCACTTCTGATAGACGGCGGTCTTCATATCCTCTTTCAACTCAGTCCAGTCGTTTGGCTGTCCCACCGACTTCGTGGCTTGTGGAATCAACTTCTCGACCGCTGCGATGCCCGCCGTGGCCTGCTCAGCAAGAGCCGGATCAGACGCGATATCCTTCGTAAATTGCCCGCCAGTTGGCACGCCTGCGGGATCACGAGGTTGATTGGGATCAAACTTGGCAATTGAGTGCAGCTTCTTTAACAAGGGGACATCCGAGTACGCCCGCACCTCGTGGAGAAACTTGTCGGATCCTGTGGTCACCAGTGCCCCGGCAGGGATTTGAGCCGAAGGGATTTCTAGGATCTGGACATTTTCTGGCTTGAGTTTGGCCAAATGCTCCTGCTGCCCAAATAAGATGGGGTTCTTGAGACTTTCCACCTTGTGGCCTGTGGCCTTTTCAGCAGCGGTTTCTCGTGCCCACAAATATGAATTGAACACGTCCTTCATCACACTGCGACGAATGCGCTCGTGTTCCTCTGGTGTGTAGGGAGCTTCTTCCGTGTAGCCCTTTCCTGAAACGTAGTTCCCTCGCAAAATGTGCTTGTTACCTTCCCACTGTTGCAGGGCATTTTTCGTCGCGTAGTCTAGCGAACCCTCTGGTAATCCCGCTTCCTTTTCATCCGCTCGTGCCCACTGTTCAAATGCCTTCTCGTCCACCTCACCACGGGCAATGGCTACAGATCGAGTCAATTCTCGTTGAATGACTCGGGCATCTTCTTTACTGGTGGTGAAGGACACGCCTTGAGCCTGCCCGCCTCCCAGTCCTCCACTCTCCAACAACCCCAACAGCACGCCAGACGACTCGACGGCTGGAGCATTGGTGGTCACGTGGTACAGCGTCTCTGGAAGCTGCTCACGAGACAAGGGCACCCCTGTGAGTAACCTCCCAGTGGGTTGACCCGGAGGGTAGCCAAACTTTTCAATGTCTTCCTGAGTCGGGAGCCACCCCCACTTCTTCTCACCCCAACTCATGTACGACCCGACGTCTGAAGTCTTGTTGAAGATGCGTGGCTGCGTAGCCTCGATGAATCGTCCATCCTCCCCTCGGGGGTGGAGGGCGGCATCGAACTTTCTGGTGATGCCCCCGAGACCTTCGGGCTGGGTCTTCGGCTCTTGGGCTACATAAAACGCACTGCCACCATCATCGAACAGCACTCTCGCCATCGTCGCCTGCTCGGGCGACACAGGGTGCCAGTCGGCGTCCAAATAGACCACCGTACCTGATCGTCCGTCGATAGTGATGGGTTCAGGAGTCATGGATTGGCCTCCATTCTCCTGAGAATGGCATTCCAACTGTCCAGATCCACTTGACGTTGGGCCTTCGCCTTGTCCTGCCGTTCCGCATACCACGCATGCAACGCTTTAGTAAAATCGACCCATGGAGACGTAGGAGAGGGCGTGGTCTTTTCACTCCATGATTTGGGGTAGGTCAGATACCGAGTCACTTCTGCCACGGTCTCGTTAATGGCCGAATCGTAGGTATGCCCACGGGCGGCTCGGGCTTCAGGGGTCCAATAGGATTTGGCGTAGGCACTGTGGCCATTCTCATCGACCATGGATTGAGCAATGCCCGTAAAGAATTTGCCTTCAGATAATTTTGAGAGCACCGCAGTCGCGGGGTAATCTTGTTCAAACTCTTGACGATACTGAGGTTTGAGGTCTGACCAATTCGTGCCGGGAATTTTTTCAAAACGTTCATGGTACCACGCACTATGATGCTGACCATCAGGCGTGGTGGCCTTTTCGAGATACCGACTGAACTCTGCATCATGAGCTTTTCTCAACGCATCGTACATCGCATGAGATAACTCGTGGGCCGCAATACCCTTCACTCCCGGTGCATCCCCATAGGAAATGACCTGAGCATTCAATTCAATGCGTCCCGTGCTTGGTGTAAAGTGCCCGCCTTCAGTAAAGGTCTTGTCTCCCACCGCGAATTCTCGGGGATCTTTGTGAACCACGTCGATAATTGACGGATTGGCGTGCAGTTGATTCGCTACCCCAGACGCAAGATTTCGAACAACTTCTTCCTGCATGGGAACTTCTTGAATCTTGACAGCCTTCTCAGCTTTCTCTAACGCCCTCGCGGCTTGTAATGCCTTCAGTTGTGACGTGTGGTACTTTTCGAAATCTACGTTCTCATAATCCGTATATCTCACGCCGGGGTACTTCTGTTCTAGGGCGGTTGCTATTTTCACGTGGGTGTCTCGTGCCTCCCACTCTGCGTCACCCGCATCAATCGCCGCTTGGTTCAGCTTTGCCCACTTGGCCCGCTCTGGACCTCCGCCTTCAATAGACCATCGTCCCTTTTCATCTCGTGGTTCACTAGGATCGAACTTATAGACACTGGCTTTGATATTTTTCAGGGCCGTAACAGGGAGGGAGACGTTGTACAGATCCTCGCTCGTCAGCCCAGCCTTCTTGAATTCCTCCAACGTCAACACGCGACCAAATGCATGCTTGCCCACCACGTCCCACGGGACCGTGATGGCCAGCGTTCTGGGTTGAGTCAGGCGTGCGGCCTCTCGCTTCACCCACTCTCGTCGGGAGGGTCCCACGACCTTCTCTAGGGCATCCTCATCCTGTGGGTGTTGCACGATCCATGCAGCGGTCAGGGCATCTTGAAGGACCTCAGGCACCGTATACTGATCAGACGTCCATTCGTTAGTCGTAAACCACGCATTGTCCAGATCCCGGCGATGCCTCGCAAACGAAAATGCTTCGTTGTGCAGGACGGAGTTCTCAGGGAGGTGGTACTCCTGCTCGATGGCGCGGGCCACCGCTTGCGGTTGGCCTGCCTTGAAGCCTTCTCTCAAAATGGCGCGGGCATTCAGGTCAGAGGTGCCATGCAGGAGCGTCACCGTCCCATCATCGTGAATGCCCACCTTCCCCACCCACTGGCCACCAATCGAGGAGCCTTTGGGGGCACGGGGTTGACCGGTATCGAACTTGGTGATGCGTGGATCTTTGGGATCGAACGCACCCACGTTACCTGTGGCCGATTTAATCTGCTCGGGCTTGAACACCACATAGACTTTGCCGTGGGCCGCAGGCGCACCATCATACGCATGGGTAAAGATGATGCCATCGTGCCCACCCTGCTTTGCTCTTCGCAGGGCATCGGTTTTGATGTACGTGATGTCGTAGACCTTCTCACCTTTTATTTTGAAAAACAGGTCGCTTTGCGCCTCTTTTGAGGCATCCACGATCAAGGGATTCTGAAGAGACAAATAGACCGGGTAAATGGCTCCGCGTGTGTCTTCCACGAAGTGGGCCGACGCTTCAGGACTCGACAAGAACCACACGGCTCCCGTGTGCCCATGCAACGCATTGTTGCCCCAGCGACTGGTCGCTTGAGGATCAAAGGCTTCGATGCCTCCGGTGAAACTCCCGTGATAGACCACCAGTGGCTTGCCGTGATCATCCACTACCTTCGAATCCTTGAACCACGCTTTGAACTCGGAGGTACCGGTAACGGTCCAGCGGCCTCGGGCATCTCGGGCCTCACCAGACACATCACGCTTGATCGCCTTGGTCTTGGCTTCATCCTCGGCAATCGATTGCAGAGCTTCGGCTTGGACCTGACTGGTGCCGGTATACTCCAGATACTGGAGCATGTTATTGGTGGTCTGCTTGAGGAAGGTATCGAAGCTGCCGACACCCACAAAGCTCGGGGTTTTCTTCGCAATGATGTTGGCCCCAAAGACCGCACAGGACAACAACATGTACGTAATCCACTCGCGGTTCTGGGTACCGACTTCCGTCATATCCAAGTCTTGGACGAGACGTCTCGCCTTATCCCACTGATGCTCCGTACAGGCTTGAGTAATCGCTTCGTAGGTGGGGGCCGAAAGCTGCCGCCATGATCGTTGGAGACGCCTGACAAACGACCGCTCTAGGAGGACGTATGTCCGCAGGTCAATCTTTGCCACTGGTCTTCGTCCACCGCACGCCTACCAGATGCTTACCCATTGCGGTTTCCACGTGGGGTTGCCCATCCTTCCCCCACCGAACAATGCCCTTGGCTCCGGTCTCTCGATCAAAGACCGCATCCCCCACCGCCAACCCATATTTCTCTTTCATTTGGGCTAGGATGATGGGTTTGTTCTTCGCTTTGTCTACCGCTTTGGCCTCTCGACGTTCCTTCAAGAGACGCTTGTGGGCCGCTTGCTCGACTTGCACTTGAAACTCGTAGCTCGGGATGCCATCTGGATGCGCTCGGACTTCTAGATCCATCTGGCCCTTTCGAGGGTTCTTCGCCAGAAATGCATCCACCTCAGGCTGGTAGTTTGGGTATCTGGCAACGTACGCATTGTAGGCCGCACTCTTCGGTGGGGCGGCTCCGCCACCGCCACCCTCTGTGGACGTGAACAACCCCAACTTGTCGTGGTTGGGATTGAACTTCAACGCTTTGACGAACGTAGACTTAGCCACGACTCGCCGCCACGATGGTCGCCAAGTCTGCATCATCTGATCCGAAGACGTACATCGCTAACAGACTGTTGAAGGACTTCGCATCATCAGGTGTCAAGCTCTTCACGGCCTCGGCCACCTCAGCAGCACGTTCCACAGAAATCTCCTGCTTCTGCACGAGGTTGGGTAACAGTCCCGTAATCACCGCGTAGTCTCTGGTCAACGCCATCAGTTCACTCGCGGCCTTCTTCTCCTTCTTGGGCGGCACCTTGATGGTCTGGTTCTTCTTGGGGATGGGATGCATCTGATCCCCCGGCTTCAGGATGACGTGCGTCTCTTCCTTCTCCTTCGGTGGCTCGGGTTCCTTGGGTTCAGGCTGCGGAGACGTGATCACTGGCGGAGCCATGCCCGCAGGTAGCTGCTCGTGCGGAATGTCCGCAATCGTATCTCCGGGAGCCGTCTGTCCGGGAGCCACGTTCGGATGAGGCATCGCCGCCAACTCCAAATTCAAACTGCTCACCGTGTTGACGTCCTTCAGGAAGGACTCTCGGGTGGCCATCGGCGCGGCCAGCGTCAACGCCTGAATCTGGGTGGCCACGTCCTTCAACGTAATGGGCTTGGACTTGAACTTCAGCGTCTTCAGCTTCAGTTCTTTGATGATCGTCTTGTTGATCAACTCATCGAATTCGGCACGCTCTGGCAGGAAAACTTGCGCCTCGGCCACCATGTAGGCCGTTTGTGCCGTGGCGAAGTTATAATCAGCCGCTTTACCAAGGAACAGGGGTGGCAGTCTGAAGCCCACGCGCACGTGCTCTTCAGTCACCTCATCGTAGTTGGTGAACATCGAGTCTTGTGATTGGGCCGATCCAAAACGCTCGACCTTCACGTCCACTTTACCTGCCGCATCCAACGATCCCGAAGATGACTGCACCTCAACCACCACCGCACGATTCTTGTTCTTGTTCATGCCGCTGAGGTACATCCGCAACTGGTCAGACGTATCCTTGATCAGGGTGCCGCCTTGGATGAACACGATGGCAGGCGGCAATCCCCCGGCGTCCAAGAATTGCAGGTTCTGCTCTTCGGCGGCTCGTGACCCAACCACCGAAGGCAGTTCATTGATCCACCGGGGGAGCCAGTAGGGCGTGGTGACATCAGGGTTGATGCCCAGACAGAACAACTCCGTGCCCCGCTTCTCTGGTGGCACTTTCTTGTCATCCGTCTCCCAGTCGCCCGTATCTCGATTGATTTCTCGTGTCGTGCCGTACTCTCGGTAGTAAATCTGCTGCTTGAGAGCTACCGTCTGGGCAAAGCGTCGTTCTCTGACCCACAACGTCAACTCCACGTCCTTGCCATCACGCTCGATGGTTTTCTGGACTTGGATGGGCGCATCGAGCTTGACCATGCGGACGTGGGCGGTCTCCACCGTTCTCAAGCCTACGATGTCGCCCTTCAGGTTTCTGAGCACTTCCAAGAAGCCGTAGCCCACCGACTCCATCTGGCGACGGAGCCTGCGGCGGATCGTCACCATACTGATGTTCGGGTAAGGTTCATCGAAGAACGACTTGGCGATCTTCTCTTCTTCCTTGTCAATGTCTTCCCCCTCTTCTGAGGGGACGAATTCGTGGCCCGTGCCATCGATGTTCACTTCCATGGCCTCGATGCACTGGTTCAGGACGTTATTCGTCTGCACCAGATTCAAGAGCACATTTGGTTCGAAGGGCGGCATCAGGAACAGGTTGTTCTGCTGGCCCGCCGTATAGTACAGACTGGTAAATTCGTCCTCTAGCTCCACCGCTGAGTGGGCCATGACCAGCCACGTCTCACCCTTGATCACCTGTTGGATGAATGTGATCTTGTGTTCGGGCCGCTCCGTCTTGGTGGTGCCGTCGCCTATGAGCTTCAACATACAACCTCTTGACAAAGAGGACACTTGGATTTCGGATGGTCAGTAGTTTACGACCTCTGGCAACTGATTGCAATGGGAAGCTGAGGGTCAGTATCAATGAAAAGGGCCAGCACGTTGGCTGGCCCTCCTTGATGAATTTCACGCTCTCTAGTTTCGGTGCCACTGTGGTCGCGGCTGCTCGATTACCCCGGTGCTCTCGCGGATTACGACTCGTTCCACTGTGTCGGCACTCTCCTAAGACACGACTCACTCGTACAGCACGGTGCTCTCATACACTCCGGTTCACTCACACGTACCGGCACTCACCAACGCAACGGATCGTTCTGTGTCTTCGTCACTATCGAGTGGCACGACTCGTTCACATAGCTCGGGGGACTCTTCCATAACGACTCGTTCATCTTGATCGGTGCGCTCTTCTGCTCACGGACTCGTTCGCTTCTTACGGAGTGCTCAGACTCTTCGACTCATTCAACACTTACGGGAGGCTCTTCTTCATCGATTCGTTCCCGGTCAACGGTGCCCTCAAGTCAATGCGACTCGTTCTGTGGTGCTCGGTACCCTCTGTGAGTTCGACTCGTTCTCTACCATCGGTACGCTCAGTACCCTTCGACTCGTTCCATGAGTTTGGTACGCTCAAAAATCTCGACTCGTTCTTTGCGGGTGGTGCGCTCGACTGTCACGACTCGTTCTTCTAGGACGATGCCCTCACTTGCACGACTCGCTCATGGCCAACGTGGGATCATGATCCCCGGCTCGTCTCGCATGGCTCGTTCCGTTAGCTCGGTACTCGCAGTAGTCTCGACTCGTTCGAACCTCAGGGTACACTCACGTGGCTCGACTCGTTCGTCCGTCTCGGTGCCCTCTGAAGCTTCCAACTCGTTCACCTTGCGCGGCACCCTCGTATGTCAGCGACTCGCTACTTCATCTCGTGACTGGTCGGCTGTCTCGGCTCACTCCCATGTCCCGGCCTTCTCAATATTTGCGGTTCGTTCGAACCTCGCGGGTAACTCAAGTGGCTCGACTCACTCCTAGATCACGGTGCGCTCAAGTACGCTTGGTTCGTTCCTCTATCACGGCACGCTCTCTTTGCCCGACTCGATCCACGTCTAAGGTGCCCTCAATCGGTGCGGCTCGTTCAAACAACTCGGCACTCTCCGCAATTCCGACTCGTTCAACAGGCTCGGTACGCTCTACATAGGAGACTCGTTCTCAAACCACGGCACGCTCGGTCAACACGACTCGTTCAAGAAGATCGGCACCCTCGCTTGACACAACTCGTTCAACTCCCACGGTGCGCTCGTTCGTTCACGACTCGTTCTTCGTCTGATGGTACTCTCACCCTATACGACTCGTTCTGTCATTACGGCACCCACTGCTGTCAGGACTCGTTCAGATGCTTCGGTACGCTAACCATTCACGACTCGTTCGATCCGTACGTAACTTTCAATTGCCCCGACTCGTTCAGATGCTTCGTGATGTCTCTCCTTACGACTCGTTCCTAAGCCACGGTACGCTCTTACTGCTCGACTCGATCCTGTATTTTGGTGCGCTCTTACTAGACGACTCGTTCGTTAACAACGGTCCACTCGCACTCAACGACTCACTCGTGTGATTCGGTGCGGTCGTCGCATGTGGTTCGTTCCGATACTGCGGCACGCTCTCCGAAAGAGACTCGTTCAGTTATTCTGGTGCTCTCGCGTCTCTCGACTCGTTCAACAATCACGGTGCCCTCGGGGCCACACGACTCGTTCACCAAGTATGGTGCGCTCGTTCAACTCGACTCGATCATGGCTAACGGTCCTCTCGCTCAACATGACTCGTTCCAAGCTTTTCGGTACGCTCATGAAGCACGACTCGATCAACTGCTACGGTGCGCTCGTAGTTCAGCGGCTCACTCAACGCCCTTCAGGTACGCTCTGCGGCCTCCGGGCAGGAGGCTTCGGTTCATTCGCAATGGACGGCACGCTCCGTTGGAACGATTCGTTCAAACATCTCGGTGCGCTCTCTGACCTAGACTCGTTCACGGTTCACGGCACCCTTCCTCGCCTCAGACTCGTTCACTGTACTCGGTACGCTCACTTGTGCAGACTCGTTTCGTTACCTTGGCACCCTCACATGTCACGACTCGTTCAGCAGATACGGTGCGCCTCATTGATGATGACTCACTCTCCAACATCGGTGCGCTCGTGCTACCCGGATCGCTCTGAGCACACGGCACTCTCCCACCTTAGCGGCTCACTCTCCTTGCACGGCACGCTCTTCATTCACCGGTTGTTGCTTGGCGGCTTTCCGCTTCCTGCTTCTGATGATACCTTGGCAGGGCCGTCTGTAGGCTGCTCCACCCACGTGGATGGTCTCGTCCACCATTAGTTCAAGATTGAGCCACGCTTGGCACTGCACACACTGCACGTGAAGAATCTGCGCCTTCGATGGGTGCATATCCCCACCCACCTGTGACTTCCACTTACCCAGAACGTGGCCCCTGCCTATGACCATCTTCTTGGCTTCCAGAGCCGCCGCCAACAATTTACGACCCCTTGGTGTCATGACCTCTGTTCCAACGCACTTTTGCGGCTCTGAGGGCAATCTCTCTACGGCGTTTCGGATCATCCCTCAATCTGGCCTTGCCACCCTTCATTCTGCCCTCTGGAGTGCCCGGTGAGGGATGCTTGCTTGTGCTTGCTTGTGCTTGCTTGGGGAATGCTTGCTTGTGCTTGCTTGTGCTTGCTTGGGGCGGGGGCACCGATGCCCCACGCCTTACCGCTAATGAAGGCTTGATGTTTTCCTCTATCTCGATGAACCGGCCTTCAAACTCATCCCACTGCTGAGCCATTAGATGCCTGCCTTGGCTCTGGCCTCCGCCCATCCGGCAATCAAGTGCATGTTTGGGGGCTGAATGAAGTGTGCGTGGCCCATGTGTTGGATCACGTAGGGTTTTGGAGGGAGGACACCATAGTGGTTGAAGAATGCGGCCTCGTGCCAGTGGCTAAGGAAGAGCTTCACGGCGTATCGCTGTGCTCTTAGATGGATGCGGGCCTGCGGCAACATCCCCTGTTCATAGGCCGCTTTGGTCTGAGTGTCCTTCTTCCAGTTCTTGGTGGAGAGAGACTTCTTCGCTTGGTCTGCGAAGTCATGGTTGGCGTTCTTGGTCTCTTCTTGGGCCTTGCGGGCCACGTAAAACTGGCCGTAGGTGTCCTCTTCGTGGCTCTGTTGCTTCGTGAAACTCTCTCCGATGATCCAGCAGAGTCTTTTGAGAGCACCGTTCCAAGGTCTCTTCTTGCCCTCGCCCCACACGACGGTAGGATCGAGACCAGCAAACCTCCAGATATGGCCCACGGTAGGGGCCTTCTGGATATCGATGTGGGCCAAGAGACCTGCGCTGATGACGGGGCCGATGCCCACGATGGACTCCGCCCACTTGCCGACTGGGTGATGCTTGCTGTAAGTGCCTAAGGCAGATTTGATGTTTCTTTCGAGGGTTTCGGTGTTGTCGAACAACCAACCGAGAATCTGATTCGGCTCTCCTGCCTCCTCCAACGTTCTCGCCTGATGCGCGGCTCGGATGCGGTCTCTTTGCATCTGATAATATGCATCCACGAGGAATCTCGCTTCATTAGCCGAGAGGGTCGCCGCCGCCTTCTTCAGGTCCCTGTTGAGCCGCTTGATGGGGTCTAACTGCTGATCATCGAAATTCTCTTCTGCCATTGGTTACTCCTGCTCTGTGATTGCTTCCCAGACCGCGTGCTTCGGCAGCATCACGGCATCTTTTTCTTCCTGTGTGAACGTGTCAGCAAAGGTCTTCCACGTCCAGCCCACATCGGTGGACCAGTACTTGGGTTGGCCTTTGTTATCCGTCTCGGTGAGTGAGCGAATTCTCCACATGGGATCTACAACACTCCATTGACTGGGTGGATCCTAACACGCGCCGCCACGATTTGTCAACTGTGCGATCAGAACACCCGCTGTCGTCTCTTCTGTTCCTCGGCCATCCTGACTCTTACCCAATGAGGAATCTTCTCGCACTCTTCACTGGTGGCAAACCGTAGCTGGCCATCCTCTTTGAAGACGTTCACGGTCAGGCAGAACCCACAGATGGTGATGTCGCCTGCCTCGGGGAGATACGGTTCATCGTCTTCTAAGATCATCACCACATCCATGGTCCGTTTGCAGGCAGGACACTGATGCTCGGGGACGAATTGGATATTGCTCTCACCACTGGGGGTCATGAGGCTTTCCTGTGAAACTTCTTGACCTCGCCCCAATTTTTTCCCACCTTGGCCTCGGCCACGAACTTCACTTGCGGGGACCAGCCAACCTCGTGGAACGGCAGGGATTCCATCTGATCGAGTTGCTGATTCACGATGCTGTCCACTTGATCCTCGGGGACATAATTCAGAATGGAGTCGTGGCAGGCTCCAAAACAAGGCGCGATCTTGGCGAGTCCCCACTTGTGCTCCAATGCAATGGTCCAGAGGGTCATGTCCGTGAGGGTACCTTGAACCGGGCTGTTGATGGCCTGTCGCTCCGCCTTCGCGGCCACCTCACGATTGGGCGACGTGATCAACGGGAGGTGCCGGATTCTGCCGAGTGGCGTTCTCACGTGTTTGTACTGCTTCGCAAACTCAATCGCGGACCTATGATACACCTCTAGGCGGGGATATTTCTTAAAGAACGTGTTGCGAAAGGTGTGGGCATCCTCCCACGTTAGCTCCACGCCGTAATTGGATTTGGCGTAGGCCACGAAGCCATCCTCACGCATGCCGAACACCAGCCCAAAGTTGCCCGCCTTCCCAAGCTGTCTAGTCTCTTCGAATTTGTGGGTATCCGTCTGCTCCAACGCCATCAGCGCATCGTAGGTGTACCCTGCGAACGGTGCTGCCGTATCCGCGTGTATGTCCTTGCCCGATTTGAACACGTTGAGCATGTTCGTCTCGTTCGCAATGCACGCCACCACCCGGAGTTCACCCTGTCCATAGTCTCGCTCGACCACCACGTAGCCCGGTGGAGCCGGATAGCATCGTCTGATTCTCTGTGCCCATGCCGTGTGCTTGGGTACGGTTTGAAAAGCGGGTCCAGTGCAAGACAATCGTCCAGTCTTCGCGCCACCCTCTCCCTCTTCTTTGTTGCCCACAAAGAGCCAGTACGATGGGTGGAAACGATGGTCCGACCTCAGGTGCTCCAAGAAGCCCACCACGTAGGTGTTGTAGGTCTTCATGACGCTGGAGTCTTGCCGGATGATGTCCACGAAGGCTTTGGCCTCTGGGAGGGCCGCAAACATCTCCAGATGTTCCATGGCTGTTGATGGTCGCTTGATCCCATCCTTGTCGGGCTTCGGGGTCCACATCTTAGGCTTGAGATTGAGACCCATCGTGGTGAACATGAAGTCCACCAGCATGGACGCTTTGGTGAGGTTCATGGCCCCCATCCCGATCAAGCTGTTATACGCATGCTTGATGACGATGCGGCCCCCCATGATCCTGCTGGCTTCCTTCACGAGTCTGGCGTGCTCCGTCTCCAAATCAGATTTCAGTTCTTTGAAGGCTTCGGGGTCAATCACCACACCCCCCTGCTCGACCCATTCAAAGGCTCTGGCGGCGGGGTGGAGGACGTTCACATAGAAACTGGTCAGCCGCTTGTCTTGCAGGAGTTCCTGCTTCATGGCCTCGGCCACTTGCAGGCCCCCATCCACATCGCCGCCAGCATAGGGGAGCAGGGCATCGGGGGGTACCTTGTCCATGCGGCTCTTGTCCACTTCACGATCAAACTTGTCGGAGTACCCGGCCAGCGTGTTGGCGTAGAGTTTGACGTGAACATCCAGCGCATTGCTACGATTCTCATCGAGCAAACTGCCCACGATGGTGGTATCGAAGGTGAACGTGCTGCACGTAAAGCCGCCACGCTTCCACAGCCAGTGCAGATCGTATTTGAAGTTCGCGCCCTTCAACCGGACATAGGGACAGCGCAACAGAAACTCCACTTGCTCTCTGAAGGCTGGGTCAGATAATCGCTGGCTCTCGTGCATCCGATCAGCGAACCGGACCACATCAGCGGTGCCCTTCTGGTGTGACGCCTGCATGGAGACGATGTAGGCACCGGGGAAGCCTAGCTCTGGTTCAGCGTAGGGATCCAGCCCCAGTGTTTCCAAGTCCTTCGCCACGTCCACGGGCTGGCCGGTGTCGGCGTGCTGTTGCTCAATCGCGTGGCACAACTCGGAAAAGTCTTTGACGTACCGATACTTGCCGTAGATGGGATGCCACTTGCCCGTCAGGCAGTAGCGCATGGCCAAGCTGACATCGGTCAACAGATCGATATAGTAGCCGTGGTCTATCTCGCCTATCTCCGGACTGTAGCTCACCAACACGGGCGTGGTGCCCAGCATGTGGGGCATCGTGCGATAGGACGTGGTGGTGCGGTTCTTGGCGAGGACCTTGTGCTCTTGCAGCTTCTTGAGGGATTCCGTGCCGAGTGCGAGAATGACCGTCGTGCCCTCAGGCACCGAATGGTCAGCGACGACCGTGGCGTTTACGTTTGCGGTGCGAAGGACGGGCGACAGGTTTCGCAGGACTTTGGCGGGGATGGTCTTGGACCAGATCGTGAGTCGCATGCTTCTCTTTCAACCGGGCAACTTCGGCCTTGGCTTCGATCAATTGCTGACCTTGCTCCGCCAACTTGCGACCGAAGGCTTCGATAGTATCTGCGGCCTCCAGCAACTGCTGACGCAGGTCTGCGATGTCTTTGATGTACAGAACCCCCGGATAACGAACGAGAGTCACAGCCGCTCTCGCATATCACGCATGAGTTCCAAATCTTCTTGGTGCTGATCCTTGAGCCGCTGAATCTCGGCGTCCTTCGCGGCGATCTCCTCCCGCAACTTGGCCAACTCGCGCTCCAGCCGGTCAATTAGTTCAAGCGCCTCGTATAATCGCTTATCGGTGCTCACGGCATTCTCCCTCGTGGCCGAACTCACAGATCGAGCAATACCGAGCTTTCTGCTTCGCCAGTTCCTCCCGCAGGCGATCACGGTCGGCACGAAGAGATGCGGTCAAGTCGTTGTGAACGCGAACGGCTTCATCGACACGCATCCACGATTCAGTCTTCATCCCGTGTTGCATGTAGTGCGATGTTGCCGCCTTCAGAAACGCCGTCAATTCGTCAGTCATCGCGGATCCATGTCGGTGTGAACCGCCAGCGTCGTTTTTAACTCGTCCACTTCTTCCTTGAGCCGCTGAATCTTTGCGTACGTCCCGACCAAATCGCGTTGCAAGGCTTGGTAGTCAGACTTCAATAGCTCCCAGTCCGTCTGCCACTTGTCCCGTTCGGCGCGGGCCTCAGTGAGTTCGTCGCTAGTATTCGTCCAGCGTCCTAGCACCCGCTCATGCAAAGCCTTGAGGTCGTCCCGTTCCTTCGTCACCGTGGCGATTTCCTCCCGCAACTGCGCTTGGCCCTGCTCTCGGGCCTCACGCATTTGTTCGCGCCAACCAGAGGTGCGACCGATGGCTTCGACAAGCGCAGCGGCTCGATTGAGTTCAGCCTTGAGCCGTGCTATCTCGGCACGAAGTTCATCGACTTCGTGAGATTCGACGTCGCTCATACCTGCTTCCTTGCCCGATTCCACGACTTCAACTGGCCGCGCCACACTCCGAGACTGATCATGGCCCACCCAATAAACGCCACGAGGGCCACGAAGAAAGCCACGCCTGCGATGCCTAGCATCACGTCACCGACACCAGAGTCACCCATTGTGAATCACCCACCAGCTTAACAGAACGATGCCCATCCAGACCGTGAGACCGAAGACTAACGCTCGTGCGAACCACTTGTCACTCACGGCTTCTCCTGCCATCCCTCGTGCTGAATCTTTTCCCAGCGACCATCACGCCACCGGAACAGACCCTTGATGGCAGGCTTGAACTCGTTGACTCGCTCTTTGCTGCTCTGGCCCGCGAAGCCGGTCTTGGCCCCACACTTCTTCAATGCCGCCGCGTTGAGCACGAAGAGCCAGCTTTCCTTCTCCCTGACGATCAGGTACAGCCGCAGGGTTTTGGCGATGGTCACCCAGAACGCCAGTTCCGTGTTCGTGATGATGTCGGACTCCACGTCAATGTCCATCTCGATCTTCCATGGCCCCAGCCGTAGCTGGTGAATCTCACTCGCCTTCAAACGGTTCTGGATTTGGTACAACGTCATGTTCAACGTGTCTGCCGCGAAGAAGCCAAGGTTCATGGCTGTAGCTCCTTCAGGTCCAGCGACACAGACTCGGGGGTCGAAGTGATGACCACGTGGTACACCGGCTGGCCGAAGAACAGCCCTTCGAACTCCCACACGGGGTCCTTGGCCACCCGGCAGATCCATTCCATGCCCACGTCCAAGGCGGGGAACAACGTCCCTCGACGGATGTCCCCGACCTTCGTGGTCTTCAGCAGGTCCATCTCGGCCTTGGCCGCTGGCACGTCATGGCGCATGAAGTCATGATGAAACATCACGCCACGACCAGTTCTGATCCGTTGGTGACCATCGCGGCCCAGTCGATCCCCGTGCCGAACAAGAACGCTCCGACCACCTTCTGGAGAGGCACACCCGCGCCATCGAAGTGAATGCTGCCGTACCCGGTCTTCATCGAGACGCCAGACTCCTGAAGCTTCTTCAGTTCCGCAGTCGGCTGGCCCTGCCACTCGGCCCGGATGGAGATGGCCCCGCCTGAGGTCAGACGTGCCGCCAACTTCAGACCCTGCTTGCTGAGGGCAATCGTGTAGTAGATGCTGCCGTTGCTCGTGCCGTGAACCTTCTGGCCCAGTGCCGCCGCATCCTTCAGATTCATCACCGTGTTGATGGGCTTGGCCACGGACTTCGGTGGCGGGATGGTCTGGTGCAGAACATCCGGCACCGTGGGGGCCTGCGCCGTCAAGGACAGCTTCACGCCTGCCTTCTGCAACGTCATCACTGCCGTGGCTGTCATCGAGGGCACCACTTCCACCGTCACGGACGTGCCCGCCAGCACATCCTCCGCCAGCTTCTTGGCCTGTGCCAGTCCGAACTCCGTCACCGTGCGGATCGCCTTGATCAGCACAATGAGATTCGGCTGACTGTCACCGGGAGGAATCCCGAGAATCGTCAGCGTGACCTTGGGCGGTTCCACCGGCTCTGGCTTGACGCCAATGCCGAGAACCGACACCCACTGGTCGATCAGCGTTTTGTTCTGCTCCGCGATCATGGGAGCCACGGTGCCCTTCATCAGCGACGTGGACCCCGCCGTCAGGGTCACGGAGGATGCCTTGGATGACGCCGTGCCGCCCAGTCCCTTGGCGGTCGCCGTAATGCTGTACAGGCCCACTTCGAACGTGACGCCCGCCAACACGAGGGCCTTAACCTGCTCCGTCACCGGATGGGTGTCTCCGAAGACCTTGGCGAAGAACACCGTTTGCGCGTCTGAACTCAATTTGAATGCCATCTCAGCCCACTCCTTGGACAAAATTCAACTAGACCATTGTAGCACGGGGTCTAGGAATTTGTCAAATCTTCCGCTTCCGGACCTTCCACAGGTTCCGGGACGATGCCGCTGGCACGAAGGACCGCGTGGACGCCGAGACGCCCTCCGGGACAATCTGCTTGCCCTTGGTCTCGCTCACCCACGACTCAGGCTGGTGACCGCTCGTCATGAACTTCTCAATCGACTGGAAGGACTTGCTCCCCCAACTCGTGTAGTTCGTGCCGTGGCCGTTGGGCTTGGTGTAGCTTTCCTTCGTCGGGTCGGCTTCCGTCACCCCGTAGTGCTTCATCAGGAACTGGATCTGCGCCTTGGACTCGACCGCCTTCTTGCAGTAGTGCTTCCGCACCCACTGGATGGCGTCCTTCTTCTCCAAGGCTTCCGCCACGATGGATGAAATCAACAGCCCTGACCGCCCGTGGCCCCCGATGCACCCCACGTGAACCGTTTGCCCATTTTGCAACTGAGTGCAGAGCCACGTCACCAGCTTCTTGAACCGGTCCACGTCCTTGGGCGCGTGCATGTCTGTGATGGAGTAGTGAATCTCCACCACCTTGTCCTTTTCCCATGGGTCCGACGACAGCCCGCTCGTGCTGCCACTCTGCAACGCCACGTAGATGTCCGCGTCTTCCATCACCGGGTGGCTGGCACTGCCCCCGTACAACTTGCCCTTGCCGATCTTGATGGCCGGATGCTTCTCGTAGCACCGCACCGTCAGTGCCGTGCCCGAGAACGCCTTCTCGTCGCCCTTCTTCTCGCCCCACACTTAGCTACCCACCCGTTCCACGATATTGACGTTCTGGTGCGGATAGACTTGGAACGTGCCCGTCACCTTGATCTTCTTCCCGAGCAACGTCGTCATCGTTGACGGAGCCGTCACACTTGCCGCCGCCGCAGCCTTCGCGGCCTTCGCTTTGGCGACCTTCGTCGGCTGCTTCTGTGCCGTGGTCTGCTTCTGGTACTTGTGGGGGTTCGCGGCCTTGTCCTTCGCAGGACGCAGGTCATCGACCAGCTTCCAGTCCACGTATCCCTGAAATTCCGTAGGGCAATGTTCCTTGATCAACGCTACCGCTTCAAGAGCCTCCACGGTTTTGTTGACACCCAATGTTTCCGTCGCCACGATCAAGTCCAACATCTGGCCGCTACGCTGGACATCGAGCACCGTGAAGAGCTTGTTGGTGTCCTGATGGCCATACATCATGCCCTTGTTGAAGATGGGACCACCGTTGTGAGCCAGCGTGTAGCCGGTATCCACCAGCATCTCCATCGACGTGACGCCATGCAAGTAGCTGATCACCGCATCCGTCACCTGACCCCACGGATGACCGCCGTAGCTGCCGTTCCAGCCATGCGACCCCGCATGATGAAACGCATACGACAACGTGTTCACGAACTGACCGATGGTCATGTCCGGAGGCGTTTTGATGTACTTGTTCATCGCCGTGTTTTCGTCGCCATCGCTGGAAATGTGCTTCAGGATGTTCACGGACTTCTGGTCGAACTTCGACGCCACGTCAGCCCAGAACTTCGGTGTGCAGGACTTCAGATGGCGGGTCTCCCGTGTCGTAATGCACAGGATGTAATGCAGGATGCGCTCTCCCTGCGACATGCACACGTCGGTGTACATCGTCATGATCTTCAGTGCCCACGCCGGGAGCACTTCGTTTTGCGTGAACATCTTCCGGACAACCGACGCGCAGTGATTCAGCGCATAGAACGTCACCGCGTCATTGTTGGGCGACGTCTGGTCGCAGTCCTTTTTGTAGATCCCCGTGGACTCCGCAAAGACTCCGGTCGGCAACTCCGAGAAATCGTGCTGATGCACCTGAGGTGCATCGTTGAAGTATGCCAGCGTGTTTTTCGGTAAGAACTTCATGTCTGCCCACTCCCTTGAGCGAAACTTACTCACCCAGTATAGCAAAACCCTACGGGATTTGTCAAATCAGCTTCTGGCCTACTTGGAGGAGCACCTTGTCCTTCGGGGCCTCCATCGGCAACCGAGTCAGGTTGGTCTTCCAGAACTTCAGCCACGACCATCGGCGCAGAAGCTTCACCTTCCGCTTGATGGGCGGCGTGATCGTGAACTGCTTCACGAACTTGTACTGCTCCGGGGTCTCCACGGCATGCGCGTAGTAGTTGGCCCTCACGTACTCGACCGGCTTTTTGACGCCGAACGCCTTCACCAGCACTGCAAGGAACAGGCCCGTGCGCCCCTTGCCGCCCATACAGCCCACGTAGAGGGGTTCACCCGCCAGCAACAGGTCAATCGCCTTGCTCAGGCCCCGGTAGAGGGTTCTCCGGTCGGGGGTCTGGAAATCTTGGGTCGGGATATCCACGGCACACACCGCCGCAATCTCCTTGGCCATCTTGACACCCTTCATCGACGGGGGACACTCCCGGAAGGGACCGCCCGTCACCACGAAGAACTGCCGCTTGTTGACTTGAATCTTCAACTGCCCCAGACCTGCCATACCCCACCCCTCACCGGATCTTACACCTAAAGTCTACCGTTTGTCAAGAACCACTCATGGCCACTGCCGTGGCGTCCTGCACCGCTCTCGATACCTGTCCGACCCAGCCGCACGTCCGACAGCCCTCGCCGCCGCATTCCTCGTGCTCTTCCAGCATGCGGTTCTGTCCACGGCCAATCTCCACCACGTCCAGTCGCTGCATGTCAGACAGCACCGTGTTGGTGCTATTCATCTGGAACAGCCACTGGAAGTATCGACGGTTGCACCCACGGATGGACGTTAACGCCATCTTGTTCAGCATGCGCCGGAGTTCTTCCGCTGAGATGTTCTCAGCCTTGAGCACCTTCAGCACTTTGGTACTGATCTGCACGGTCATTTCCTCCGTTCTTTTTCTGCCCCTTCGACCCGCGAAATACGAATCGATTTGGCCGCTTGGAAGGCCAGACGGTTGCCACCCAGTCCGGACTGGACTTTCACGCCCGGAAGGATGTCCACCGCCTGATCTTCACTGATGACAACTTCAGGACCCCGATCCACCGTCACCACCACGATATTGGGATGCACCAACGCCTTGACGTGTAACAGGTGTCCCCCGATATCAATTTTACTCCCGACTGAAACGCCGATGCTCAAAGCCATTACGATACCTCCCCCAACAGATGCATTGCTTGCTGGACAGAGACAATCGATTTGACATCCGCCAGATACTTCCCGAGCGACACCACCGTGGTGCCTTCGGCCTTCTTCCACGAAAGCACACGTTTGATGGCCGGGTCGTTCACGTCCACACCATCGAGCATGACTTCTTTGTCCGACAGGACAATCGACCGCAGGTCCGTGCCCGGAGCGATCCGCTTGAAACTCGACACGTATTCGGACGTGGCGATCAACGTGATCTTCGAAAACTTCGGGTTGCCGGATGCCTTCCCATACAGGGCTTCCAACCACACCAGAAACCGGCCCACATGATTGTGTGCGCCCACGATACCGAAATATCGCTTTTCTTCCTCGGACGGCACCAGATCCAGATACAAGTGATTCACCTTGTTCAGCGTGTGAGCAAACGTGCCCCGGCAATCGTCTCTCAGAATCTTGTCTCCGAGATAGAGCAGAGCTTCGTCCATCTTCTGGGTCGGCACGTCGAAGATGACCGGCACAACGCCCAGCGTCCTGCACACCATCTCGTTGAACTCGTGGATCAGGCCATTCGCGGAGCCACCCACGATGGCGACCTTCTCAGTCCAGATGCGGCCCGTCGCGCCGTCAAGGCTCAGCACTTCGATGTCCTTGAAGGATTCGACCGACTGACCGACACCCACGATGCAGGCGCGATCCATCCCGCGTGCGACCACTGCCGCGTGGCTGGTCATGCCGCCGTTCATCGTCACGATGCCCACCGCCGCCTTCATGCCTGCGATATCATCCGGGGTCGTTTCGTGTGTCACGAGGATGCACGGTTCCTTGCAGGCAATCGCGTCTTCCTTCGTGAAGACCGGCTTGCCAGTCACGACACCCGAGCACGCCGGGATCCCTTGAAAGGCCGGGGCCTTCGTGAATTTCGGATCCAGCGTGGCCATCTGTGCCAAGTCGAACTGCTTCAGCGTGACACGCTTGACCGCCGTCTTGGCGTCAATCAGACCCTGCTTCTCCATGTCCACCGCGATCTTGATCGCCGCTGTCGCACTCCGCTTGCCCGTGCGAACTTGCAGAAGGTAGAGCTTCCCGTCTTGGACCGTGAACTCGATGTCCAGCATGTCCTTCTTGAGATTTTCCAGCCCGATGACCTGCGAGAGCAGTTGATCGTGGACCGTGAGGTTCCACGTTTTCATTTCGTCCAACGGCATCGGGGTCCGGATGCCTGCCACGATGTCTTCCCCCTGCGCGTTCGCAAGGAACTCGCCCGTGACCAGCATGCCGCCCGTGTCCGGGTTGCGCGTGAAGAGCACGCCCGTGCCAGACTGATCGTTCAGGTTGCCGAAGACCATGGCCTGCACCGTGACCGCCGTGCCCCACTCCCGAGCGTAGCTGTGCATCTTCCGGTACTCGTTGGCCCGGTTGTTATCCCATGACTTGAAGACGGCTTCGATTGCGCCGAGAAGTTGAGCCTGTGCCGTGGGGAAATCCTGACCGGTCTGTTCCCGGTAGCCATCCAACGCGGACTTCAGGTTGACGCCGAGTGATTCACGGCGGAGACCGGCCACCACCGATCCATACATCAGGACCAGCCGATAGAAGCTATCTCCGAAGCACTTGGGGCCGAGACGCTTGGCCCATGCCGTCAGGTTGTTTTCGTCCAGCCCGACGTTCAGGATCGTGTCCATCATGCCGGGGCACGAGACGCGGGCACCGGAGCGGACCGACAGGAGCGGCAGATACCCGAAGTGGGCCTCCAGCTTCGCCAGATACGCGGGCAACTCTTTGGCAATCAATTTCATTGTGGACTTGGGCTTCTTGTCGTACTCGGCCCAGACCGACGTCGGGATCACGAACCCCGGAGGCACCGGCACACCCTGATTGGCCAACCACAGGAGACCCGCTCCCTTGCCGCCGAGCAATTCCGTAGAACCGGTCGTTTCGTTTTTCTCAAGCCCGAAAGGATAAAACTGCATTTTGGCTCCCCCACTCCATTGGCCACCGAACTTCGAACTGGACCCATTGTAGCACGACTGCCCTACCGTTTGTCAAGACCTCGTGGCCTGACCGTGCTACCGAGTCCTTCTAGCCTAGCATAGGTGCCTTTCGTTTGTCAATACAGCTTTCCCGGTGGGTGGTGCTCGTCAGTACTCACCCATGTCGCGCCCCACGTCGCCATCACGTACGCGGCCTTCCGGGCATCCTCAGTCGGCGCATACGGACCATTGGCCGGGGGCTGCATATCGGGATCGTTTAACACCCGAGTCAGTTCGGCATTGTCTGTGACAGTCCACACCCCGTTGTTGACCGTCGCTTCTTCTCCGGTCGTAAGTTTGAGAGTAATCATTGTCCCCGATACTTTCCGTGCATCACGTCAAAAATGAAATTGAAATGTTCTGGCCGCGTCCGAGCAAAATGCACGGGATCAGACAGGTACGATTCGACCCCCGTCGAAACCATCTCTGTGGAGATGTCCTGTGGATAGATTTTCCCAGAATACGGATCGGGAAAATTTCCACGCACCGCGACTTCATCTTGCTCAAGAGCCTTATTGTTGGCATAGAGGCTATAGACCTCACGCGGCGTGTTCGCCAGCGACTCACGGAGAGCCACGGCGGCTTGGAGCACCGCATGTGATTTGAACTCAATGTGGTGGGCGACCTCGTGGCTCACCTCACGCTCCAAATCTCTCCCGCCTACCGCAATGCCTTGAATCGTCGCATGCGCCCGTCCTGACTCTGATTTGCTCAACCGCAGCTTGGACTCAAGTGCGTAGGTGCCATCTTTGTTCTGCACGAGGGGCGTATCGTCACCAAAAGCATCACGAAATGCCTGCACCTTGTCCGCAGGGAATGACAGCGGTATGAACGCTCCAGATCCGTCAAACTGTTTGAAGGTTTCTAAAATCTGTTTCGCTCGTGTCACGACTGCCGGGTGAAGTGGAGCTTTGGGATCCTCTTTGAACAGCACGGGTGACCGTTGATCCACCGGTACCTTCAACATTTCTTTCGCTTGCTTCTCAAAGGCCCGTCTCTTCTCACTGGTCGCCGCAAACTGAGCATGAAACGTATCTTCCAAGGCTTTGGCTCGTTTGTACGACTCCAACTTCTTCGCTGCCGCCCCATCGGGTTTGAGTGGCTTCTTTCGGTTCTTCGTGTCGTCGGCCCACGCCTTCCACGCCTCGTTCAAACCCGCACGTAACTTGTCAAGCTGCCCTTCGCCGCGATCCTCACGCTTGATCAACGCCATGAAGTCTCGACGCTTCTGTTCCAGCGGAGACCGTGCCCAGCGTCCTGCTTCTCGTCCTGACCCCTTGGGGTTGCGTGCTTCACTGGGATCAAACTTCAAAATGTGGCCGTAGTCGGGTCGTTGACTGGCCGGAACCATCAGGGGGAGTTCGTTCCACAGAAACCGATCCGCGCCCTTCGGGAGACGCGGTTCCTGTTTCACGATCATCTTCAACGCCACTTACATCCCTCCATGGGAGTCACTACTACCCCCACCAATATACTCCATATGGACCTCATATACATCTACCGGCTTGAGGGTCGTGTCTCCCGTCTGGTACGTATACCCCTTCTTGACCTTCGTCACCCGGAACCGTGCCCCACTGCCCAACAGGATTTCGCTCTCAGAACGTTGCCCCTTGTCGTCCAGATCCCGTGTTCGCACCGTGGGTTTCTTGGTCAGATCCGGTATCGTAAAGTCTTCGGGTTTCAATTTCCCATCCGCCGTCCACTCAGGATGCTGAAATACTGCCGGATCTTGAGTGCGCGGATAGATCACGTCCACCCGTCGTGCCGCCTCCGCTGACGCCACCTTCGTTCCCTTCGGCAACGTGATATAGAAACGCACAGCGGTGCCCACGTCGTCTTGATGTTCAAAAAGCTTGCCGCTGCCGTATCGCTGGTGAAGGCTCTCCCACTTCCCCAAGGCCGGATAACTTTTGGCCCGTCCTCCAGCCTCTCCCAGAAACGTGGAGGTAAACCCCTTCTCTTCCCACACGTGGTCATCTGGATACTGTTCCAGCGTCTTCAAATCCTCTACCGACACACCGGGAAGATAGGCCCCTCGTTGTACTTCTATCGCTTCGTCCAGCACCAGTCCACGATGGGCGATCATGTCATCCAGTTGATTCGCTTCCTGCGTCACATCCGCCAGTCGTTCCGTATCGACCTTCGGCCCAACGACAGCCCATTGCGCGGCCAATTTATCCGGGCCTGACGGCACGTCTTTCGCGTATTCATACGATGATCTGTATCGGAACCCCTGACCTTCGGGGGGCACCATTTTTTGAATGTCTTCGTGACTCTCAGCCGCTTGAACTGCTGTGTATTCTTCGGGCGTCAATCTCCTGATCTTTACTTCCCGTGTCGGTTGGATCCCTCGCCGTAGTTCATTCACTTGCCGATAACCAAATCCCACATAAGCATCTAACGCTCGATGGTCTTCGGGCGACATCGTGTGGGTAGCCCACTCACGTCCCGGCCCTGTCTCGTGCCACTGATAGCCTTCTTCACTGGTAAATTGACGACCCCCAGCACCCACCCACTGGCCTCCGAGTGGGGAGCCTTTGGGGTTGCGGGGTTCATTGGGGTCGTACTTCAGGATGTCCACGAACTTGGCAACTGATTGCAGAGGGTGGATCAACGCTTCGATGGCCGCGATCTTCTTGTTGCCCGTGAACGTCCACTTCCCTGATGGCTCCTGCGTCATGAACTGCGTGATGTACGGATACGCGGAGGCATCGGCTTGATAGAAGGCGAGTTGGAGCTTCACGAAGTCGGGGACGTTCATCCCGACCTTCTGGGCTTTCTCCTTGAGCTTGTCCACCACCACAGCTTCTTTGGCCGAGAATCCTTCATAGCCTCTGAACAAAGGACCTATCAGGTCATGGTTCGTCAATTCAGTGGCTAGACTTACGTCTTTCTCGCTGAAGCCTTCCTTGCGAAGGACGTCTTGCATGATGGGCGTGGTGTACTCGTGCTGACGTTCTCTCCCGGCTCCCGACTCCATGGCTTGGGCCTTGCCGATGTCATGGAGGGGCACGGTGGACGCCATCAACTTCTCGACGTCGCTGCCGAATCGCTCAGAGATGCCTACCAGTTCTTCGTGGGTCAGTTGCTTTTCCCACTCGCGGCCCACGTCCTTGGTGTGAGCTTCGATGGTGCCCATCTCGGTGTGGCTGGATCGTGGGTAGTTGAAAGCCACCACGGGGTACTTGGCTTTGAGTTCCGCCATCCGCTGATGGACCCAGCGTCCTCGTTCATCACGAGGTTCACTGGGATCAAACTTCAACGCCCGGAGGTACATGACTAGCTGGCTTTGAAGGCAACCAGTGCCGAGTTCGCGTACGTTGCCCCGCCCCACGTCCATGACACACTTTGTGTCGTCCCGAGTGCTCCCGTCAGCACACGGCTATCTATCTCTGCCGTCACTGGCGTCGTGCTCAGTGCCTCAGCTTCCTGAAGCCACGGTGGCGTCACCACCCCCACGGTAATAGCAGGTAATGAAGCACCGACTCCAGTCGCCGCCAGAAGTAAGACGATATCTGCCGTCAGTGCTGGTGTTGGACCAATCGAAGATCCCACGGCCACGGTCTCTGCACTCACATTTTGATCGGCAACTAATCCTGCCCCGACTCCCGATGCCTCGATGGCCACGCCCATGCGACTGATACCAGCGGCTCCTGCGGCTGTGATGGTGAACGACCCTCCTGTGGCCGCAATCTTCGGACAGCACCAGAAGTCCACCGCAGTGCCTGCTGATGGTCCACCTTGACGTTTGGTCAACGTGTACACGTTTCCAAAATTGTCAATGCAACTCGTTACACCCTGTGTTGGCGAGTTACTGGCCACCACCACCACGACTCCATTGCCTACCGTGGGCGGAGCCGCAAACACCATCACGACGGATGCGGTACTGGTGGCCGTCGCCTTGGGGGTCGCTTGCACACGGGCAAGTGGACCACCCCCACCTCCACCCGCGCACTCTCCCGGCAAGGTCAACACCGGATACGGGTACGTGACGTTCGCACAAGGAACCGGCAACGAGAGAACGGCATCGGTCGCCATCAGAAGAACTTGGCTGTGACCTTCACGTTGTTGGTCAGGGTCGCCATCCTCAGTCGGAGAAACTTTGCTACCAAATTCGTGGCTTCAATGCGGCCCGCGAAGGTCCCGTTCAGTCCCGAGTTCAACGTGGCCTTCGTCACGTAGAACGAGTCCTGATCGGTATCAGCGGCTTGCAGGTCCACGCCAAACGTGCCGGGGTTGGCCGCGAAGATCACCTCCACAGACACGCAGTTCGGCAGGTTGGGATTCCGTCGCAGGCACACCGCCTGACTCATCTGCGCGGCCCCGGACGTGGGCACGTTTTCATTGTTCCACACCAGCGTGGGCCGTCCCGACTCCAGCGTGGCGGGGGTACTCGATCCGTAAGCAGGCATGACTACTCCTTTGACGGGTTCGCTGCCGCCATCGATGCGTTAATTTTGTCGATGTCCATCGGGACCTCTTGCCCGCCCCTGAGCTTCTTTTTCTTGGGCTTCTTCCGCAAGATGTCCGCGTACGTCAGAAACTTTTCTTTTTCAGCCATGGCTAGCCATCCACCACGGACACGGCGTGGACCGCTCGATAATCCAGTTCGTCCTGTTGGGCCGTGAGGATCAACGAGTACTCCGTGCTCTTAGGCAACATCATGGCGTCGGCTTCGATGGCCCACTCGTAGTTGCCCTCGCTGCCATCCACGTAGGGCATGACCACATCAGAGAAATCTGGAAGCGGCTGGCCTTTGCTATCACACAACGTGGCTTTGACCGTGGCGGCGTTCAAATAAATCGGGGTGGGATCCGTGGTCCGGAGACCCGTCAGCGTCACCACCTGATCGTTGCCACGCTTCAAGACGATTCTAGCCATGGGTCGTCTCCTTACAACAGCACATCAGACTCTCATCTGCCGTCACCCTCGTGCGTGCTGTGACCTCGGCTGTCACACCCACCGTGCAATCAATTTCCGCGATGCATGCGTACCGGAAGCTCACATCTGCACACACGGTCGGGGCTATGATACCACTCGGTGGCTCCAGCATGTTGACTTTCACACATCCCACCACTCGCTCACTACACGCGATGGTGTCACACTGCACACGGTTCAGCACGTGGATATGACACGTGACGGTCTGCGTCTTCACCACCACGGTTCCTGTGGTGGCCGTCACCTTCACACAGGCCGTGACGGTCGTGCCACACTCGATGGCGTCTGCGGCCACACAATTTCTAACAGTAATTCCGCTGGTGACACACGTGCCCGGTGGAAAGACCGGGATGACTGGGACTTCTGTCAGCCAGTCATACAGGCCCGGATAGAGTCCACCAACGAGATTGACGGACATGATCTACTCTTACGGCACGACCGGATCGGGTGTGCCTTGCACCGTACCGGGCAACAAACCATCCGCAGAAAGCTTTTCCAAGATCCGCTTCTGCATGGACTTCTGCGTGAGATTCGCGGTGTTCAACTGCTGAATCATCTGCACCGCCTTCTTGCCGGTATACTGATAGACGCTATAGTTACCCGCGTCGTCCTTCAGCTTGATGTTGACAAAGCCGGGATCTGGTGGAGGCGGCACGTCCGGAGGAATGGCAGATCCAGTCGGCGGCACGGCGGTCTCCAAGTCCATCGTGAACGCCGACACGCGATACTTCGTCGTCGGCGTCGGTGCCGGTGGTGTAATTGGCGTCGTGAGAATCAGTTCCTCAGGCATCGTGCCTCCTCATGCTGGGGTCGCACCCGTCAAAATCCCGTTGGTAAACGACAGATATGCATAGTATCCGTTATAAATAACCGTCGATCCCAAATTGCCAGTCAATCCACCGATAAACTCTCGGAGCTTCGCCTGCGATGCGGAGCGATGGTAGTTATCCCCGAACTTCGCCATGACATACGAGATGGTTCCAGCACTGGGATCGTCAGTCGTATTAACGTAGCTCCCATACCCATACACCCAGTTGCAGAACCCACTCGCGTCTCGCAGCATAAGTGAGTTTGGATTAGCTGCCACGGCTGCTGCGACACCGTTGACCCAGATACCGCCAGCGACATACAACCCGGTGTTGATATAGATGCCATAGCTGCCGTGACCGGCGAGATACCAATTCGTCTGCGCTGCGCCGTTGTCGATCCTGCCCGGATACATCACGCCTGCGTTGTAGATGTAAGAGTTGCAGTAGAGTGGTCCAGCGAATTGAGACAGCGCAGCACCGTTGGAAATCAGTGAGTTGATCGTGGTGACGCCCGTGATAGACGCACCGCCTGCGGTCACGGTCAACCCGCCAGCCATCGTCAGCGTGCCAGCTACCGAAACATTCCCACCACTGCTTACTGAGAACACATTCGTCAACGCTACCGTGCCGCTAGTAGATGTGTAGATGAAGAAGCTTCCAGCACCGTCCGTTCCATACAACAGGCCCTTGAGTGCTGGATCATCGAGGAGCCAAGTCGTGCCGTTATAACTCAAGTTGCTCGACGCCCACATCTGACCACTAGCAAGCAATAGCAGTCGTCCTCTAGTTGCGTCAGAACTGTGTCGCAGTGTCCATTCTGGGTAAGCCTTGTTGACCAGTTGATTCTGCGTGAACGTGTTGGCGACGTTCGACCACACGGAGTTCACTAAAACGTCCGTTCCACCCGGCTCGTGGGTCGCGTGATGCGCCACCATCCCTTGGGCCGTGGCTGATAAGACCGTGCCGGTCATCGCCAATCCAGTACCCAACGAAAGCTCTTGCATTGCGCCTGCACCACTACTGCCCCGGCCAAAAAGCAGGGAACCTCCGGTGAGCGTCAAAATATCTGTGCCCCCCGGCTGATGCGTGGTGTGATGAATGCCAACGATACCGGGATCACCTTGTGGGCCTTGTGGACCCGTGGCTCCCTGTGGTCCTTGCGGTCCCGTATTTCCAATAGGTCCTTGTGGGCCTGTAGATCCTGTAGGACCTGTGGGTCCTGTTGGCCCCGGTATACCCTGAGTACCTTGTGAACCCGTTGGTCCTGTTGGTCCAGCCGGTCCAACTGGTCCCTGACTCGTCGGATTCCAGATAGGGACCCATTCCGTAGTGGCGGGATCAGGAAAACTCATACATCCTCTTCATCGGCCACCAATGGACCGAGCGCAATCAAATCGGCTGGCGTAATGGCCGGAAAGTTGTCTTCAAGCTTCAACGGCTCACGCTCCAATGTCACCTTCTCATCCGCCAGATCATCAACGTCTTGCCGAAACTCCACCATCCTGTCGGGGGTCACTTCAGTGATTTCCGTGCCATGAATGGCACGCTCTTCTTCAGTTGTCGGTCGTGTGGCTCCGTACTGCTTCACCAGCACAATACGTTGCTTGTGAAAATCATCTAGCTCGACTTGCACCACCTTCATCAGTCTCGCCACACGATACGCCAGCTTGACGGGCAATTTTTCATTGCTCAGTCGGACCAATGCAGGCTGGGCTTCTAACAACGCACGAAGCGTCACCGTAATAGGCATCCATCACCCCCGGCTGGAACGATTCGCGTTCTCCAGCCAATCAATTGTTTCCACCGCCATCTTGGCGGGCGTCCCTGACTGCCATGGTGTCGTAGTCACGTAGCTATACAACAAGTCGAACTCATGCACGGTGATTTGAATCTGGCGGCTCCCATTGCCTTCGGCCTTCAATTGGCGTTCGGGTTCCCCGTTCACCATCTTCTTGCCGCAGGATTTCAACTCGCTGATACTCTCCAGCTTTTCGAAGAGGCCCACTTCGGTTCTGAGGACTTGCATGCCCTTCTGATTTTGGAGGCTTCCGCCCAACACGAAGCCCACAAAACAGAACTCAAAGTGCCGCTTCCCCAACTCGTCTTCGAAGTTCAGAATCATGGCTTAGTTCTTTTGACAGAAGAAGAAATCTACGAAGTACGGCAAATGGGACACCACATCTGAGGCACCCGTGATGGCGAGTCCACCGGCCACGCCCGTCGATCCAGACACCGCAGGGGCATCTCCACTGATTCCAGCCGAACCTGTCACGTTGTGGTAGTGGTCTCCGACCCCCGCCGTGCTGCCGTTGTAGTTGATCGGTACGTCAGCGTTCGTATCAATGTGGTGCGAGTGCGCCCAACTGGACACGCTAATCGATCCGCCCTGCACGTTGTTCGTGCTGTTGCTGCCGTTGTTCGTGTCTGCCACCACGTGAGCACTGGCCGTCAGACTTACGCTGAATGAATGGCCATGCGACCCTGAACTATTCGTGTTCAGGTTGATATCAACTCGGCCACCGTGGCTGTGGCTGGCCGTCACGAGGGACCCGGCATCGTGCGCGTGACTTGGGGCTGCGTAACTCCCCACTCCGTGCTGATGGCTTCCTGATCCGCCTGACCCTCCTGCCACTGAATTGCTACGCGGGAAATAGCCATCCATCCATGCAATGCGGGTCCATCCCGCTGGACAGGGAGACAAGCTCAACACGATCATGCCGCTGAAGGGGGCCACGCCTGCGGGAATCGATCCGATGGGTATCGTACCCACCAACTGACCGGCTGGAAGATTCGTCAGTCCTGATCCATCGCCTGAATGCGATCCGGCTATTGTGCCGCCCGTGATGGCCACACTGTTTGAATTCTGAATGGCCATCGATCCAAGTCCGAGATTCGTCCGGGCCACGGATGCGCTCGTGGCTCCCGTGCCGCCATCCGCAATGGGAATGACGGCCACCGTGCTGGGTTCCCCACCGGTACTCTTGACGTAGCCATTCGCCAATGACCCGAGATTTCGCTCGTTGGTCAACGTGGGGTGGGCCGACGCTACCCAGTACGTCGCATCGACCGCCGCACTCACCCCCGCAGGGCCTTGCACACCTTGTGGGCCTTGAATACCTTGGACGCCTTGCGGTCCCGTGTCACCCTTCGGACCCGTGGGTCCTACCACACCCTGTGGACCTTGAGTGCCGGTCGATCCCGTGGGTCCTGCTGGGCCGGTCGGACCGGCTGGGCCTACGGTACCTTGTGGTCCGGTTGGCCCCGGTGGTCCCGGAGGACCTACGGACGTGGCAATGCCGACTCCCGGCCATGGTTCTGGTGGCGTGGTCGTGCCGTCCACCACGCACATGTAGGCGACCCCATCGTCTCCGATGACGATATCGCCATCGAAATACGTCTTAGGCGTGACATACCCGCCTAAGTACTCCAGATCCATGCCTCCCGCCCCGCCACCGTTGATCACTAACTGACCGGGGGTCGTCGCATCGAGGACGATGTTCGCGCCTGCAATCAATTTCCGAGAATTGGGCAGGGCTGGCTCAGCCCCCGACGTCAAAAACGTTTCGGTCAGGGCTGGCGTGGTTCCAATAGGTCCTTGGGGTCCAGTCGTACCTTGCGGTCCGGTTGGTCCGGTCGGACCCGTGGGTCCCGGCAATCCCGTAGGACCCGGCACACCCTGTGAGCCTTGTACGCCTTGTGGTCCTGACGCGCCTTGAGTTCCCGTCGCTCCCGTGGGACCAGCATCTCCCTTCGGACCAAGGGGACCCACAGGTCCCGTAGGACCGGGATCACCCTGTGGTCCATCAGGACCGGGTGGACCCGGAGGTCCCGCAGGTCCAGACGTCTGCGAGTTCCAAATCGGAACCCATTCAGTAGTGGCTGGATCTGGTCCGCTCATGTGATCGTTCCCATCGGTTGCTGATACACCGTCCACGTCAAAACCACAACACCCTGCCGTCCTGACCACCCACCTTTGGCGGCTCCTGAATTACTTTTACCTCCTGATGCGGCTCCTCCACTGTTGGACACTCCAGACGGCGCAGCCGCTCCTTGCGTGCTATTCCCAACCCCAGCCGCACCCGCTCCAGAATACTTATTCCCGTCAGAGAACGTCCCAGTACCTCCCGTGCCTGCCACATTCACATTCGCGGCTCCCCCTGCACTCGTAGGTCCTGCTGCCCCGCCTCCGCCCCCTGAACCAGCAACACCGGACGTGTAATTCCCCGTGCCGCCATTGCCTCCAGAAAACGTCACTGATCCAACCGCTGGTCCACCATTATCCGTCGTCGCTCCAGCCCCATTGGTACTAGCGACCGTCGCTGTCGCTCCGAATCCACCCCCGACCGCACACAGGACGACAGTAGCCCCTTGCGTCACGGTGGATGGCGGTCCAACCGCTCCAGCCGGTCCCGGTCCTCCCACCACCACGGTCAATAACGCTTCTGCCCCTTTGGTGATGGTCGCTTTGGCATAGCCGCCACCTTTGCCGCCTCCACCCGTCGAGGGATTCGCATTGGCAGATCCACTGCCCCCTCCACCACCAATCGCTTCAGCAATCACGGACGTCACGCCCGCAGGCCAATTCCACGTCTGAGACCCGACCGTCGTGAGCACCGCTGAGGTTGTTGCCATCAGGGTGTGTGCTCGATATACAACGTCGCCGTCAAATGCGTTGGGGTGCCGACCGGAGACGACAACACAATGGTGAGTTCATCGTCTGCGGCCAGTACCTGACTCAGCGTGGTCGTCGCTACGGTCGTGGTCACCGTGACCACACTTCCCACATTGGCTCCATTGCGTTTCAACTGCACGCCCACGCTCGTTCCCGTGGCGATCTTCATACGCAAACCCACCAACGTGGCGGCTTGCGTCCCGTTGAACGGAATGAAAATCGACGGCAACGTGGTCAGGCCAGAGACATCACCCACCAGTCCCCACGTGTGGCCGAGTCTGAATGGACGTGTAATGCCGGGATTGCCCTGCGCTCCCGGTGAACCTGCCGCACCCTGCGGCCCCTTGAGGTTGCCGCGATTCGTCCACGCTGACGTGGCGGTCTTCTCGTAAAAATCTCCTGTCGCCGTATCGAGGTACCAGTCTCCAACAATTCCTGTGGCCCCGGCTGGCGCACCCGTATCTGAGTACCATTTTTCTCCGGGCGTACCTGCCGTCCCTTGACTCCCTTGTGATCCTTGCGGACCCTGTGTGCCTTGCGTACCTTGTGATCCCTGTGGTCCTGTCGGTCCTGTGTCTCCCTTGGGTCCCGGATCACCTTGTGGCCCCGGATCCCCTTTGGATCCTGCGGGTCCTTGGCTTCCTGTAGCTCCCGCTGAGCCTGTTGGCCCCGGCAATCCCTGTGGTCCCACCGGTCCTGTGGGTCCCGGAGGACCGACCGCTGAAATGATGCCTGTTCCCGGCCATGGTTCAGGCGGCGTCGTGACGCCATCCTTGACACACATGTACGCGATTCCGTCCGACGCCACCACGATGTCACCATCGTCATACGTGGTCGAGACGTAATCGCCTAAGTACTCTAGGTCCGTGCCTCCACCACCTGTACCCGTGCCCGGTGGGCCTTGTGGCCCCTCTGGACCTTCTGGACCAACTGGACCCGGATCCCCTTTGTCTCCTTTGGCCCCCGGTGCGCCATCAGTTCCGGCTGGACCTTGGGATCCGGTGGCTCCGGTGTCCCCCTTGGATCCTTGTAACCCTTGCACACCTTGTGGACCATCATTCCCCTGTGGCCCCGTGGGTCCTGCGGGACCTGTCGCTCCAGTTGAACCGGTAGCTCCCGTCGCTCCTTGAATGCCTTGGGAACCTTGTGGTCCAGCCGCTCCCGTATCTCCTTTGGGACCGGTCGGACCATCTGGACCGGCTGGACCTAGCGGACCCTGAATTCCTTGCGGCCCCGGAGGACCTGTGGTTCCAATCGGACCTTGTGAACCCGGATCACCTTTCGGACCAGTGCTGCCAATGGGTCCGGGATCACCTTGTGGCCCAGTAGTGCCAGTGGCTCCCGTGTCTCCCTTCGGACCCTGCACCCCCTGCGTACCTTGAGACCCTGCTGGACCGGCTGGACCATCGGCTCCGGTAGCTCCCGCTGGGCCTTGTGTCCCTTGGATGCCCTGCGTACCCGGATCACCCTTCGTCCCTTGCGGTCCTGTCGCACCAGTATCTCCCTTCGCTCCCTGTGCGCCTTGCGGACCTGTCGGACCATCGAGTCCTTGAGGACCTGAGGGTCCAGCAACTCCGGGATCCCCTTTGATACCTTGCGTCCCTTGTGGACCCGTCGCGCCAACATCGCCCTTCGAACCTTGAGGACCAGCAACGCCTTGGGCACCGGTCGTCCCTTGAGGACCTGTCGCACCCGGTATGCCTTGAGGACCGACCACACCTTGTGGGCCTTGAGGACCGGCTGGCCCTTGCAACTGACCCGCATCGATCCACGTGCTCGTCTCTGCGTCCCAGACCCACAAATGGCCAGTATCTGCGGCCAGCCATGCATCTCCGGGCACCCCGGTTGGTGGCAAGTCCCCAACTGTTGGCACCGTGCCTTTGATTTCTAACCCGGCTCCCGCTGGACCTTCCGGACCCTCTGGCCCCGGCACACCGGGCACGCCCTGATCCCCCTTGGCTCCTTGGGCACCGGCTGGTCCTACGGGACCCGTGGAACCGGTATCACCCGGTGATCCTTGCGGACCCGGCACGCCTTGAATTCCCGTATCACCCTTGTCTCCCTTGGGACCGAGTGGACCGGCTGGCCCGGTCGTGCCGATGGGTCCTTGCGGACCTTGAGGACCGACTGGCCCCGCCACCCCCGTAGCTCCTGTCGCCCCTTGGACACCCGCTGGGCCGGTCGATCCCGTAGGACCGGCTGGGCCAAGAGGTCCCGGTGGTCCGGTCTGCCCGGTGGCTCCTGTGGTCCCCTGTGGGCCTTCTGGACCGGGAACCCCCATTTCCCCCTGTGGACCGGTGATACCTTGGTCTCCGGTCGCCCCCTTCGGCCCCGTGGCCCCCACAGGACCCTGTGGGCCAATAGGACCGGCTGGGCCGGTCGATCCCGTCGCTCCGGTAGCTCCGGGAGGTCCCGTGGCTCCAACCGCCCCCGGCACCCCCTGCGAACCCTGAGGACCGGCTGGCCCGGTGGACCCTTGAGGACCCGTCACTCCGGGCACCCCCTGCGGACCTTCAGGTCCATCCGCCCCGGTCTCCCCGGTGGGGCCTTCTGAACCGACTGGGCCTTGTGGACCTGTGGGTCCCGGAATACCCTGAGGGCCTTGGACGCCTTGTGCTCCTTGTTCTCCCTGCGGACCTTCAGGCCCCGGAGGACCATCTGGCCCCGGTGGGGGTTCGACAAACTCACCTTCGCCGTTCAGGTAGACCGAATCATCGTGGGGCAGTTCCAAGTCCGTCGTGGCAATCAGTTGCACGGAACTGACGATACCCGTGCTGGTCTCACCCTTCAGGTAGCCGGTCTCTAGGTCTCCGATAGCTTGCGCGTTGGGCAGGTCTATGTACGGTTGCTGGACCAGATACTTAGCAAAGACTGGCCGGTGCAGTTCGATGATCGTTTCATCCGTGATCGTCGCCGCGATCCAGTCACCGGATTGGATGGCTCGTGGCACCGTGTCCTGATAGCCACGTATCTCCAGCGTCAGGTCATCGCCTTCGACGGCTGTGCATCGAGCAATCTCAGCGTTGTCCGGATTGGGCATGCCGATCTTCGGCCACGCCGTGACGTTGAACGGAGGATCGGGGAATCGCTGACCGTGACCGGTCTTCAGACGAACAGTCTTCCCCGTTTGGGCGGGAGACGGGGGAACCTCTACAACCCCAACAGCAAGATTCTGATAATCGTCCATCGGCAGGCGGACTCCTTCACGCGGAACGGTATCAGCAAAGCACAAGTATACCGTAACCGGCCTGACCCACGATTAGTTTTGTTGGTGCAAGGTGCTCGTTGAATCGCTCTCTTCCCCCCCAGCGATCCGTGGGGCCGACCCATTATTTTAATCCGGCGATCAATTATTTTTTAATGACTTACCAACGATACCGTTCTATTCCGGCTCGATACACGTGCTCTCGCATCCAATCGCGTGACATGTGAACTTCGGCGCGTTGTCGTTTCCACTTCGGCCATTGTATCAGCACGGCGATCAGCAACAACATACCCAGTGCAGGGATCATTTGAGGTCTCCGACTTCTTGTGTACGAACCACCCGAACAGTAACTGGCCGGTGACCAGTATGATGGCCACGATCACGGTCGTCGCCTTGATGGGATGTCCACGCATCCAATGCCACAACGACGTCCACGGATTCTTGTGCCCCGTCAACCATCCGGCCAATCCCCAGCCAACAAAAATGCCGACGACTATCCAGACCGCCGTCATGTGGTATCAGATGATACCACCCACTCAGTCCTTCACGGGTTTCTTCTTCGGCTGGATGTAGACCGGTCGTTGCAGGTCAAAATACTCGATGATCACCTGCTCCAGCACCCAACTCACCGACTGGCCCCGCTTGTAGGCCAGCATCTTCAGCCCCTCCTTGACCTGTGGCGGAAGACCGTGGCCAATGCTGACTCGGATCAACCCGCCCGCCATGCGGGGGGCAATCTGCCGCCGACGCGGAGGCTTAGGCATCGTGCGGCTCGTCCAAGAAGATCAACAGCTTCTGCCGCTCCCGCTCGATATCCTGTAACCGCTGACGTGCCCCCGCTCTCGCCAATTCCATCACTTCGGCCTTGGCCGGTTTCTTCCCGCTGCCGTTCGTCATCTTCTTCTTGGTGGGTTCCGTCTTCTTGGGCCGTCCCCAATTCTTTGCCGCCGCGATCTTCTTCTTGCCTGCCGGGGTTTGTGTCCAGTGCTTTCGCTTAGCCATTCATCCTCCACAAAAAAACGAACCGGGATGGCCGGGACATTCGCCCCGCGCCACCCCTGCCCTGCCGCTTTGACTCCCATCTCGACGGCAAGGACTTCAGACCAGTTGCTTCACGCAGTCCAAGCACACCTTGAGACCGTGTAGCTCCTTCGTCTCATGCGCTTCCTCGCCGCACAAGAAGCACTTCACTGGCTCACCGAAGATGATGGCTGCGAGAAGTTCGTTGTCCGTCTTCGCCGCCGCGATCTTCTCGGCCTTGGCCTCGACCACCGCCGCCGTGTCGCCCCCGAAGAAGGCATCAGCCGCCGCGTCGATGACCGCCAGCTTCTCTTCCAGCTTCTCCACCACCGGGGCGGGGGTCACTGCCCCCGCCACCGCCGCGTCCACCGCTGCGATGCTGGCCGTCAGGGTGGGGACCTCCGTGATCCCCGCCTCCGCCTTGGCCACGCCCGCCAGCCACTCGGCCTTGAGACCGTAGTTCTTCGCGCAGTCCGGACCGAAGCCCACCGCGATAGACCGCTTGTCTTCGCCGTAGCCCACGGCCTTGTTGCAGAAGCAGCAGAGACCCGTCAGCTTGCCGTGCTCCTTGGCGACACGGGCGGGGTTCTCGCTGAACTCCTTGAGGAGAGCCGTCAGGGCGGCTGTGAACTCCGGGGCGGTCTTGGACGATTGCGTCCACTCACCGTTGGGGGTCACGCGACCGAACCACACCGCGTGCGGGTACTTGCCGCCGTCCGTGATGTTCACCGCGCCGACGTGCTTCGACTTCGCGCCGAGCAGGGCCAACTTGATGGTCTGGCCGTTGCAGACCAGCGTGATCTTCGGGAACTTCAGGTGCGCCTTCGCCGCGTTGAAGAGGGCGATGACGCCTTCGAACCCGCCGACGCTGACCACCGGACCTGCGACCACCGGAGACGACGCCACCACCTGAAACGCTGGGATCGTTGCACGGGCAATCAGGCGACCGATCCACGGCTCCTGCTTGGGGGTCAGACCGTTGTACTTCTTGTAGGACGCGATCAGGTCGGACGCGAACTTGGCGTCACGGGCCGAGAGGGAGGGAAGAAGACTGTGCAGCTTGGCGACTGATTCGTTGAGGTTCATAAGGCTCCTTGGGTGCCGCTCACTCCGTTGGGCGGCTGACGTAAGACCATTGTCTCATGTCAGGGGGTGGTTTGTCAAGCGGCCATTTCTTGGGCTTTTTCGGCCCAATTTAGCTGCCTTTTCCAGTATCCCCGCTGTTCCTCATTCCCCGCCGTCTGGAGCATGACCGTGGCCACCCACGCCTGCCGTTGCCGGTATCGGTCATGTGCCGTCGTCCTTCGGCAATCCGTCCGACAAAAATCCGGCCACCCACACTCCGCACAAAACTTGCCCTTCACGTCGCCCTCCATGGCCCTCTCCTATTTCTTCTTCGCCACCTTGCGATTTTCGAAAAACGACTCCATGTAGTCCACAATGGACGTGTATTGGGGATCGAGTTTCACCAGATCCTGCACCAGTTTGAACCACGCTTCAAACCCGGCTTCAGGATACCCCAGACTTACCCACTCGTACTTCCACACCCGCTCTCGCTCGACCTTCTCTGCCAGCCGCTGCCGGTCTTCCATCTCTTGGAAGAGCAGATCCTGTTCATCCTTGTAGCTCATGGCTCTTGGCGTCTACTCCCAGCCCAACAGACGCTTCACCGGCTCGACGGCATCGTCATACCGACGCTTCTTAATCGTCTTCAACCCCGGCTCCACCAACTCGCCCAGCATCTCCATCATCGTCCACACTCGACTGTGCAGATGCGATCCCTTCGCCCTCGACCCCCGTCGCTCCGACTTCAGCTTGGCCACTTCCCCACGCAGCCGCACCAACTCTTGACGTTCCTGTTCCGATAACTGCATCGGTCGCAGTTTGATCAGCATCACGTTCTCCTTTACGGTTTCTCGATGTCCCGGTGCTCGACCGTGACGCCCAACTCCTGCCCCAACTTCTCCGCCAGAAACACACTCCGATGATGGCCCCCTGAGCACCCGATCCACGCCTCTTCGATGCCCGGTGTGGTCACCTGATCCCTGACGTGGGCGTACTTGGCGTCGAAGTTCGGCGTCTTCATCACGTCTGCCTGCACGTCAGGGTCCGTGCCGTTCTTGTCTCGGAGCGTTTGATCGTGGAAGGGATTCCTGAACATCCTCCGGACATCCACCACCACAATCCCTGCCACCGCCACCGGCCCGCCGTTGTGGCGGAACCCGAATGACACGATCTTCTTCAACACCGCCGCCCTCCTTGGCAACTGATTGCACCGTTAGTCCCGGTAGACCACCAGCCACTTGCCGTTGCCGTCCGTGTACTCAACGTACTGGACTTCGCCGTTCGCCGCCGTCAGAGCATTGTCCTTCTTCCACGTGATGCCCTCGTACTGGAAGGTGTCTGGCCAGTGCCGAGAACTGAACTTCAGCGTCTCGTCCACGTGGATGCCGACCGTCTTGGCCTCTGCCGTCCACTTCAACAGGTTGTCGTCTTCAACGTTTGGCATGTGATCCTCCCCACTTGATGGTGGCCTTGATGGCCTTGCTCGTCGGCGTGATTTCAGGCGACACGCTCATCTGATGGAATCCGATGGCCATCATCGTCACGCCTGCCGCCAACGCGATAGCTCCGTATTTCGGAGCCACTGACGTGCAGCTTCCGTAGTCCACGCTCACGCTGGACGTGGTGTCCTGCACGCAATACGTATCTCCGAGAATGTAATCGTTGTGCCCCTGCGGGAGAACCAATGCCACGCCAGCAAGTGTCACGACCAATCCAGCGATGGCTAGCTTTCGACCGTGTTCCTGAGCAACCGGAGTCGGTTGCGCCTGCGCCACATTCTTACGGATCCACGTATTGAAGCACTCCGTGTGTTGCTCCAGAAAGTCCATCCGTGCCCACTCGGCCTCCGTCACCGACACCTTGGTCAGGTCCCCGTTACACAGGACAACGGCTCTTGGTTCCTGCGTCTCCTGCGCCCACGCCGTCCCTCGACCCATCACCAGACTGGCCCCCGCCATGGCCAGACTCACCACCACCCACCACACTGTCTTCTTCACGCGCTTACCGGCTCCTTTTCTGCTGTAATGCTGCCCTGACTTCCACCACCGGGATGGACCACTCGACCATCGTGGTCGGATCATCCGGCTCCCGCACCATCAACCCGATGCCACACCCCTTCGTGTGGCCGTCCTGCACGAACGGCAGGGAGATGACCTCCATCAGCTTGCCCCGCACCCATCGCTTGGCGTAGGGCTTGTAGCCTGCCGCTACCAGTGCCTGACACGTCTCCGATGTCGGAGACGGCTTCAACTGCTCTGCTCGATCCCTCACTCGCATCGAGACAAGAATGTGCTTCTCTGTCCACTTCAAGTGCTCACCCTTTTGAATCAGCTTTTTGCACTCGATGCAACCCACGTTACCCGGCACCGACGTCCACCCGAACCCTTGATTGGCGGCATCGAGTCCACACAGCGTCTGCCACCATCCTGAACGACTAAAACACTGATGCGGTTTCATGCGATCCTCTGCTCCCCGAGTGGCCGGAGACCCACCAACGCTGGGTCCACCTGTGCCTCGACTTCTGCCATCACCCCATGCACCCGTGCCTGCCCCCACAAGGATGCCATATGCGACCGGTAGGTGAGTCTGGACATGCACCCCCTGCGGTAGCTGTCGCCAGTGGACATCAAGGCTCTGGCCAGCCGCTCCGCCGTTTCTTCCCGCCCCCACGGCATCTTGAACGCCATGGCCTTAATCCTCGTGGCGGTTGTTGAACCGCCGCATCTCGCCACCCATGGTGCCCAGCGACGTGTTCAGGCCCGTGCAGAGACGGAACGCCTCCGCCAGCTTGTCGCCGTAGATGTTCGTCTCCGTGTGCAGGACCTTGACCTTGGCCCCACGCACCCGCGAGAACTCCACGTCATACAGATCCAGCCCATTGAGCGTGACCCGAACAGCGTTGATGCCATCCTTGGCGAAGCCGCTACCGGGCAAACGGAAGGACAGAGTGTTTTCGCTGCCGATGAAGTTCTTGGCTCCGGTCATCACCGAGAACCGTCGCCCACCAAGCTGTTCCAGAATCGTCTTTGCGACCGTCATGTCTGTCATACCCAACTCCTTTGGGACTACCTTACCCACCCAGTATCGCATGAGGGGGAGGAGTTTGTCAACCCCCTCCCCCTGCAATCGATTTCACGCCGCCTTGACGCTGACCAGACTCGGACGCTTACCGAAGGCGAAGGACTTGTCATCCTTGCTGACTTCGAAGGTGGCCGTCACCGTGATGGTGTTCTTGACCTCCACCGCCGCCTTGCTGGGGACCGTCAGCCACACGCGGGCGTTGTTCTCCAGCTTGAGGAGCATCTTCGACTGCCAGCCGTAGTAGCCTTCGACCTGCTTGATGCTCAGGATGACCCCGGTGACCGTCTGGCGACCCGTGGGGGCGTCTCCCTTGACCTCGGTGGCCTCTGCCGCCTTGCCTGACGCCATCTCGATGTCACGGGCGATGGACTTGATGACCGCCGCCACCTGACGCTCTGAGAGGCTTCCGTAAAGGTTCAGCTTGCTGATGACGTCGGCCACGAAGGTATTCTTCGCGTGGACTTCGTTCTTCGCCTGCTCGACCGCCGCCGCGAACTCCGGATTCGCCGCGAGGAACGCCGTGCGGGCGACCCAAATCTTCATCCGCTTGTGACCGGCTTCCGCCTTCGCCTGAAGCTGCGCCAGCTTGAAGGCGACCTGATTGCGGAACCCGAGACGCGCCGTGCAGTCCGACCCGAAGACCACCACGTCGCCCGTGGGGAGGTGCTTGGTCGCCGTGATCCAGCGCACGCGACCGTTGCCGCAGTGAACGCAGTGGTGAATCTTCTTCGCGTAGTCCGCGCCGAAGGTGGCGATCATCTCGTCCTGCCAGAACTTGATCTCGGCTTCGAACGCTTCGATGCCCTGCCCGTAGTAGGCGGGACGCTTGTTGTCAAGATAGTCTACGACCTCGTAGTGCGCGGGTTCGAAGTGCGTCGGATTGTGGACCGTGGGTGTGTGTGCCATAACTTTGTTGTCCTCCATGACCTTACAGAACAAGTATACGCCCAATCACTCCATTTGTCAAGTGGTCTATAACCCCTTATTTCTCAAGGGTTTAGAGTCAGGGAATTCGACGTGGGCCTGCCGCCGCCGCCTCGACTGCTCCCGGTCGTGCTGCCAGCACTTGCTCCGCCCCTCAGGGGCCACACGCCCACACCGCTGGGGGGACAGGTGCATCAGGGTGCTGAATGCACACCGCTTGAACCCCTGCCCGTCCCGGCCCCGTCTGAACACGGTCTCTGTGCAGCGTTTGTCCCGCTCGTGCGTGAAGTTTCTCACTTGGATCAATCCTTCACGTAGGTCATCAGGCGAACGTGTTCGCCTTCGTCGTTGTCCGCGTCCCGCTTGCGTTCGTAGGGACGGCTCTGATAGCCGCAGGAGCAGACGACCACCCACGTAGTTGGCTTTACGCCCTGCTTCTTGATGTCAGTGTGATGCTGTACCATGTCCTTCATGCCACCCTCCTGCACTTTTTGCACGTCACTGCGGCCTTCACCGTGGTCGTATCCACCGACCTCCACCGCTTTGTGTGCCGCCCAGCTTGGCACGCCGTCTTGAAGGGCCGACGAACATCGGGGACGAAGTGGACCGGGCGAATTGTTGCTACCATCGAATCCTCCATGACCTTACCCACCCAGTATGACACCACTAGCCCAGTTTGTCAAGGACCAAATTCCCCTGTTTTTGCTAGGGAATTTGGCCCTTTTTGAGGCTCAGCGCAGGTAGTTCGCGCCGAAGGTGGTCACCGCGTCTTGACCGGCGTTCACGAAGATGGACCCTCGGGCGTGCTTGGCAGGAGCCTTCCAGCTTGCCGCCTTGAGGATGGCTCCGTCCGCGATCCGGACGAAGCAGAACACCGACCGCTGGCTGTCCGTCTTGACGATCTTGGCGTTCTTCTGACCGGCTTCCACCGTCAGGACCGGGGGCGTCACCCGCGAGTAATTGTGGGCGAAGTCCGCGTTGATTTTGGCTTGCGTGGCCGCGACGAAGGCATCGAGGGCGGCGTTGAACTCGGGAGTGGCGTGTTTGACAGTCAATGTATCCTCCATGACCAGACCAGTATGACACAGGAGGATTAGTTTGTCAAATGCACTTGATTGCCACTCAGTGGTGGACGGTTATCAGCCCCAGCCAGCCCAGCACCGTGAAGACCAGCCCCCAGAACAGGCCAATGAACAGGCACCCGAACGGGGCCAGAAAAATAGCCTTGCTGAACTCGTTGTTCATCTCCGTGATCGGATGAATCCGCTTCTTCGCCATCAGTGCCTCCACAACCACGGTAGGTCTTCGACCACGCCCCAGAACACGCCGAGCACCACCCCCGCCAGCAAGATCATCGGGGGCCAGATCAACCACCACGGCTCCAGCCTAGTCGTAGGCGACTTTTTCCGCGACACGGGTCAGGGCCTCCATCTGCTCAGGCGTCAGGTTCAGTTCCTCCGCCTTGTTCAACAGGGCGGCTGCTGCGTTCCTTGCCGCTCTCCATGCCGACCAGAAAGCCACGGCATCTGACGCCGGGTCTTCTTGACCTTGCTGCTGGCCGAATTCCACGGCCACCCGATACGCATTGTCTTTTTCCAACCGATCCAGATACTTCATCGATACCCCCACCACCATGCGATGGCTTTCGCAATAAACCATGTAAGCACCACCACGAGAAGAATCAACGTCATCCACTCTCGTTGCCTCATGACCTGACATCCACCTTAGCAAGAGCCTGCTGCACCGCACACCCTTCGCTAGGGGGGTGGGCATCTCTCGCTCCTGACCATGACACCGCGCACTCCTGACAGCGGTAGTGCGGTCGCTCGTTAGGATGGGGAAACGAGTCATGCTTGATGCCCCACTTCAACACCATGGCTCGACTGGCCTCCCGACCCCGCTGAAATCCCCGCTCCTCGGCCTCACGCTCCACCATCAGGAGACGTTCCACGGATTCTGGCCGCACCCGTTTCATTCCCTTGTTCTTCAGGGCATCGGCTTTCCGCTGGCAGATCCGCAGATCCACCCGGTCGTGCTGCTCCAATGTCTTCCCACAAATCAGACACCGCTTGACACGTCGTCCTGATGCTTCACCGGGTTCACCAGTGGCTGACCCTTGTACAGAATTTCCTTGGCGAGGGGGAACAACGCCCATGCAAACACTCCCATGATAGCAAGGTCGTCATCGGGTCCGGGCACGATGTCCGCGAACTCCGTGCCGTCCTGTCGCTGCACTCGGACCAGACACCACGTCTGGCCATACCGATCAATCGCTGTCCATCCCATCAGTCTTCCCAGCCTCTCGCCCGTGCCCGCTCGTACGCTTCGTTGAACGGATCGCTCAGATACTCCGCCCGCTCCCGGCACGTCATGCACCACACCTGATCCTCGTAGACGTCGGGGTTGCGCTCCGTCAGAAGCTCCACCGTTTCCACCGTCTCTGACTCCACCGGCTTCTCGCACTTCTCGCACGAGACGAAGATCGGCGTGTCTTCAAAGTCGTCGCAGAGGGGGAGGGTCATCTTGTCAGCGTCGTATCGGTTCAGGGCCATAAATTTCGCTCCTCCATGAGCAGGAACCCATTGTCGCACAGGTCCTAGCAGTTTGTCAAATCAGGGCAGATACCTACTCAGAAGCTGTTCTTCATCGCTAACCGGCCCCTTATCGACCACCCGGCTGACGTACCAGAACCCGTAGGTGTTTGTGGAGAAATACTTCAACTCCACCACGTCTCCGACGTCGCCGTCCTTCATCTCTCGGGGGGTCATGTGCATCGTGGTCAGGTGGGACGGGCCATCCGTCTTGACCACGAAAAACTGGCCTTCTTTGTAGAGCACTTCGCCTGTCAGTGTGCGATCCATGACCCTAGTGTCTCACACCCAGCTTTAATTTGTCAAGGACTCTAAGTCTTGTCCCTTCTAGTAGTTAGAGCCTTCCAAATGACGCGCAACACGTTGAACGGCCACAGCACGGTCGCCCAGAACGTGTCGCGCTTCATTATCAACGTCTCCGACCAAACCACCAACCAATAGCACCACCGACTAACGCCGCCACCAGCGCAACCGCAATTGGGATCAGCACATCAGCAGCAGTCATGTGCCGCTACCCAGATGCAAGAACCCGTCATCGTGCAGGAGCTTGGCCACGTATTGCACCCGAGCTTCATCACACCACTCTCGGATGTATTCGTATGGAGAGAGTTCAAACACCACGAAGATCGGGCGATTGCCGTGTCGTGACCCCATCCAATCTGGAGCACCGTGTTCGTACGCCACCATCGGTGGTGGACGCATTCCCGGCTCCAAGAACCGGATTTGGCACTCAATTGCACGACCCCGCCACGCTTTCAACTCAGTGTCATCGTTGTAACTGGGACCGGCTCCACCGTGTCGTGACTGCCAGAACCACGCCTTGCACCACAGAGCTTCTGGCGTGTACCACCAGTCGATTTCTCCACCCTGCGAGGGATCATCGGCTTCCACCCACGTATCGTTCACCCAAATACAACCGGGGGGTTGGATGTCCGGATTACTGCCTCGATAACTCGCAGCAGTACACCGCTCCCAGTCCGCTCCATGCACAAACAGCAGGGCACCGTCACCCAACTCCTCGTGCATGATCTTGAGCATTTCGTTGACCTGCTTCGTGCTGATGGTCGGGTTTTGACTCCCGGTCATCTCCCAGCCACCTGAGAACCATGCGGCCTTGCCGTAGCCTGCGAAGACTCTGGTCTTTCGGCGTAGCTCTCCATCGTACAGGCCAAGGTCGTCCACGTTGTTGCCGGTCGTCAGGAACACCAACGGCAGGAACCCATGGGCGATCACCTCATCGACCAACGCCTTCATCAGGTCCATGCGCTGACGCCAGTCAGGGATCGAGAAGCCCTTGTACCCCGGATACACGTGTCCATCAGGAGTCTGGAGCACGATGGCGTTCAGACCCATCCGCTTCTTGATGGCGTAGGTCTGCTTGCGATCCTCTGGCGTCACTTCATTCGCGCAGAAGTACGCCGGGTCAAAGACGATGCGTCCCACGTGGTCCCGATGACCACAGAAGTTCGCTCGTATCATCGACTGATCGGTGGGAGGAATCACCGGAGGCAGGGGTCCCGGACCCGGCCCCGGACCGGGACCCGGTTCCATAGCACGGCGCATCGCCGCAACCATGCGTGTGTTCATAACCTACTTCTCCGAGCAGATGAAGGCGTACGCCACGTGCGGCTGGTTGGCATCGAAGTCGGACGGCTTCACGATGATCAACCCGTCCTGCTTGTAAAAACGTTCCCACGCGCCGATCACGGCGGGATCATTCGGACGGCACTCCCACCCTCCGAGCGGATTGATCGACAAGAACACCGTGCCCTGTGGTGATTCGCCTTGTCCAGAGAGCGTCGTGCCAGCATCCGGACCTTGGTCGTAACTGTAGCGGAGCGGATTTTCAACATGCACCGCAAACGACCCATCGTGCAGGTCCACCAACTGGCTAGCGTTGAACACGGCTCTCGCGGCCATCGGACCAGCTTGCGCCGTCACGGTGCGTGTTTCTTTCTTCGCCTGCGGTTTCTTCGCCGGAAAGTGCATCGGGTCATCCGGTGGTGGAACATCTGACGCGGGATTGTCCTTCTTCATGTGAGGCTCCTTAACTTTGAATGACGATGGGTCGTGCCAGTCCGCTCCGATCACTTCCCGCAGGGTTGTCCAACGTCACATGCAGATCCCCGTGCAGCAGTTCCACGACACACTTAACGCCCGGATTGTTGCGGTCTTCAACTACGACACGCCAGTTCGTTGTTGGCGTGAGCGTCTTGTCGTAGGACGTGATGTTGACACCGGGTTTGTTCATGGGCGGCTCCACAGGGTTGGGCGGTTTGACTGGATCAGGCGGCGTAGGCGGCGTAATAACGGAGTGTACTGGTTCCAGCGTCCACTGCTCCGAGAACTGAATCTGATACGGACCTTCTGGACCGGGGGACACCGTGACTCCACGGCCACTCGGCGTACATGCGAGGACGGGTCCAATCTGCGAGTCCACGTTGGTCGCACGCAAAATCTTTCCCGTGGGCACATCGAGGATGATCGTTCCCGGTAGACCGCTCACCGTGTTGTCCGCTTGCCCCGACGTGAAACGTCCACGGGTCATCGGACGAAACAGATGCGTCGTGCCATCAGGGGCGGTCGTCGCCATGTTGCCGTAGCTGCCGGTGCCATTGACCACGGGACCGGCCAACCACAACGGCTCGTGGCTCACGACATCGGCCCATCCGCTTGCGGGTGGCGCAAGTTCCACCGGCACCGGGATCATCTCGGTGCCAATCACGCCAAGGGCCAACGACAGGCGCGTCTTCGTGTACTTCCAAATGTCACTGGCATTGATCCAGTAGACGGTGAAGCCCCACTCGGCGGCTTCGATGAACGTGGTGTTGTTGCCCCACTTGGGACCGAGAGCCGCCACACGAATCTGGCCCTGCACAAAACTGTCCGGGCCGAACACGTATAACTGGTCATCGTCCCAACTACCGTAGGCCACCGCCCACGTACCGTGTGACGATGCTCCGCTCTGGAAGATGGCCGCATGCGGCAGCACTCCGGTCCACGTGCGACCATCCGTGGCCTTGACCTCAGTGGTGGCTCCGGTCACACACGTGAACAGCGTTTCTGCATCGTTCCAGCAACAGCCGTAACGATACCCGGCGGCACGTGGTTCGATCTTCGCTCGTTGCGCTAACTGGTCAGGCGTGTACCGTGTCATAGGTCGCCCAGTCTGGAAGGAAAATTGCCCCGGACTTTCTCGGCGTTGTGCCGGGGCCGTAACAACGGGCTAAGCGAATGGCAGTACGCTTCCGAGCAGGGAGAACTTACTTCTTGCGACGACGGGCGTAACGGGCACCAGCGAGTAGCCCGCTACCGAGAAGCATCATCGATGCCGGTTCCGGCACCGCTGTCGGACCAACGTCGAACGGCGTTGGAACACCCGGAGGCAGCGGAGTACCGATGAAGTTCGCATCCGTCAGGGCCGTCCCATACTGGAAGCGAACGCCGGTGATCCCCGTCGCCGGATTGAACCCGACTTGCCCCTGCAACGTGAACGTCACGACGCCACGGAGCAGCGGAGCAGCCAAGACTGCCGGATTGGCCCCACCCGAAATGCCGTTCGGGATGCTGACCATGCCGAAGTTCAGGCCGTTGACAGCAACCGGGTCGGACAAATCGGGGCCAAGGAAATTGGCGTTCCCGAAAATGCCGAGTCCCGAGCTACTGATGCCGAAGTCGTAGACGCCCAGCGGATTCGCCGCCGATGCGAACTCGCCACCGACATTCAGGTTGGCTCCACTCGGGCACGCTGCCGCGCCTGCGCCACAACTATTCGGATTCGTGATGGTCGTCGTGGCCGACGTGATCGCTGAGACGTTGCCCAAGCTGGACAACACCGCGTTGTTCCCGTCGAAAAACACGCCGGTCAGCACATCCACCGGGATCACCGCTGCGCTCCCGAAGTTGCCCAACTCGATCCGCAGCAGGCCACCACCAAGATCGGTGATACGTGTGGCTGCTGCCAAGGTGCCCGATGAACCCACGAACGTGATGGACGCCGCCGATGCCGACGCTGCGAAGATCCCTACCATAGCCACTGCAAGAACGAACTGGAGAGTCTTCTTCATGTGTGCTTGCTCCTCTGTCTTAGGGAACGAACCCCCTCCCCTAGAAAGAGGGGGGACGTGGATACTACCACGCCCCCCAATGGTTTGTCAAATGCAACCGATTGCAGCAGATTTACTCGACGTAGGTGGGTTCACCGATGTCTTCCCACTCCCACATCCGTGTGCCCTCCACGTTCTCCAGTCGCTGCTTCGTCACCGTCGCATGGCCGTAGACCGTCTGATATTCGTCCACCACCTTCCGGGCGAAGGCAAGAGCGTCCTTCTCCTTGAGGAAGACTTCGAACATCGACTGCTCGTCTTGGTCTCGGTCGTGCTCGTAGATGTAACCCGCTTCAGTCTGCTCACGGGCCTTCCGAGCTTTGGCGGCATCGGTCAACACCCACCACTCGACCTCGTAACGTTCTTTGGTGAGCCGCGCCATTACTGGGTCACCGCGTAGAGCTTCTTGCCATGGAGATAGCCGCCTGACTGGTCCACGTGGTCCCACGTCTTGTCCCGGCCACAGGCCATCCCGTGAAAGTAGCCGCCGTTGTACGTGATGCCTAGTGCCCGCACATGACGGTCGAATGCCATGGCGTCTTCCTCCGTCGTGAAGTAGGCAATCCCGAAACAGATCCGGCTGTCGTACTTCACCGGGGTGGGTACCGCTGTCGTCTTCTTCTTTGCCATTGTCTCTCCCTCCAGAAACTCCTCCATGAGTTTCCGACTCTACTGATCATATCACACAGCTTTGGGATTTGTCAAACTTGACAAACCTGAGGGGCCTATGATATGATCCATGTGTACGCTCAAGGAGTGAGCAATCAAACCAAGGAGAAAACATGGCTTTGAAGTTTGCTCGTCGTCGTTCTTCAAATCTGGCACCAAGGAAACGTCGCATCATCGTCCAGCGTTACAACGCCATCGATCACTTCGGGGATCTGTCGGCCCGCAAGAAGGCCGCTGCTGCTGCCGCCCGCAAGCTGGGCCACGACATGCGCTCGTGGGTGCGTCGGTCCAATGACCCGGCTGGCCGGTGGAACTCGTTCTGCGTGACCTGCAACAAGCTGGCCGTGGTCTGCACGGAAGCCCCGGAGGGGTTCGAAGAGATGTACGGCACGGCACTCAAGGAGGGGTGCCTTACATCGGGGTCGTAAGACCTCGCTCCGTCGCCACCAGACTCAACTCGGGCTGGTAGTCTGGCTGGTCTTCCTTCGGCTTGAGCTTATCCACGCTGGCGTAGACGCTCTGGGGGATCATGAGGGTCGGGATCCGATACAGGCCCCACAGTTCCCGTCGCATAGTCAGGCCGAAGGCCACACCCGCCAACGCATCCGCGCAGTCCTTGCTCCCGCCCGGTGGGTGGTCCACTCGCCCGTGCTTCGTATCCTTCTCCAACATCAGCATCTCTCGCTGAAGCTTCGGCATGATCGGGGCGTTCAACCGGCCTTCATACACGGCAGTCTTCAAGAAATCATAGGGCCTGCACGGCACTTCATCCATCGACTGGTGGCCCGTGATCAATCCCTGCTGCCTGAGAATCTGTTGACTGTCGCTCGACTGAAATTGATCGAACGTCACCCAGATGATGTTCAGGCCCATCTTCTTCAGGACGATGATGACCTCTCGGATCTTGCTCAGAAGGATTTCACAGTTCTTCGGGGGACGGACCTCCAACACCCCATCGATCCAGATGTTCGGCATGTAGGCGGGCTGGCCTTGGTCGCTGGACACGTTCTTGAAGTTCGTAACCGTGCCGATGGCTAAGCCTGCACTATCTCCGGAGAGGGCTAAGTCACAATGCGCGAACCTCGGCACCTCGGGGTTCCAGAAGTTGCGTTTCAAGAGCGTCAGCCGCTGGTTCACGAAGTCCACCACAGGCTGGCTGAAGATCGACTCTCGTTCCATGAAGGAGTGATGCACCTTGTCCACCTCCAAGAAGAAGGGGTGGCGGGCCAGTGTGCTCACGCCTGCAATTTCTCTCAGCGCATTGATGACATCCTTTTCGAACTCGGTTCTGAACTCTTCGGGGACGGCCACCACCAACGGACGATCCTCGTCGGCCACCTCATCGTCTTCGTCCATGATGCGTGGCTTGCGCGTCAGGTCGCCTGCGAAGACCGAGAACCATCCTTGATTCCCGAAGTCATCCGGCTTGATGTCCCAGACGCGGCGGTCGTAGACGAAGATGCTGGGGTCCCGCTCTGCCTCGGCCACCTTCTGGTCCGTGAACTGGCCGGGGTACTTCTTACTGGACACCAGACAGAGAATGCCGGGGAGCTTGCCGTTCTCCATGAAACGGCTCTTCCGGCGTCTGGCGATGCTGTTGTAGAGGAGAATGGCTTGGTCGTAAGTGCCTCGGTCCACGGCCACCCGCGACTTCTCAACCACGGCCATGTAGTTCAACTCGTCAATCAATCCGCCCATGACGTTCTGGCCGATGGCGGCAGTCTCTGAGCCTGAGACCGGCACGACCTCCACGCGGTTCGGGAACACCAACCGGCTCTGCAAGTCTCGCTGGAAGGGGTAGTGCTTCAGGAAGTAGGGACTGCCCTCGATCATGTTCCGGAACCGTTGATAGTCCACGCCTCTGGCCAACTGCATGGTCATCGACTGAAAAATCAACATGATTTCAGATGACGGGTCCAGCCCGAACTGCTTGTGCGGACTTCTCATGCAGGACAGCAGATACAACTGATAGGCGTTCGTGTACAGAGCCAGCGTGGTCTTGCCTGACCCGATACCTCCGGTCATGACGGCTTCCACGTACGTGCCGTTGTTCAACTCCTCGGCAGCTTCCAGCACACCGGGATAAATCTCCGCCTGCTTATTCAGGTAATGCGTGGAGCAGATGAACTCCTTGATGCCCACCGGCTTCCACTTATACTGGGCGAAGTCTTGGATAACCGTGGAGGACTGGCCCCGGAGTTCTTCTTCGACGTGGACGACCATCTGAGCGTAGAACATGGCCCGCTCGTTGAGGTCAAGGATCTTCTGGCCCGCGAACCAAATCTTCTCGGCGTGATGGTGGCCAAGGTACTGGCGGAGGTACAGGTGGGCACGCTCGTTCACCACATCCAGATGTTCTTGGCTGGTCTTGTGGGCGACCAGACTCTTGCCGTTATCTCCCCGTTTGAAAGTCAACATGACGAATCTTGTGGATACGCATCGGTGGCGGCGTCTCGCACTTCGGACAGTAACACTGTTTGGCGGTCGCTTCCGGTGGTCCCGCCCACCACGTACCGAGCACGATGGACGCGGCATGCCACACGTGCAAGCACTCCGGGCAAACCAGCACAATTTCCAATACTTTCGGTAGTTTTTTCTCTTCCTTGAAAATCAACATGTCCAAGCAAGCACAAGCAAGCACAAGCAAGCATTTTCCAAGCAAGCACAAGCAAGCATCATCGCCCCGGCAGAGGAATCTTCCGGGCGTCAAAGATTTGCTCGACCGTACTGACCGCTTCGAAGACCTGCCGCTGAATATTTGTTCCGTCAGGAAGGGAGACCTGCTGGGTCGCCCCGCGCATCGCGGTAGAAGTCACCGGTCCCTTGAAGTCATCGAGTCCCAAATCAAAGCGAATCTTCTGTAAATCGAGCAGAAGTTGCCGATAGGTCAGGATGACTTCGTTGGTGGCCGGGTGGACGAACTTCCCTACCTGCTCCTTCTCTACAAGGGTGAGGACTCGTTGCTGCTGGATGTCGGACAACGCCTCCATGCGCTGGAGGACACTGACGGAGATATGTCCGAGCACTTTACTCGGTTGGGCAGCGACGGCCACGATCTGCTTGGCCATCTCTGGACCAAAGGCTCCCTCTGCCGCCTCCATACGGAGACGGTTCAGTTGCTGAGTGAGGGTCTTCTCTGCGACGTCTTGGAACTCACCCCAACCCACGGGCAAAGGTTGCTGAATCTCTCGGGCCAGCGTCATCGCTGGCTTCCCTTGCATCAGATGATTCAGAATCTTCTGGAACCGTGCTTCGCCCAACGCCCTCAGTCGTTCGAACGGTGGTCTGCCCGCCATGATCCATCACCCTTGTCAACGACTCACACGCAGTCACGATGGCTTCGGACAGAACATCCGTGCATCGTTCGCACGCTTGAATCGAGTAGTTCCGGAGTTCTCCAACGTTGATGTTGGCTTCGTTGATCCGCCACGCGGACTCTGACGACCCGCACAGTTGACACCGTGCAGTGCTCATGCTTTCTCCACGCGATCCGGCCTGTACCGAGTGTTTTGGCCATCAAACATCCAGTGCCATGTGCCGGGATTTTTACTCTCGGTATAGGCACGAGTCGTCGCCCAGAACGTGTCGCTGCCATCAAGATTGACCTTGAGGTTAACGTTACCCGTCTCTTGACTCCAGATGCGAATCACTTGGGCCGGGAGAACATCTCCCTCGTGAACCTCACTGCCGACGTGGGCCTGCGCTCCCACCGTCCACGTGCCCTCTTCCATCGCTTGGGCAATGGATCCCGGCGTCGTCCTTCGCCGGTTGATTTCCTCGGCATCCTTCGCACTGAGCACGTAGTAGACGACCCTACCCGGCACCAGCCCATCCATGGTATGCTCTCCCTCCAAAGATTTTGCACTCAGTTGCAGAAAGCAGTCGCCCGGTGGGTTCGGCTCCCCAGCAGACGCGGTGAGAAGACTCTCCCATCCTCACATCGTCTACAACCTAATCCCATCGGGCGACCCAGCCCCATCCTACTGCGGGGCCTAACCTCTCGTCAAATTCAATTCGCCTTCGCGTTGTAAATCCTGTCTAGCACCGCGAATTGCTTCTCTGACAGCGTACCTTTGGCATCGAAATCTTCACCGATGCTTTCCAAGAATTTCTCTTCCCACTGAGTCAGGGGTTTGGTGGGCGCGGTCAATGCATTGAGCATCGCTTGGATGACTAGCTTGCGATTGACCGGGGGCATAGAAGACATCAGGTTTTTCTGGAAGGGCTTGATAAAAGTGGCAGAAGATCGCCGTGCCTGACATCTCTAGGGGTGGATCCAATTTACGATACGTACACCAGCCTCTCTCGGAATACGCTCGTGTCCATCGGTTGTGCGCCCAGATACCCCAATCTTTCTTCCAGAACTGGCAATCATGGCAATTGGGCATGGGAAAGCCCGCACTCTACCACAGAGCCTACATCAAGTCCAATTGTCCTATGGATCTAGAGAGAAATCCCACGCAGTGGTGCCCTTCGAACGAGGTCTGCCACTGCGTGGGCCTTGCTGGGGAGACTTACTGCTTGCGGGCCTTCAGCTTACGTGCGAAGAGTGCCAGCCCGCTGCCGAGCAACACCATCGACGTCGGCTCCGGAACCGTGGAGGCCGTCGCGTTGATGGTGCCTGCGAGGTCACCAACACCGCTGCGGACTGCCGTACCGTTGACGCCCAACGCCGGGTTCAAATTCGAGAACCCGAAGCTGAACCCACGCGGCGGATTGAGCGTGCCGAAGATGGCCGACGTGCCCGAGAACGAGTCAGGCGGCTGACTGGACTGGAGCGTCGGGTTCGTTCCGCCGATGCTGCCCTGAAGCAGGTCGGTGAAATTAACCGTCAGCAAGTTCAGACCAGCGTGAGCACCCGTGCCGGTGAACGAGAACGTCCCAGAGAACGCCTCACTGAATGACGTACCGACGACCTGAGCGGTCCCGATGCTGTTGGCCACCAAGTTCAGCACGTAGGTATCCGTGGTCGGGATCCCACCACAACCGGCCACGGCACAGAACGCCGGGTCGATGGTGACGCTGACGGTCTTGTTGCCACTGATGGTGGCCGTGGCTCCATTCCCGGTAATCGTGAACGGCGTGTTGAACCCACCAGACTCCGTGAACTGGAGAATGGTGCTGGCCGACGCGAGTGCGGGGACCGCGAGAAGTGCGACTGCGAGAGTGAGAGTCTTGAACTGCTTCATTGTGAACTTCCTCCTATTGCCGACAATAGTACCCGAGTGTCATGACAACTACTTGACGACGACCGAACCCCTAACTTAACACACTTGTCAAACGTTTGTCAAGTGGGGTGTTTTCCTACGACAAAGCCGCAATGTCTTCGGCGCGTGGTCCCTTGGGGTTGTCTTGCACCATGAACGTCACTGACTGGTGCATCTTCAGGGTGTCCCACTCACGACATGCGGTTCGATGGAAAAAGTATTCTGTGCCCTTCTGATCCCGGATGAAGCCAAAGCCTTTGTCCGGGAACACTCGGACGACAATCCCCGACTGACGATCTTCCTTGCCCACAACGCCTCCACCAACAAAAAAGTAGAGGGCGGCTTACACCGCCCCCTTCCGTGCGTAACGTTTACCGCTTCGGCTGTGGCCGTCCGGGTTCCGGTTTGTCTCCGGGCCTGACGGGACCACCACCGGGACCACCGGGACCAGCCGGTCCACCGGGGCCTCCGGGTCCGATAGGTCCACCCGGACGTCCGGGACTTCCACCCGGTCTGCCGGGGCCACCCGGTAGTTCGTGATCGGGATGGGCCGGTGGAGTCGTTTCCGGTGGGGACGTGGGATCCGTGGGTTGTTCTGGTGTCTCAGCCATTCATGTGCTCCTTTTATACGGCGGGGGAGCCACAGTCTACGCTGCTTGACCCTATGCAATCAAGTGCCAAAAGAAAAACATGGTTGGGCGGGCTGCGGAATGACATCCTCACCCTGACCCAACCACCCCTCGGGCGTCAGTTGCCGCCCGAATTTCTTACGCTTCGACCGGCGCGACCGTGATGTCATAGGACGGGAAAAGCTCCGCGATCCGTTTGAGCATCGGTTCGAACCCAGTCGTCTCGATCACTTCGTCCAGACTGAAGGGCTTCGGGACAGAAATCGTCCCGCCGACGTAGCCCATGCAGATATTTTCGATAGCCACGGCATCGAATTCCGTGTGAAGCTCACCCTTGGCCTTCGCCAGAGCCTGCGTCACAATCTCCGCCTGATCGGGCTTGAGCTTGAAGTTGATCTTGACGAACTCGTCCGTCGTCTTGATCTTCTTGTCGCCGCCCTCACCGGTCTCCTTGGCTTCCTTGATGATGGCCAAGAGTTCCTTGACCGTCAGCTTCTCGGCCTTCGCCACCCACTCGTCCACGTTGTCCACCGTGAGGACGGGGGCCAGATCCTTGAGCTTGGTCCAGCCCAGATGACTGACCTTCTCCCACGGGATCATCTTGGTGACGAGGTTGTCGTAGATGGAGACGAGGTAGCGGGCCTTCCGCCCTTCGAATCCATACTTCTCCCGCACGAAGTCATCGAACAGTTCGAAGCCTTCGAACCACGAGTTGTCGTTGATGAGCTTCAAGACGCCGCCCATCTTGAAGTAGTTGACCTCGATGTTCTCGGCCAACCGGTCGGCCTCGTTGAGGGCCTTCGTCTTCGTGAGACCTTCGACCTCATGGGCGATGTCCACGATCAGATTGCCCGTCTTCTCGACCTTCTTCTTCCCGATGGCGGTCGTTTCCGTCTTGGCTTCCTCGACCACCGTTGCTGACTCTGCTGCTGAACTCATTTCTGTTCCTCCTTGAACCGAACCTGCCTATTATGGCATGGCCGGTGCTGATTTGTCAAGTCCTACGCGGACACCGCTTCGGCCTTGCTCTTCTTGACCTTGGCAACGGCCTTCGCCGGGGCCTTCTTCACCTTGGGCTTCGCGTTGAACTCGACGGACGGGTACGCCTGCTGCATGACCTTGAACTGGTGTTCCAGCACATGCACCGGGGGCTGTCCGAACAGGTCAAAGCACAGCCGCCAGTAGACATCCACCGCCCCGCTGAGGAACGACTTCATCTCCGTCTGACGCTCCGTCTCGGCGGCGTTCTCGGCCTCCGAGTCCACGACCTCGACGTTGCGCTCTTCCTTGGCTCCGCCCTTCAGGGGCATGGAGACCAGCTTCTTGACCGTGGTCATCTTGGGGGCCTGAAACGCGCCTCGCTGAACCTGCACCAGCAAATCCGTGGCCAGACCGTCCAGCATGAGGATCGCCGCCGCCCGCGTGCCCACCAGCTTGATCTTCTTCGTGCTCGACGGCAGCTTGCCCTTGAGCACCTTGGCCAACAGAGCCAAGTCGTACCCGATGTTGCCCATGACCGGCAGAGCCGAGTCCTTCATCTCCTGCGTCTGCTGCACGCCGAGCAGGTACTGGTTCATCGTCTGAAGCAACTGGCCCGTGTGGACCTTCAGCGCGACGGTGCCCAGTGCGATGTTCGTCCGGGCCGTGTTCTTGGCGACGGTCTTCAGCCCCAGTTTGGTGGACTTGACCGTGAGAGTCTTCCCGACGTTCTTTCGAAATGCTCCGATTTTCATCACAAACTACTCCTTTCCACTCCTTGGACTCAACGATCTGTTTAGCCCAGCTTTTGTGGCTGTTTTCACTCTACTGAAGTTAGTATCCGTTTGTCAACGGAAATTTGTCCATCCGACCGTGACGCCGTGAATTTCTTGCACTTCTTTCCAGCCTAGCTGCGCCATCTGCGCCAGTGCAATCGCATCCACGATATCATGCGAGTGGCTATGGAATCCCCATCGCTGGTTAACGGCCAGTGCCATCTCGTCTTTTGTTGCGTTTCCACGTCCTGTCGTCCATTTCTTTAGCACGGTCGGCGGCACCTCGACCCACGACATGTCCATCTGCTTCAAGGCGATCCGAATCGCCGTGCCAATCTCTACCAGTGTGACGAACGAACTCACGTTCCGGACGTAAGCGTATCCCTCGACCGCCACAAAGAGCGGATCCCATGTGTGGAGCGTTTCAGAAACCTCGTTGGCAATCAGTTGCAGTCGAAGAAAGCCACGCTCCTTCTTGATGTGGATCGTCTTGCCTCGGTCTTCGTCCTCTCCTACCAGTGCTAGACCAGTACAGGTGGCTGGGTCTAAACCTGCGGTACGCACTCCACCTTCTTCCCGGCTGGATACTTCCCGGAGAAGCACGGGGGACACACGCTGCACGCCTTGGCAATCTTGTCCAACGCGGTGGTGCAGATGCCCGGAGGCATCACACCATGGTCTCGGAACTCCTTCAACAACGTTGCCCGCTTCAGAAACTCCTGTAAATCCCCGTCGTTCCTTTTGACCGTGAACTCCTTGAACGGCAGAATCTCATTCCACTCGGCGTTCAGCTTTCCATAGCCACGGCTAATATACAACACTCTGGCTTCCTTGGTGTTGATTTTTTCTTTGAACGGATGCAACGACTGTTCCAAGATCCGCATGTACAGGTTGGTGCGGAGCCGGTGCTCTGGCAGAGGCGTCAGGATCGTTTCAAATTCCGTGGGGTTCAGCGTCTTCATCTCGGTAATCACCAGTTGCGGTGCCCCGATGTTGAACAACGCATCGATGCCGCCTTGGATTCCGTACTCCGGGGCCTCCACGGTCATCTGAAGATACTGCCACCAGTGCCTCCGGTCGTCGGAGCACCAGCCCTCGGGCTTGGGTACCATTGACCGTTGCTCTCCACAATATCGGCATCGCCAGTTCCCAATCACGGCATCGCCGCCCCACTCTTCGACCACCAGTTGCTCAGCATGGAGACCCATCTGGAACGTCACGTCTAGTGCCGCCGACACAGGATCGGGTGGTGGATCCTTCTCAAAGATATCGAAGAAGGCCCATCGACGTGGACAGAAGTGTGGCTTAGTCACGTCGGAGGCATGGAGCACCTTCATCGACCGTCCGGGGTGCATGCCCCCCAAGTGCCGCTTGAGCACACCAATCACCGACTGCTTCGGCTTGTTGGACTGGTGAATGGCGTTGTGCAACCACGAGGTCATGGCTACGTCTCAGTGAGGTCTTTGAATGTGGCCATGGGCAGTACCACCCACTCGGCGTAGGTCTTCATTCGTGGGTTCCCTTGGGGGTCCACGAAGGACGCCACGACGGCAGGGGTCTGCCCATGGGCTAAGGCTTCTTGTGCGATTTTCACCAGCCACGCCATCTCGATGATGAGCGTTTGCGTGGTGGTCGATTTCATTTCGAGTCGATAAGTCTTGAGGCTGGCATCAGACTTCGCCCCCACCATGGCTCCGGAATTCGGATGGAGTTTGGCACCCAACTTCTTGGCCACCTTGCGCTCTGACTTCTTGCCGTGGGCGTTGTTACCCTGCGCTGCTAAGCGGTCCAGATACGGGTTCGGCATCACTCACCCTCTGCGTATTACCACCACTTTTTTGAACAGCAATGACTTCCACATCCTAAGAGGTCTGTGATGATTCACAGAACGATTGCTTTTGGACCACTTTTCCATAGAAGTAATCCACCCAAGTGACCGCGCTCTGACCATCACCGGTCCCAACCTTCGTGGCTCTCTCACGACTTTTCGATAGTGTGCTGGTAGCGTCCACCAGACCTTATCTGTCGTAAGGTACATAGTAGTCTGGGCTATGGCATGAACAACCTCCAGTGCCGCATCTGTCCAATGCACTTTTATGAGGTCATTCGCTTCCGGACTGATATGCAATCCCACTTCATTCCTCGGCAACTGATTGCACTTCGACCGGCGTTCCCGGCTCCACATCATTCGGGGAATAATTCGTCTCTTCGACCAACACCATCTTGTCTCGGTACGCTTCGATCACCATGCTCTGCAAGAACATCTTGAACACGGCGTCCTTCAGATACCGGTCCTGCATCGCCGTCAGCGTAGAATAGTTCTGCGTCTTTCCATTCTGCGTCAGGGCATAACCCTTGGAGGTCTTGACCAACATCCCTAACGCTTGGAGGTGAGACTTCACGGTGTTGAAGCTATCGGTCTCTCCGACCTTCAGATCATCGTGGGCGTGGACACAGAGGCTGAACTCAAAGCTGGTGGTCCTGACTGGGACCTTGGCCTTCTTGACGACCACCTTGGTTTCTTTGAACACCAAGATCCCGGTGGCCTTGTCGATGACGTTCTTCGCACTCAACCGCACGCGGAGGCTGGACAGAAACTTCTGGGCCTCTCCACCGGGCATGGTCTCCGGGTCTCCGAACATCACCCCGACCTTGTACCGAGTCTGGTTGATCAGGATGACGCAGGGGTCATGGTCACGCTTCGATTCTTCCCCGAAGGCGATCATGAGCTTGTTCACCATGCGTTTGATCAGGAGAGCGGAGGTTCCGACGTCATATTGCTCGACGGATTGGGCAATCTCTTTGCTGGCGATGAGACCCGCCATAGAATCCACAACCACAATGGCCACATCCTCCGCCCGAACCAGCGCATCCACCAGATCAATGGCTTCCTCACCATAGCCAGCGTTAACCACCAACAAAGCTTTAGTATCGACGCCCATACGCTCTGCCCAAACGGGGTCGAAGCTTTGTTCGATGTTGACCCAGATCGCTTTGTTACAGGGAGGCGGTTGCTTCTGTGCATGGGACACAGCCTTGAGGCAGACGTTGGTCTTGTTCCCGGACTCGGGACCGTACACAATGCTGTAGCGGCCACACGGGAAGCCGCCACCGGTATAAAAATCAAATTCGAAGATGCCTGTGGGGAGACGTCTGACGACAGGAATTTCGTTTCCTGCCACCACGACCTTCTCACCCTTGTCTTTGCGGATCCCGACCAACACCTCTTGCAACGTACCAGTTGGAGGCTTCCTATCCTTCTTGACGGACGGGACAGTCTTCCCCTCAGACTTCAGGACTAGGGCCAAAGGCACTCCTTGCGTGGGATGACGACCCGCAGTCTGGCAGAACCAGACCTATTTGTCAAGTCTATTCTGCTGCGGTCAACTTCATGCGACGGGCAATGAGACTTTTGATTTCCTCGACCGAAAGACGTGGCGACCTGCGGCCCAAGTCGATGACCGACAGTTCACCGGTTCGAATCAGACGGTTCAGGGCCACTTGGCCCACGCCCAACATCTTGGCCGCGTTTTCTTTGTTCACCAGCAACGGTTCAACCGGCTCATACATGGCTACTCCTTAGCAAGTTTGACCGCTTCTTCGATCTTCGAAGACACCCATCCGGTGGCGAAGATGTACGCCTCATTCAACGTGTCTTTGTCGCAGGGCACCGTGATCGTGACGCCAACGCGGGCGGTCTCGTAGTTGCCGAGATTCAACACGCGACCGCCCTCAACCGTAATGGACATGCCGTTGGTGAAGACGCCGGGGTGGAGCGTCTGGGTTTCTCCCGTGGACTCGGCCACCTTCTCTCCAGACACCGACTTGGACGATGACTCCATCCCCGTGATCGGCTTGGACATCAGGTGCTTGTGGTAGTCCGGTCCCTTCGGGAGAATCCCCTTTTTCATCTTCAACGGCACACGTTAGCTCCAATTCGCATAAATCAAACTAACCACTTCCTCAAGGGCCTGACGATTGGCCTCCGTCACACGCACCCCGTGCGCCACGAAGAACTCGTGCAATCGTTGCAGCAATTGGACCTGCGGTGGAGTAAACCACAGCCGTCCCTGTCGCCGTGCTGGCTCGGGGAAGTAGTCCTTCCGCCGCCACTCACGAAGCACCCAGACCGTGATGCCGAGACCAACAGCGGCATCGTTGAAGGACACCCAGTTGTCATCCTTCACGGTGACTTTCTTCGTCTCACGCTGCTTGCGGCTTCGCTCCAACGCGGCCTCACGATAGGCGGTGTCTTCACGGTATCGCCTCGCACGCTTCTCGGACAGCCGGGACTTGTTCTTGGCATACCACGCATCCCAACTGAATCCTTTGGCCGGTCCAGAGGTCACCGGCTCCTGCGTTTTCATAATCAACGCCATGTTCGTCTCCATCATTGCACCTTGACGACTTCCGCCCCGATGGCGTAGTACGTCTTGAGACGTGCCATGTGGAATCCCTGAAAGATGGCGTTGTAATCCACGAGGTCGAGAATCACCGGCTGTTTTTTGCCCTCGGCTGCTCTGAGCACTCGGCCTATCGCCTGCTTCACGTCCGCTCGGGGGGTCGCCATCACCAGCGTATCCCACCTCGGTACGTCTGTACCCGTCGCACACATTTTGTAGGTCCCAAGGACCACTCGTCGCTGCTTTGTGTGCGACAGTTCGATCTTGGACATGCCGCCAAGATAGTATCCAATATCATTACCCGGAATGCCCTCATTTGTCAACATCTGAAACAGCCGATTCAGATGGGCCTCCCGTAAGTCGGACATCACCAAGGTGATACGGTCAGATTTGTAGCTCTGGACGACAAAATTTACAATCTCTAGGTTCCGGCCTTCCGACGCCGCGATGGCCTTGTTCACCGTCATCATGCGACCGGGCGAGTGAGGGATCGGGACCTGCTGCCAATTGTGGCCGATCAGCTTGCTGTGGTACGGAATCTTCCAGCCCGTCTGCCTAATCAGCACCTTGGGTTTAGAATTCAGAATGGTGCCCTTCACCAGCGTCTGACCAATGTGCCAGTGCAGGAGCTTGGTCTTGCCGTCTTTCCTCATGGGGGTCGCACTGAAGCCGAGTCTCAGCTTGGCCGTGAACAACTGGCACGACCGGACGAAGCACTCTGCCGCCATCTGGTGTACTTCGTCCAACACCAACAGCCCGAAGTTTCGATACATCTCCGATGGGTACTTGTCCTCGATGATCAGACTCTGCACCATGCCTAGAACGAACTGCTTGCCCTTCCAGTCACACACGTCCTGTTGAATGTGGCCGATCAGCGACGGGGAAATTCCCAGCACCTGTGTCAGCGAATCGCGCCACTGGTGCATCAGGTCTTCCTTGGTCACGACAATCAGCGTGGGCTGACCGAACGACGCCGCGATGACACCTCCCACCACCGTCTTGCCCCACCCCGTAGGGGCTTCGAACAAATGGCTGTGTCCCTGATACAACAGGTTCAACGATTTGACGCTCAGCTTCTGCTGTTCCTCATTGCGAGGGATGAACGTGACCTTCACCGGCTTGGAAGGACTCAGCGTTCGATAGTCATTCTTCGGTAGCGCGTACGGCACGCTCTCCCGTGGCACCAACAACGTGTTGCCCTGCTTGACGGCTCCGCGTACCGTCTCGTCAAACGCCGATTGAAACGTGTACAGATGTTCCAGCCCCTCCGAGTAGGGCAAGGCTGACATCGCCCCCGTTAAGATCGGCACTACTTCTACTACAAATCCCATGCTTCACCGCTCCATCGGTCAAAATTAGGGAGGCGCACCAGAACCATGCAGCCACGGGCAGGGACAAGGTGCAATGACCACACTTCCACCCAGCACGCCCCCCGACGAACATTATACGACGGGCCTACAGTTCCTTGCTGTAGTCCACTGCCCCCGTGGACCCAGCCTTCTCAAAAGGGGGATTATCGTCCCCGCCGCCGCCGTCAGAAATCTTTCCCTTCAACAGCATCCGCAACTGTTCCCCCGTCCGAAAGGTAATTTCCTTCTCGTATTCGGCAGGAGTGAAGTTGGTCATCTTGATCTTCAGGTTGGTCTTCGGGTCGATCTTCTCGATCATGTACAGCTTCTGGAGTTCCTTGAGGTCGTGCTTCTCCACGAAGTCGAACTGACTGCCGACTGACGCCGACTTGTCCCCGATTCGCTGAGCATCGAAGGTGCAGCAGGTCAACCCGCCCCGCTTGATCGCTCGGTTGTTCAGCAGTTCGAACGTCTGCGACTTGGCGACCAGCAGCTTCTTCGTGTCCTTGTACGTCTTGGTCTTGTCCTTGCTCTGGATGGACCGATGATCGATGATGGTGAACAGGGCCACCAAGGAGGCTCGGTTCTCTCCCGCTTCACAGATCGGACACTTGTCATTGGACTCGGGGTTGGTCCGCTCGGGACACACGTAGAAGTTGTTCCACGTCCCGTCATGGAACAGGTTGTGCTCCCAATACCGGGGCGGCACCAAGAACCCATCCGGACCCAAGTCTCCGTCCACGAACGTGATGCGGGCTTCCTCTTTTTCCTTCAACCAGAACCGAAACATCTTGCCTTGTTCAGACCGACGCTGCTCCGCTTCTAAGGCTGCTTTCTGAGCCATCTTTGCGCTTTCTGCGCCTGTTTTCAAGAAGGTAAACGCCAAATGTCACCTCGCTCCGGTCGTAACACGACCATCTTGCCATCCTACTACATTGTGTGTGGGTTTGTCAAGTGCAACGGATTGCAGCTACATTTGCTCGTAGATTTTGTCCTTCAGGTACGCCACCGCGCACTCTGCCGGATCCTTCACTCCCTCGTCCAACCAGACGACCTTGTGTTTCAGCCCTAGTTCCTTACAAAACCTTGCATATTTCCCGATGCTCTGCTCCCCGGCCTCGTCTCGATCCGGAATCTGAATCACCGTCTCACAGTCCCCCAGCTTCTTCATCTTCTCTAGGGTGGGCTTAGCCGTGAGATTGCCCACCGTCTTCTGGTAGGCTTGGGCCGTTCGCATCACATCGAACTGGCCTTCCACCACCACGACCGGACCGGTCTGGTTCAACACCGGTTCATTGAGCCAGACCAGTCGGGCGTTGTTCACGCCTTGGAAACTATAGTCATGGTGCTTCTGGGGCGGGGTTTCCAAGATCGACCGGCCTCTGGCTCCAGCGAACCGTCCGAACACATCCCAGTAGGGGACGACAATCATCTGCCGCTTGTGGTCAAACCGAAGATGGAACTGCTGGACGATGGACAGCGGTACGCCTCGGGCTGCGAGATACACCGCCGACTCTGCCACCCACTCGGCGGGTTTGAAACTCTCCAGCCAATAGGCGGGCCACTCACTAAAGACCTGTTGTGGTCTCGGGAACTCTCCGTAGGCCGGGAGCGGTACGACATACTCTTCGTCTGACAAGAGCTTGTGGCACTGCGCGAAGTCGTAGTCCTGAGAGACGTGTGTGTACATCTCCAAGGTGTGCAGCAGTTCTTCGGCACTTCCTTGCCGACACGCAAAGCACAAGAAGTAGCTCCGCTCTCCCGGCCTGACGTTCAGACCGAAGCTCGGGGTCGCATCGACATGGTGTTTATGAAGCCACCGGGCCAGCGGACAACCGGCTTCGATCCAGCCGTTCTCTTTGACTCTGATGTTCTTGCACCGCAACGCTTCCAGAAAAGCCACACCCTGTGCTTCGTTCATATCCACGTTTCTATCACGGTGGGATCGTCATCTTCATCACGCGGCATGCAGATGGTGCCGGGGGGCACCTGTGCCCGTGCTTCTTCCAAGGTGTTACAGACCACCGCCGTACTTCTGGTCCGGAGTCCTCCTTCAGCGGTCACCCACCACTGAAGCACCACAAAGTGATCAGGGTAGTCGGGTGGACGCATGTAAAGTGTCCACCCGCATACCTGAGCCTCTGGCTCTTGCGCCACGGTACTCTCCTACTACCCGGCTTCTAAGACACCGGCCACTGAATCATGGACGCGGTAAGACACGCCAATCCCGCTGCGACCAGCCGTGGGTGATACGGCGCAGTCATGGGCAGCGTAGCGAGAATGAAGAACACGAGCGCGAACACAAGCAGGAGGAGGTGAAGCATGTGCAGTCTCCCTTGGTTTTACCCCACCGGGCGTACGGACTTGATTGTCCGACCTCCCGGTACGTCCACGAGGTACTTTTGCAATTCAAATTCGCTGAGCAATTGTCGCAGAGGCGTGATGGCGATGTCCACCACACTTGCCGTCACCTCGGGACCAAACTTCTCAAGCAAATCCTTGACCAACGTCAACGGCTCTGGGACCTCGGCCACCTTGTTGCGGATCGAGAACTCCACTTCGCCTTGAGGACTGGTAAAGATGGCGGGCTTCTTCTCGTCCATCGTCTCGTTGGCGATGGCCAGCAACTGCTTGCGGATTTCGTCCATCCGTTTGATCATGGCCTTGACTTCGAAGTAGTCGTACTTCCGATACAACTCGATGTACTCGGACGTCAGGGCCTCGGTCTCGGACTCGACCGGCTGCTGCACCAGTACCTTGTCGGGGATCACCACCGGTTCGATCACCGCTGAGACTTCCAGTAGGGGTTTCTTCAGTTTGAGAGCCACGTTATCTCCGTTGAAAAATGGTCACGTCACGAGTTCGATGGTTGGTCGAACGAGTGATGGTGATACGACCGACCGTCAGCCACTGCTCTTTCGAATGCATGGGCCAACACGTGTCCAACCACACGAGAAACCCTCCGGGCTGCGTGCATGCCGCCAACGCCGCCAACGCTCGGTGCCGACTGATCATCGGCGTGGTGTATCGCTTGGCATCCTCAGCCGTGTAGGGCGGGTCTGCCAGCACCAAAAAGAACTTGTCTGTAATCACCTGTGGAAAGTCATAGACCGAACATTGGTACTCGGCGGGCTGCACTAGATCCACTCGGGTGTAGTCGCCCGGTGGGAGACTCCCAGAGAACATGTGCAGCACCTGATGGGCATCCGGAAACAACGCCATGACTCGCTTCAGATACCCCGGTGGGTAGGCTCCGTAGTACTCGGTCTTGTTGCGGTAGTCATTGCCCAACAGCCACCGGCCATAGAGCACGTCTCGGCCCTGCTCCTGTGCGGTCCATAGGTGGGACGCCTTGTTCTGGGGAAATGCCATGGCATAGGCCATGGCTCGGTCAACCAAAACGAGAGATTTTTGTAAAATCAGCACGAAGACTCTTACTCCACTTCAAACTACGCAATTCGAATAGACCATGAAGTGTAGGTTCATTACTCATTAACAGTCTGGCGTAGTGGGAATGGTAGTGGTCATTCAACTTGAAATCTTTTCCACCCGTCTCCAACATCCTCCACCATCGAAGACGTTCCCACAAACAACGAATACCAAACCGTCGTTGTCCACTGTTTTTTACTTGGAACGCTAATTCTCTCAATTTCTCGTACACCTGTGGATTAGCGTAATGAAACGCCCAAAACTGCTTTTCAATTTTGGACGGTTTCCACTTCAGCATCAATCTTCCGTCTTGCGCTCGTACTCGCCATACTTCTTGTATCTGGCGGGACGGCACAGCCTACAGGTTGAAGTGCATTGGCCAGTGTTTCTGCCGCTTTTACGCACGTAAAATAGTTCCAACGGTCTAAGAGCTTTACAAAAACTGCACCATCGTTGCGTGTCTGGATTTCCACCCCTCTTCACAACCTTCGCTCGGGCCTCCAGCAAGTAGTGGTAAGCGTGATCCTGACAAATCACCAAATTTCGATTTTCATTATTTCTTCCATTACCATCGACGTGGTGAATTTCAACCCCAAGAGGCAAAGGTTTCCCTACTGCCTTCTCAGCAACTTCTCGGTGTTCATTGTGGCGGTCACTACTCACAGCCACATACCGGCCATGTCGTTTTCCAGACCACTTAGTACCCACGTGGTTTGTAATGATCGGCAAACGGCAGGGTCTGCCGCAACATCTTGTAGTCCCCATCGCTGAGGATGACTTGCAATCCCCAACGCGCCCGCTTCTGCGCTTCGAAGCTCGACATGTGAGCATCAAAAAAACTACACCCGAAGGGGGCCACCTCGTGGATGCGGCACTTCCCTTCCTCGGTGAGGAAGACGCACGCCTTCTTGCGGCGATCAAATTTGGGGGTGATGGTGCCCACGCGGAACTGAATCTGCGTCCGCTGGTCCATGACCACGGCACCGGGACTCGCCCAGAACATCTCCTTGACTTCAGCGATGGGCTGGTTCAGATGCTCCGCGATCTTCTCCATCTGTCCGGGCAACAGATGACCGGGCTGTGTGTGGCAGCATTTCTGACATTCAGTGCAATCACACCGTGTGCGTTCGAACATGACCACTCCTTGGCGAGGGGAACAGTATGCCACACCGTCCCCCGTTTGTCAAGTGCCTGCAATCAGTTGCCTATTCGTCCTTACCTCGGTCGATGGTCCACGACTCGTTGACATCCACGTAGTTCCGACCTGTCAATTTGAACAGGTCCCCACTGTTTTCGGGTCCACCCTTGTCCGCGCACAGATACTTACCCTCGTGGTCAAAAACCCCAGTCTGTCCGTGACTTCCAGACGACTTCAGGGCCACTGATCCGCCGTACATCACGGCGTCTGATAACGCCGACAAGATGGGGGCGAGTGCCGCATCGATCATCGCCTGCACTTCCTCACGTGAACACCCCATCGGTTCGCCGGGAGGGCCTGCGGGTCCGGGAGGTCCCGGTGGGCCTGCCTGCCCCACTGGACCGGCTGGCCCCTGTCCTGAGGGTCCGGTGGCTCCCACGGGTCCGGGCATGCCTTGGGGACCCATCGGGCCGGGAGGACCGGCTGGGCCGCTGCCACCGGGTCCGGTCATACCAGTGGGACCTTGGGGTCCGGGGGGTCCTTGTGGTCCCTGCGGGCCATCGCTTCCTTGCGGTCCTGTTTCGCCGCGTGGGCCATCAGCCCCGTGATCGCCAACAGGTCCAGCACTACCAGTAGGCCCAACATCTCCGGGTTCACCTTGGTCTCCTTTGGGGCCTTGTGGTCCCGGTACCCCCTGAGGGCCTTGTTCTCCGGGAGGGCCGATGGCGTACTCTCCCGGAGGACCTTGCTGTCCTCTGGGACCTTCGGGGCCGGTCGCCCCGACTGGACCTTCAGGACCAGTAGGACCGGCTGGCCCTGCGGGACCGGCTGGACCAGTAGGTCCGGGTTCACCTTGAGGTCCGGGAGGGCCTTGTGCTCCGGGTGGTCCGGGCACGCCTCCGGGGGCACGCACTCCCACACCATGCACCGGGCAGTCCATGACGGTGTACACCAGTTCCAGCTTGGGATCACTCGGACAAATGCACGGCATTATTCCTCCTGCTCACTCGGACGAATGACTCGGGCTTCACATTTGTATTCGCGGGTGGCGTACTCAGCTTGACGATAGGCCATCCATCGAAAGGTATGCACGGTGAACGGCATCCACCGCCCCAATCGCATGGGACGAATCTGCACCAACCAACGATGCCACGGCTTCAATGCCTCGGGGGAGACCGGCACGGTGGTCACAAGGTATCGAAATCCGTATTCGGTTCAGCCTTCTCGATGCCCACCACGGGATAGATTTGCTGGAAGGACATGCTGATGAAGTCCCACGCGATGGTAAACTGCCCCACCTCTCCGTTGCGGCCCTTCATCACTTGGATCTTCCGCTCCTTGATCGTCTCCACGCTGTCTTCTTGAAAGAGCGACAAGGCAATACTGCTGATCTGTCCAATGGCGTCCGTGTAGCCGATATCTTCCAAGTCCCCATGCTCCACGCCGCCCTTCTTCTGTTTCTTGGAGGCTTCGCGGTTGAACTGCCAGCTACAGAACGTCATGATTTCTAAGTCGGTGCAGTGCCGCTTGATCAGTTCCACGTTCTCTGCCGCTCGGGTAAAGCGGTCCAGTCGCACGTTGCGATGGCGAAGGAGGTAGGCCCCGTCGATAAACACCACCCGGCACTCCAGCATCTCCGCCAAGGCAAACAGGTCTTCGGCACTGGTGGCCAGATTGCCGTCCACCACGTACATCTTGGCCTCTTCCTTCTTCATGGCCTTCAGACCCTTCATGAACTTATCGAAGGTCTGATTACTGTAGCCCGCCATCTTCAACTGCGCGATGTTCTGTTTGGAATACAACGCCGTGATACGCTGGGCAATCGGCAGCGTCATCATCTCCATAGAGACGTAGAGCACATTCAATTTTCTGACGGTCCAGTTGTGGAGCGCACTCCACAACGTCAGCCATGTCTTCCCGACCGCTGGTCGCCCCACGAAGCTGATGACATCCCCCGGCATGACGCCACCCGACTGCTCATCTAAATACGGCCACCCAAACGCGGCCACATACTCTAACAGCGCGGTATTGTGATACGCCTTGAGCACCAACGCCGCCGCATCCATCCCCACGTCCAAAATCCGTGCCCGGTACTTCTGTTCCGTAATGGTTCTGACTCCAGTTCGCAGAATCTCCATCGCGGCGTCTGAAGCGTCCTGATCCTCTTTGAGGAGGTCTTGAGACGCCAGATTGGTCTTGTTCAGCGTGTCGTAGAAGAACTGCTGCTCTAGGGCCTTGAGGTAGTAGCTCGACGGCTCGGGCGTCTCCACCGGCACCGTGTCCGGAAACATCGCCTGCAACGTCTCGACTTGCGGCAGCACATGGAACTGCTTCACATGCGTCTGCACCCACGCAAACAGGGGTTGTTCATACGGTTTGAAGAGGATGGGCGAGAGCTTTGCCTTCTGCCACGTGATAGGACTCTGCTCGACACACAACCGCTTAATTGCCTTCACTCCAATTGCGTAGGCCACGGCAGATTCCTATTCTTTGTTGTCTAGCTGGCGTTCCAGTAGCTCAATCTGGGCTTTTCGCAAGCACCGGATAATCTCTTCCTTGTCCAACGTCTGCCCATGCTGCTGGGCAAACGTCTGGATCATCGCAATCTGTTCCGGATCAGGCTGGACGGCATTCAACCCCGCCTTGTGCGCCAGTACCGCTGCGATGATCCTCAAATCGCTGTGATCGTCATCCGACCTGCTCATGGACGGCTTCCTCCTCGACCTGCATGAATCGGCTGAGAAAATCTCGGAACGGTTCGCCGTAGGCTTTGGCCAGACCCATCCCCGGCTTCAGGTTCTCGACGTACACCACGGTGGGCTTGCCTCTCGTGGCCCGCTCCAACAACAAATCGTACATGGCCTGCACCCGCCACGCCAACGTCTTGTAGTTGGTCGCCGCCATGTACAGGTTGGGGATCAACAGCACCGTAGGAGACGGAGGACGGTTGCCATTGGAAGTGCTATCGATCAGCGTGTTCAACGGGATCACACGGGCATCCACGTAGTGCCGCACCAAGGCGGCAGCAATCGCCTGACACCGGGTGTCGGGGCGAGAGATGTTCACCAAGGCCAGTCCCGCCACCCCGGCTTTCTTGTATCGCCAGAACTTTCGGACCCAATCCACTTCAATCGGGCCGCAATACGTCATCATGGACTCGTGCAAAAAATGGCCTTGGATGCCAGCGGTCGTACACACCCGTTCAAAGTCGGCAATAATCCGCTCGTGCTCCTTCGCGTCAAGCATGCCGGTCGTCACGATTCCGTCTCCTTACGAAGAGTGGTACTCGTCCAATAGCTCCGTCAACTCCTTCAACGTCAGCACATGAACGGGTTCCTTCTTCGCTACCGGTGCAACCGATTGCACCGCCTCCACTGCCGGGGTCGCCTTCGGCTTGGGTGCCTTTGGCATAAGCAAATTCACTGCCACATGGTGGTGCTTCAAGAGAAAGCCAATATCCGGGTTGGTCGGGTAGTCGGACCAGCCCGCGTAGTCAGCCGCCTCACTCGCAAACTTCATCCAGTGCTCCACCGCGTAGGCGATCACCGGTCTCGTCATCTCACCCAGCTTCTTCTTCAGATGGGAAAGTTGTCCCCTCTGTTTCAGCGTCAGGGGTGGCAGATACGCCTTCGGGTTCTCTGTCACCAGCTTGACCCGTGATTGCCAGTAGGCCCCCAACTCTCCGTTGAGACTCGCCTGATGCGCTTTCAAGACCTCTTTGGCGTTCATGGCCCACCATGGGTGTTTCTGAACTGCAATTGACAAATTCGGAGTTATAGCTTTTGTACTGCTCTTTCCCTGCTCTTGACCTTGCTCTTGATTCCCCTCGCTATTACTTCCTTTTACAGAGGATCCAAGATTACTAGCGAAACTGCTCTGTGTTTCGCCAATACTTATGAGGATCTTTTCTTTCTCTTCTTCGGTCTTCTCTGTTTTCTGTACTATCTGTACTTGCGTGGTGGCTTTCCCACCATCCGCGTGGGGGGTCTGACTCCAGCCGGTTGGGGGCTTCAGCCACCGTGGCGGCAGGGGCAGTGTGGCCCCGGCAATCGGTTGCAAGAGACGCAGATGGGTCACGGCGTCTCCATTGAACCGCCGCATCACCCGCGTCTCTACCAACCCCTTCCGCTTCAACACGGCCACAGCACGCTTGTACTGCTCCAGCGTCAACCCGGTCTCTTCCATCCAATCCTCACGGGTCTTCATTACCCAGTATAACCCGTGGCGATGGATTCGGAGTTTGGGCTTGCCCTCTTTGTCTGGAAGGTACCAGTACACGATCTGAGACAGAAGGAGACCGACAACCACGTCTCCCCCTGCCTCGACACACTCAGGACGCAACAACACCGGATGGGTCATGATCCCCCCGACGAAAGTTACTTACGCCGCTTTGCCGACGTACTTCAACTGCCTGAACACCGATACAATTTCATCTCGTGACATCGTGGCGGTCAAGGTGGCTACCACGGGACCCTGCACGCCGCCACGCTTGATCACGATGGAGTACTGGCTCAGCGCATTTTTGGCCGCACTGAACGCATACCGCTGCCCACCAATGGTCGCCCACAATGCATTGGCAATCGATCCACGGAACGTCCGCACTTGCGGAGGCTGCTCCGCGTACCGCAACAGATGCGTCAAGGCCGTCTCCGCAACGCCTTTGAGACTGGCCGCGTGATGCTCGATGCCCCACATCAAATGATCGATGTAGTTGGTGACGTCTTCTCTGGTCTCCAGCAGTCTCACGACTTCTCCTCTTCACCCTCGACGCCAGCCGCCTTCGGAATCACGATGAACGCTTCATCACGTCGTGACGGACGGGTATCTCTACGCAACACGATGTTGCCCCCGTTCTTATCGAAGATGAACCGCTCCACCGTTAACCGGATCCCTTGAAAACGGACAATGTAATCCCCGTTGGGATACTGTACGACTTTCACCACCTTGTCCGTACTCTCCGCCACCGTTTCTCGATCAGGATTTGCCATTAGCTCTCCCTTTGGTTACGCCGCTCGGCTGTACAACTTGTCGAACGCCTTGAACAACGACTTGAACGCCACCGCCATGAAGCGGTCCATCAGGTTCTTCATGCGGGACTTGGGCTTGGCTTCGTCCTGCAACATGACCAGCAGCTTGGCCAGTCCGTGGTTGCTGAAGTGCATCCGCTCGTACCACTGACGCTGGAGATAGTCAGTCGCCGCCAAGGCTTCCAACTCTCCGGGCGTGCGATTCCAGTACCGCATGTTCGGATAGAATTTCACGTTGAAGTACTCGTCCGAGAACTTCCGGATGGCCACGATCCCCACGTCTCCCTTGACCGCCGCCACCAGATAGGTGGCCGTGGACGAGAGACCGTTCATGACGCGCATCAGTTCGATGCCCTTGATGCCCTCCATCGGGGCCACCGGCAGATCCAGTGGGGCCGTCAGGTCCTTGGGGACCTTCGGGGCCTTGGGATCAGCCGCCTGCGACCGGTGCTCGGCCTTGACGAGTGGCGACAAGCCTTTCGCCACCGTCTTGGCCTTGCGATCCGACAACCCCAGCTTCTCCAGCTTGGAGACCAGTTTGAGGAAGACCGTACCCTTCGCCGGGGGCTTCGCGGCCACCGGAGCGAGTTTCTTGGCGACCTCGGTCGCCTTACGCTCGGGAAACCCCAGCGTCTTCAGTTTTGCCCGCAGACGTTCCGCCAGCGGCTTCCGTTTCATGACCATGTGCGTTCTGCTCCTTCAGCCGTTGGCTAGTTGATGGTGTCGTCGTCTTCGTCGCTGTCGTCTTCGTCAGTCTCGTCTTCGTCGGGGGCCTGCACCAAGTGGAGAGCCGCCGCCTTCTGCTCCGGAGAATTCAGATCCGGGAACTCGATGATGCTCTTCACGCTGTCTTCGGGCGTGGCCTTGGGGACCATCAGCGACTTGACCGTCTCTTTGAAATCCGTGATGGCGGGGTTGAACGTAAATCCCTCCGCCGTGATCTGATCCGCGATCCACTCGGTCAGGGTGTCCCACATGCCGAACTTCGTGGCAAAGTGGTCCAGTTCGAACCGCTGCACGGCAGGTTCGAAGGCTTTGATCGCCACCTTGTTGAGGCGGATGCCCTTGAACAACTCCGCGCCGGTCGTCTTGGTGGCCGGGATGATGAACTTGGCCGACTGCCGGTAGGTCAGGTGGACGTAGTTCTTGGGGTCCACACCTTTCCCGTGAACCACGAACCGAACGATGAACGCGCCGAACCCGTGTGGGTGAACCGCGTACTCGACGTTCAGGCCAAGATGTTCGTCGCCGCCCCGGACGGCCACATCCACGTAGTGATTGCTCGATCCGTGATAGTGAAGAGGGTTCTGCGTGTCTGCCATTTTTTTACACTCCATTGGGGTCAAAATCGACCGTAGCCTAGTCTAGCACGAATCGATTTCCGTTGTCAAATCGACCCTTAGGTGTTGGGGTCCACCCACCCTTGCTCCTTGATCGTCTCATAAACTAGCACGCGGACCTCGGCGTGAGCATACGTCCCTTTGTCACCCCTGTCCAGTGCATCCCGGATCACCTTGGCCCGCTTCGGGGTCATGGGAGCCTTCAACACCGATTCGTAGACCCTCGTGGCAAACTGCTTCGCTCCTGAGAGAGATAGCTTCTCCAGATGGATCACCTTGTCCAACCGCTCGGCCCGGTACAACTCCTTCGGGATGCTGGACAGGTTGTTGGTCGTCATGATGGTCAACACCCGTGACGTGTGGGCCTGCAACCACCAGAGCATCTGACTGAGGATGCGCTGGGTGGTGCCTTCATCGCCATTGGACGCGAACAGCTTCTCGACTTCATCGAGGAGCCACACGCACGGCGCACTCTGTTCGATGACATTCAGATTTCTGGCGATCCGACTTTCTGATTCTCCAAGGAACCGATTCAGGCTCGTGGAGACGTCCAGCCGGAAGCAGGGCACGTCCCAATGCTTGGCTAACACCTTTGCCGCCATGGACTTACCGGTGCCTGCGTCCCCGGCCAGCAGTAAGCCTCTCGGCACCAACTGCATGGGCGTGTTCAGGTCCAGAAAATACTTGTCGTTGAGGGCTAGCCAGTCTTGAAGGGGCTTGGGCCACTCGTAGAAGTCGAATTCCGTGTCCAACGTGGTCAGACCGGGCGTCTCCCCGCCCATCATCTGACGGGTCTTCCTCACCTCGTGCGGTGCAACTGATTGCGCCCGCGCCATGGTCAACTGCACCACCTCTTGCGCGGACTTCAGGGATAGGCCCTTCAATTGCTGGACCACCGGCTCGATCTGGTCTTCCTGCACGAACTCCTTCAGGTACTGCCGGTAGAACTCGGGCGGCGTCTGAAGGGTCCCCGTGTCATACACCAGTGACGAGGGCTTGTCGGGGTTCACGACCACGCAGCTTGCCGCCACCGCACAGAGCCTGCGGTACGTGTCCGTCGTGACCATCGTCAGGTCTTCCGTCCACCAGAGGTAGGCGTCCCCCACTGGGGCCTGCTTGGCGGTCGGCAGCGGCTGGAGCGTCTTCCCAGACCAGTGCTGGAGAATCAACCGCACATTGACCGGATCGTCAGTGTGTACCCCGATGAATGGAAGCTTGGCCTTGAAGGCCGTGGCAAAATCAAGCACTGGTTTCTTCCGACGCCCGCAGATCGATCTTCAGCGTATCGATGATGATTTGGAGTCCATCCCGGTACTCGTCCGGGGCACACTCGATCTTGGCGGCTTTCTCGGAAACTTCCGCCGCCAACTTCTCAAATTCCTCGGCAAACTTGTCGTTGTTCATAAGCACTCCATTGGCGACTGTCAGTTTATCAAGGCGTTAGTCAAAAAGCAAGTGCCCTCGACTGAAGAGGTAAGACTCAGCTTTTCGTTTCTCCCAGAGCCGGGTCTGGGCCTTGCCATCCGCGTAGCAGAACGTGTGGAATTCTGCTGCCGCGATCTGAAACATGCCACGATTGATGGAGGTGACGAGGAAACTTCTCTCAAACGACCCGGACGGTGCCGCCGCCAACCCGGCCACGATGTCCGACACGAGGCAGAGTAACGCCTCCCGTTGGTGCTCCAGCAAGGGACGGACGATGTTGTACGACACCACCTCCTCTGCCTGCTGCAATTGCTTGCCAAGTTGTTCCTCCGACCGTTCGGAGAGTGGGTAGAAATACCGCGTCAGCGTCAAACAATTGACAGGTGGCTCGTACTTTTTCTCTATCTGAGGAAACTGGAACCGTAACACAACCGCCCTCCTTGGCCTAGTCCACCCAGATCACGCCGCCGACTTCACCCATCCACACCGTGACGCCTGCGGCCCCTGAGGGTCCCGGCAGGTACATCACTTCCACGGCCACCTGAGAGAGCTTGGCAGGTTGGGTGGACGAAGGAGCAAACATCACTTCCACGGCCACTTGTGACAGATTGGCTCTTGAAATAGCTGGAGCAAACAGCACTTCAACGGCTGTCTGTGATACTTGAGCAGAACTCAAGTCCGTCCCGAAGTTATTTGCGGCCTGCCCCAACACCTCCACCGTCAACTGCGTAACATTGATAGCGGGAACGGGTTGGGTTAACGACTCGATGGTGTCTTGTGTGACTCTCAGAGCGGGAACGGGTTGAGTTAACGACTCGATGGTGTCTTGCGTCACCCGAATGGCAACGGTACTCGTGGTTCCACGATCAAAGGGACCAGTCGGCGGAGTAAAGGCTCCAGCATACTGGGCGACCCCTTTGGTAACCCGAATTTCATCCATCTGACCGTTGAAATCAAAACTAGCGAATTGGTTAGCCTGACCGATGGTTCCCAGAACCAGAGCTTCCGTCGTGGCCGTAATGGTGTTCATGGTGGCAGACGTCGCCACCACTGCCCCATTGATGTAGATCCGAGTGGTTGTGCCATTTCGATCTACGGCAAGGTGGTACCACGTGCCAAGAACTGGTGCCCACGTAAACCCTAAAGTGGCTCCTATCGTCCACACCAACTGGCCACCTTGAACATAGAAATACCAGCTATTGCCTCCAGATCCCCATTGGCCTAACAGAGCTTGGCTGTCTTGCTTGACAACAAATCGAAACCATCCCTCAACGGTAAAGTCTCCTGTCCCCAAGGCAAAATCAGGACTATTCGCCGCGACGATTCGATCCCCAATACCGTCGAAAGTCAGAGACCCCACCCCGTATTTGGCCTGTGCGGTCGTCTGTGCCGCGTTGCCAGCCGTGGTCAAGGTCCGAGCATAGAAACTCTCGTCAACAATTCCGCTCTCGGCCCCGATGAGTAACACGACCGGTGCGGCTTCCCTGAACGCCACAATGACTGCTGACCACGCGGACGTGGTAGAATTTGTCCAGCTACAACTCTGTGGTGTGCTTTGCACACCCGTCAACGCTCGGCTATCGGCTTCCCCTGCCACCGTGGCGGTGTAATTGAAGTTTTCAAGTTCTTGCGTCCACGTCGGAGTCACTGCTTCGACGGTAATCGCCGTTTGATTGGCTTGAAGAGCAGCGACCGCCACTACAAACACGTTTGCACTGGACAATCCTGTCGTGCTTCCCGTGGACGGAGCCGCACTGGTGCCTGTTTGTCCTGTCGTCTGATCGACTATCAGTGAGTTGACGACTCCACCCACCTCAATCGCACACGCTTCGTAATCTAATCCTCCGGAAATCGTCACGGTAAAGGGCGATCCTGTTGCCGCAACTTTACGAGAGGCAAAAACCCCTGCCGCACCCGTACCATTTCTTTTGATCGCCACTAGCTGATAGCTATTCCCGGAGCTATCGGTACACGTAGGAACCGCCACCGAGTACATCACAAACGGCACGACAATCGCGTTCCCCACGGTGGGTGGGGTCGCAAACGTCATGACGACCGTTGAGCCGGTCCCCCGAGCCTGAGGTGTAGCTTGAACGCGAGTAAGGGCCACGATCTAGACCGTTCTCCGATACCCAAACTCGGCGGCGTTGAAGTCAGCCATGGTCCACTGGGCGGAGGTGCCGGGGTTCACTTGGGCAATCTGCATCAGCACGTTGTACCCTGTGTTGGGGTTCAGAACGGCCCCCGGATAATCCGTTCCACCATGGCGAATGACTGGAGCCAGAGAAGCCGCCCCAGCGTCTGCCTTCTTAGCACTCAAACAGTGCTGCACCCCGTACACGGTCGTTCCCGCCGCCAATAAATCTTGTGTGGCAAACGTGTCCGTCAACCCCGCCGTCGCTGCGGCGGTATAGTCTGCATCACCATTCGGAGCCGCGTCATCTACGCATTGCCAATTGGCCCCTGCGGAGGGGGTCCACCCGGTATTCGCCCCCGGCCCGGAAGGAGACATCGCTTCTACTCGGCAATCTCCGAGGAACGTGTTCCATGGGGCGGCTCCAGAGCCATCTAACACATACAGATCGTCGTATCGAATCTCTACGTTAGGAAGAGCACCAGTAAATCCCATCGGTCCGATGCGAATGGCATTCCATGCGTTCAAGGCCGTTCCGAACCCCACGGTATTCACCCCGGTCTGGTTCATTACCGTCACCCCGTTAAATCGAATGGCCACCGCCCCCACCGTGGCATCAATCGTCATGGCAATTTCGATATAGGTGTACACCGCTTGCACGAGAGAAGCACTGGTTGGTGGGCCTATAGTGACAGAAGCCGAACCACTCGTGGGACGCATCGCGGAAAGTGTCCCATCAGTGTTTAGTCTAATCCATGCTTGCGCCACCCCCGCATTACGAACATTCAACAAGCACGGAGGGGTGCCAAAACCATTACCCTCTGCTCCGGTATTAGCTATCGCCCATGCAAGAAACGTAGACACAGACGTAAAGGCAAATCCCACGACAATTTTGTTGCTTGTTGGCTGAAGTGTAAGCAAAGCTCCACCAACCGCTCCCGCACTTGTTCCGGTGGTTTGAAAGCGTACTGCCGAGCCTCCTCGACGCCCAGCCGTTGCCACAATACCCGACGCTTCAGTTCCATTGTAACCACCAATGAACGACGTCCATTTTGTCGTGAAATCAGCAAAGGCGTAGTGGTCGAACGAGTCCATGAACAGCAGGGCCATCGCTACACCGTCACTTTCATACCCGCTTCAAGAGCGGTGACATCGGCTACGGTCCAATCGGCGGAGGTGCCGGGGTTCTGTGACCGAACTTGTGAGACGTATTGAAATGTGGTGATCAACGGAAGGTCTGGACTACCATCGTAATCTGTCCCGCCGACACGGACGACTGAAACGACTTTTCGTCCACCCACATCAGACTTGGCCGCATACATGTTCACTTGAATACCGAGAATGGCTCCGCTCAACGTGGGGTTGGTGAGGTTGTAAGTGTCCTTGAGTCCGACCGTGGCCCCCCCGTTGTAATCCGTTGTGTTCGGAGGATTTTCATCCACCAACGCTCCGTGATCCGTGCCAGTGGAGGGAGTGAACCCTACGTTGGTACCGTTTCCCGGTTGAGGCATCAACGTGTCGATCTTTATTGGTCCCAAAAAATCATTACGACTCGTGCCGCTCAAATCACAAAGATAAAAATCATCAACAAATGAAGTCCATCCTGTTGAGGTAGGCAATACAGACACTCGATCCCATTGCCCAGTAGCCCCGGCATTTCGCGTATCCACTGGACCAGCATTAGTCAAAGACGCCTCAGCTACCCCATCAATATGCACTTCGTATGACCCAGCGGTGTCGTGAATCACACCCTTAAACTCCACATACACCCACGAATTCATCGGAAGTACCGTGATGCCGGTTGCAATCACGGTCGAACCCACTTTCACTTGTAAGACAGCCCCGGCTGTCATGGCCAAAGCAAGGTGAATCGTGGCTCCTTCTTTGATCCGGATAAAGTCTCCTCCACCGGGGGCTTGATTGAAACGTATGGCCATCCCTACAACAAACCCACCAATGGCCAAATAAGGTTTGGTTTCGGTTTCATCCCCCTGATAGTACATCTGGGCACTATGTCCACCTGTTCTGGATTGAGTAGTTGTGGACGTCAATGCAATTGAAAACCCAACATTGGCTCCCCATTTTCCGTGAGCCACCAAATCAGGGGATCCATTACCTGTGTGATCAAAGCCGTCCATAAATAGCAGGGACATTACCGGTCTCCTTCACGAAATTCCAACGGGGATAGATCAAATTCCAGTTCTTCTAACGGATTGATCACTGGGGGCGAAGGCATCTCTTCCAAGATCCGGAGATACAACGTGGCCTGCGTCAACGTGTCTACGGAGATGACGTTGAACTGGATCACGTCCCACTTCGCCAAATTATGCATCCACGTGGCCACGCCACTCTCTGCTGTCGATGCGGACTTGTTGCCCGTCAACTTGATCGGGGCGTTGGCGGAAATCTTGTCGGTTGTAGTATTGGGAACATTTGGATTCGCAGGCGGGGCTGACGACGGATGCAAGTCCACCTCCACCTGAATACTGCCAATCATGTTGCCGATGATGCTCCAGCCTACGATAGTGCCGCCAAAATCGATCTGGATGGCTCCTTTGACACCCGTCGTGCCGTCCACCGTGATCCCCACCTTGCGATACCGGGCCGACGTGACATAGGCTTCCAACTCGTAGGCCACGGACATGGCATTGCCCGCAGACTCTGCGGCGTCCATGGCCGCAGTTTCAGCTTGCTCCATCCGGGCATCCAGCGTGTTGAATTGCTTCTCACCAGAAGTGGTGCTCATCGCCAAGCTTCTTCGGGACGCATCGGCTTCGGTGGTGTCGTAGAAGATGGGCACGAGGTACGTAATCTGGCCGAACCCTGATCCTGTCCAGACGACCGAATAGATAGCCCCCGGATCTTTGGTGGTCATACGGGTGGGCTGGCCCGACGTCGCCACCACAATGTAGTAGGTCCCCGCAGACTGTCCGGTAAAATTCAACGGCACGGCAATAAAAGACGAGACCACCGTTTGGGACGTCACCAGATACATCCCTCCCGGTTGGATCGTCAGGGTCGTGGCACTCTTCTGGGGAGAATAGCTCGTGGTGCCAATCAAGGCATCGGCTCCATTGAACAGCGTGTTCATGAGCATGCCCGTCGAGAGCGCACTCCCACCGCTCATCGAACCTATTTGTGTTTGCAGAGCGTTAATCGCATCCGTCAACGCCGCCACATTGGCATTGAGTTTAGAGATGTAATCCGTGTCGCCGCTGGCAAACGTTTGCAGTTCAATCGACATGAAAATCTCCTACACCACGCTAATCAGTTCGCCACCTTTGAAGAGCGCACTCGCCCCCAACGCTAAGCTGCCGAAGGGTGCCCACTCCCCAAACTCCGCCAGCGTCAACAACCGGGTGGTCACAGTCAGGTCAATCACCGTCCCAATCGTCATGTCCCCCAGATCCACGGGATAGAGCACATGCGTGCCCGGTTGGAGCATCGAAAACCCTGAGACTTCCCACGCCGACGATGCGTCCGAGCGATTCAGGACGACTGGGGCACCGATGTCAGCGTACCGTAACTCAGCGTTGTTCCGAGCCAAGGCCACGTTGTGCATCGTGGTGTCAATATGCCCCGGTAGTGAATCATCTAACTGCCAATCCTCTGGGGGCTGACCGGGTATCCCGGTGATGAGTCCTGAATTAGTAAACTTCCCGTGCTTATCCAGCGAACCATCTTTTTTCTGGGCAAAATACTGATTGATTGTTCCTGTCGGGTCTAGTTCCCCGATGTTCACGTCCACTACGTAAGTGGTGTTCAATCCATCCGAGAGAAAAATCGTCGGACGAGTGGTCGTCACGCCATAAAGCTTCAGCGTCGTGCGTTTGATTTCTGCGGACGCTAAATCTGTTAGAACAGCCATGTCTCACCTACGCTCGATACACCGCTGGATGATCACCACCCCCCGGATCCGCACTCCCAGAGAACCCCGGATTGTGGATGTCCATCCGATCCTCCCAGTACTTGTTCCAGCCGTTGTACCACTTCATGCTGCTGAACAATTCTGGTTGTGAGGCATACCCTACCCACTGATCAATGGTGCCGATACTGATGCCCGCTGCACGGGCAATCGGATCATAGTGGTTGAAGCTGGCCGTCACATCCCGGCGAAGCTGATCTGGGTCAATGCTCATGGCAACAATCGGATGGGCCGCATCTGAACCCATCACACCATCCCATGCACCGGGCGCACCGGGAGTCCCACCCTCAGGGCCTCCACCGGGCTGACCGGGAGCACCAATCCCAATGTCTGGCGTGCCTCCCACGATAGTGATCATCTTGCCACCGCCACCGACTCGTCCGACCAAGAACCCACTGATGTCTATCGTGGCTTCACTCCCTCTGCCCAACGACCGGGTGAAATCTTCCACGAACAACTGACTTCCATCGGGAAACTCTAAGAGGTCTCCGTACTCAATGCGGGGATCATCTACAATGGTCACGGACCACTTGTTGGCGGAACGGGCCGTGTAAATCAATTCACGAGTGGCGACAGCCTTCGCATGGCCTTCATTGGTGATGAAATCACAGTTGATTTCTTGGACACGATTCACCCACGTCGGCACCGAGGTGTCAAAGGCTTCGGAAACATTCTTGGAGTGAACATAGTTGTAGGGATCGCCCCAGATTTCATAGCTGCCAGTACCGATGTTCATCATTTCTAATGCAAACGCTGCGTGAGCAATGCTCTCCCAGATAGATCCCTTAACAGAAGGTACTGTGTATAATGCCCCAGCAACAGGAGTGCCTACCTGTACAATATTTCCAATCACTGGGCCTACACTTTCCCCCAGCCCAGTGACATAAGCGTACAGTTCATCCTTTGCCGGTGTCGCTACAGGTATTGCTCCCGCCACGAAATCCACTCTTGTAGCCGTTCGAAGAGTCATTTGAGTCAACAAAAACAACATAGCGTAGGTATTGAAATTGACGAACGAAAGTTTCCCTCCAGTCGGAGACTGCTGAATCCAGTTCTCCGTACAAAATTTCAACCCCGGCACATTTATCGTGTTCACGCTGTTGAGAATCTTCTTGTAGGTACCCGTCGCCCGCTGGGTCCCGTCTGAAGAGAAATCCACATGCACCTTCCAATAAGGCATGAACCATCCGAGCGTCACGACAATCGGTCCCGCCAACTTCCGACCCGTCTGCTTCCACATCTTCAACTCAGGGTCCAACCACGAGACCTTGATTCGACTCACCGGAGGACGTTGACGTTGCCCGCCAACTTTCACCATGCGATCATCCGTCAGCTTGATGTCCGAAGAGCGATTTTGTAACCCCTTGTCTGCGGCTCGTAACCGACCGATGGCATCAATGAAGGGCGTCCATCCCAACGCCACCATAATGGATGACACCATGTCCCACGCCGTCATGTCGGCCAACTGCGTGTTACTGTGGGCCGTCATCAACGAACTCGGCGGCAAGACAATCTCATCCCCCTTCATCTCAGCGGATCGGGCAATGCGCTGGATCATGTAGGTGAAATTTGTCATCTGGGGGAATAGCGGTGAGACTCGTGGGGCATTCCTCCAGATGTCCTGCTGGTCTCGGGTTTTGGCAATCAGTTGCATCTGCCGTTCCCCACGAGACATGGTGAAGCTGTTGATGGCGTCTATGTGGCCCAGCCACAACGGCTTCCATTCATCGTTTTGACGTAACTGAATCTCGATGACCTGATTAGGCTTCGGCTGGTACTGCCCGAACAACTCGCGGTTGAACACCAACGTCACGTTGAAGTCGAAGGCGGTCTGTCGGGCATCTTTGACAAACTCGGACAGATCAATAGAATCATCGGATCCCGGATCCAGTCCACGTCGGACTTCCCAAATCGCCGCCGTGGGGTGAAGAACAATCTTCACCTCACGTGCGCTATCCGGACTGATGGGTTGCCACCTTCCGTCCATTACAGTCTCCCCACCAACTTCAGCGTGAACGTCACGGGATTCGTCATCCAGCCAATGGGTTCGCCATCCTCGTCCTTGTAGTTCACAATGTCATCGAAGGTAACGCCTTGACCTCCCGCCGCCAACATCACCGGCAAGACTTTGAAGCCTACGTTCGTAATGTAGTTCGGGAACCACTGGACATACCCAACATCTGGATCCACAGGAGTCGTCCAGATGGCCAGCAGCATGCGAAGCTGGGTGATGGGCATGGACAACCCGCCCAGAGCCTTCCATCGCTCCTCGATGGTCACGTCTCGGAGATTGCCCTGCCACAAGACGTTGGAGGCACTGGTCAGGGTCCGAGTCGAAGACCACACGGGGGCGATGATGGCGTCCGCATCGATGTTCACCCACTCGTCTGGCTTCACTTCGTAGTCAAAGGCCCCGAGAATGGGATGGATGATACGTCCATGACCGCTCTCGACTGGGAACGCGGGCCACACCTCAATGGGCAACGTCACCAGTTCCTCTGCCGCCCCCACCACGTCAAACGTGCCTTCGCTCCTGAGGGTGACCGTCCCCACAGAAACCCCGGTCGTGCCTCCCGGCCCCCCGGCTCCGGCATCCTGACTGGGATCCCACGTCGGGGGGGTAGCCGTGCCGAGTTCTGTCCGGGTATCCACCTGAATCTGAATATCCCGCGTGACAATGTTCTGAGGCTCTTCTCCCTGTGTCACCGACCACGCCACTCGGATGGTCGTGGCAGACAGGCGCACCAAGTCCGGGTTGTACGTCAGACTTCCGGCCCCAGTCAGCACATACCCTTTGTTTGAAGTCACCGGGTGCAAGAGCAACCGCCCGGTGCTGTCCTGATAGATGCACCACCAGCCGTCAGGATCTGGGGTGTATAGCATTCGCAGCCACCAGAAGGGTCGCGTCATCGGATTGGGGGTGGGTGCGCCGGTCGTCTTAGGACCGTCTTCGACCCACACCGCCTTTCTACTGCCCAGTAGTTGGGGATCGTTGGCCAGACCATTGGTCAGCAACCAATTCGACCCATCAACTTCGAACACGTCAAACGGCCCTGCCCCTTGGTAATCACGCTTCACACAGATGGCTCCGTCTGGTCCGACGTCAGCCAAACCGCCAACAAGAGACGTGTACCCCGTCGAACTTCTGATGCCGTCGCCGCCCAACCATGCAGCCCACACGCCACCTCCCGCGTACAAAGTGTTGGCCCCCTTGGGATCAACCACGGAAGACGTACCGTCACGAACATTGAACGACCGCAGGACACAGGATCCAGCACTACAATCTTGTCCAATGACGTGATCATCATCCAGCCAATTGGCAGAACCTGAATTTCCCACCGTCAACGTATGGCTCCCGCTGGGACTGCCCCACGACAGCCCTGCGCCTCCCACTCCAGCGCACCACTCACCCTTACTGTTCAAGTACGGCATGATTCACCCTTGTGACGGAGGCACCACAGTCTCGGCTAGATGCATGGCGGGCAGGCTAACATCGGTGACGAGAACGGGATAATTTGGCAGTCCCGCCTGTACCGCCATCAAATCTTCCCAGTATCGATTCATGCCTTGCGTCCACACACTGCCAATTTGCGTGGGCGTATTACATTTGGCTACCCATACTTCTAACTTATCAAAAGGCCGTCCCCCGACTAAGGCGATACCACTGAACACATCCCAACTGGCTTCCACATCCTTCACAACTTGGAACGGATCTTTACTCTGCGCCACGACTGGACTGGAAGCCGATGACCCCGGCCCGCTGGGATTGAACCCACTCGGTGGAGGAGTCGTGCCTCCGCTTGAACTCGGAGGAAGCACCCCGGAAGATGCTGCCGCTGGGTAATACCAGTTACTCAGGTTGGCGGAATTACGGCTCTGCCACACCCATTGAATCTGTCCGTTGGATACGATGGTAATCACTTCCCCAGTGATGCCATCTGGACTCTTGAAATCCACCGAGTCCACCGAGTGTCCATTGTACCGGACCTGTCCAAATGTTTTTGCGAGGTCTCCAAATCGTGGATCCACATCGTGCAGAGCCGTGACAACCGCTTCGGTAAAGGCTCCAGAACCATCAAAGGCCGTCGCATTACCCTCAGACAAATTCCATGGGGCTTGAGCAAACACTCGCTGCACGATATAGAAATAATTTGGTGCAGTTTCCGACAGGTTTGTGCCCGAGTCCACGCCGCCTCCGGGAGGGGCGGGAGTCCCCGGTCCTCCAGCACCGCCTGTGCCACCGGTCCCTCCAGTACCTCCCGTGCCGACGCCCCCACTGTCAATTCCACCGCTGAGGAGAATAGAGTTCGTCGGGTCTGGTCCGGACACGACCACCGTGGCAATCACTTTCACTCGTCCTGCGGGAAGAGGACCACCATAGTCTGATCCGGTATCAGACCCGGTGTCCATCGATCCCGAATCCAACAACGCGATACCATTCATCAGAGAACTGACCGTTCTTCGGGCCACCTCGGCACCAACGCTCAACCCTACGGGAGCAGTCGGTACGCCTTTGAACAAATCCACCCAGTAGGGCAGGACTTCCGGATGATCCATCAACCCGGTCTGTCGTCCTTGATCCGTGAAGACCAGTAGCATGGTCACACTCGGAAGGTCTCTCGCCAACCGAGCATAGACCGGCACAATGCCGATCAGATCACTCGTGTTCGTGGTGTTGGACGTGTAGCACTGACATACCAAACAGACTTTTTGATAGGTGGGCGGGACGGCAGCGATGGTGGCCCGCATATTCGTTTCAAAATCTGCGGCAATCTCATCGACTTTACAGTAGGCTTGAATCGCCAGCCAATCATTGACTCTCAGGTTTGGATAACGTGGCCACGTCCGACTATCCCAGTAGGCCACGGCTGGTCCACTGACTGTTGCCACTCGCCCTTCAATCTCTTCCACCGACGCTCCCTGTACCCACGTGGCAAACTGCACGTTGCTCGTGTCAGTGATTGGCAGGGTGGGCGTGACTCTATCGCTCCAGAGATAGGCATTTCCGGGCGGGGCGTAGGCCAACGTCGGGAAGGTGATCGGCAGGACTTCAAACCATCCCACCCAACACGACTTACCGATGGACGGCACCCGTCCTGAGACGGGTCCTCCTCCGGTGTCAATGCCTCCGCCTCCGCCATCTCCGCCGCCCGGTAGTTCCACGGGAGAAAACAGGGGAGACCCGATGCACGCCACGTTAATGATGGCATCCCCACGATAGTTCGTGATGGGCATCCCCACCAATGATCCATACCCTGCCACAGCAGCCTCCACAGCATACCCACCGACGCCTGCATTCATGTCGTCTTTGACCTGCACGAGGACGGGAATCGTGCGGCCTTGACGTGGGACGATCAGGGGGATAGGAATCGTCAACCGATTCGGCTCCGCAGACAATGAAAATCCCCGCACGCACACGGTACAGGTGCCGTCTGCCTTATCTGGAGAGTTTTCGATAATCAACAGTCGGCGGAGAGACGAATCCCACGCCATCCGCACGCCATCAAACACCGCATCGAGTCCACTGTTTCCGCCATAGGGATCCCCATTCACCAGTGGCGGCACCTTTGAGGCCCCAAGAATCTCTCCTCGGACGTAATCCACCAGTAACAACAAGCGATTTTGCAACAACACGTAGATGCGAGAATCGTCTTCAAGGGCCGTCGCCACCACCTCATTGACCATCGGCAGATCATAGATCCACTTGCCTGTCTTAAAATTGAACACGGACAAGTACTGCAACGTGATGTGGTCAGGCGTGTTCGCCATTCCTCCTGACCCCACGAGAAACCTTCCTCCATCGGCCAGCTTGTCATCAATAGAGTAGTTATCCTCAGGCAAAAATCCAAATCCACCCAAGGACTGCCAGTGCTTGTAGTCAATCACCTCTCCGTCCAAGATCCAGAAAGGTTCTGGATGCTTCGCCAAATCCTTCAGGCCCTGCTCATCTTCCGGTAACGCGGTGACGATGTTGCCGTAATGCAGTCGCTGAAACTGCCCATCCGCTCCACGACCACCCCAGTACATGCCCATTCGGGACGATGTAATGTAGTTCATCGTCAGGAAGCCTTCTGGGCCTCCGGGAAACAAATCAAATTGCTTGATCAAGGCCCCGGTCACACTGTTGTACCGCCACCCCAGAAAATCTGCCCCGTCATGCGTTTGGGTCTGCACCACCCCGGTGATGACGATGCTTGTATCCCCTTGGGCCTGCTCGACGGGGGTCGTACACACCATGCTGTAGATCCCGAAAGCCCCAAATTTCTCTCCGGGACGATACTTGATGGTCTCAGTGCGGAAGACTTCCCTCAACATATCAGGGTCGCCTCCACCTTCGACTCTCCCGTCTCAGCTACGCCGTATTGCACTTGGGCGGTGGCATAGCCGTCTTCATCGGTCTTGCTCTGCATCGTCAACAGGAATCCGGCTCCGGTCAGGAACCAGTTCACCAGTTCGCCTTCAGCCGGATCGTCCTGATCCCCGGTAACCTGCACTCGGTAAGTCACGACCTGCCCAGACTTCACTTCTCCTTCGGCCACCTCCACGTCCGTCATGATGGTGGGGTTGACTTCCAGACTCCAGACACGAAGCTGGTTGGATTGTGTGCGGCTCCCAAGCTCGTCAGGGTTGGAGACCCAGTTGTGGGTGGAGACCATCACTCCGAAGTCTGAGCAATACACCAGCCCGCCATAACACACCATCCCAATGCGATAGACCGGAGACGACCACGTTTTGGTGGCCGTGTCGTAGAAGGCCGCTTGGGTATCTCCCTGAATCGAATATGCAGTGACAAACACTTCGGTGTCTGATCGTCCGGGGTGGAGTCTTCCCGTACTTCCTCCCTGTCCTGTGAACGGGTGGGGCGGGCCTTCACCGTCAATTTCCACCCCGTCCACGACCACCCGAAAACTGTGCTCGTATCGAGGGCCTTCGGGCGTGGAGATGCTGGTGCCGTTGGGTTCGTAAAAAATGCAGCGATCTGCTAGCTTGACGTATTGCTTCAAGTACAACGGATGATTAACCGGATCCCCCTCGTATGGACCGGACCGTTCTGGGGTGAACACAATCGGCTCGTAAATCAATTCGAACTGGCCCACTCTAGGACTTGAAAACGAGTGCCCAACAATTTGCACTAACGCACTTTTCGCGGGCCACCAACCAGCATAGTCCAAGCCAGAATTCGACCGATCACAGAATCGCCCATCGAGCGTCATGATGCCCACGTAGGACGAATAGAATCCTCCGGGTGAACCTTCAGCAATCAACCCCACTCCCGGCCACCACGTCACCGTGGTGACTTCCACTACTAATGTGGCGGGTGCCCCATTCAGGGTCATGAAAAACGGTCCTGCGAGGAGTCGCACCGCCATCAGATCACCTGTGCGTTGACCACGTAGCCGCCCACGCCGTGATTCATGTCATCTACGATCTGCACAAGCACCGGTACCACTCGACCCTGACGGGGCACCTTCAAAGGAATAGGTCTAGTGATACGTTGTGGCATGTTCACCAGTTGAAATCCTCGCACCTTGCATGCACACGATCCATCTGGTTTGTCCCCCTCCATCTCCAGCACCAGCAGCCGGTTGTACACTTTGTCCCACGCCATTTGTGTATACGGAGCGTTCCAATACCCTTTGTACGGGCCAGTGTTTGCTGTTGGAGGCACCTTCGCCGCCCCCATCACTTCACCCCGAACGTAATCAAAGAGCACCAGCACACGATTGCCCATCAAGATGTAACATCGAGAATCATCCGCCAAACAAACCGCCGCGATACTATCTGGCACCACCATGCTGTACTTCCACTTCCCTGACGGAAACTCAAACACACGAAAATCTGTACCCGACCCGTCGAGGAGTGCTCCCGGCTTCTGAACGTCATCAATAGCCCATGCATCGAACCCAAATAATGGACTACTAAGAAAGCCCGAAGCTGTGGGGTCTTCCTTATAGGCCCCCTTAGGCTTGTCAATGACCACCGCGTCGGCCTGAAGAAACTTCCACCCTTGGGGGGTAGTCGGCGGTTCTCCCGGCAAAGCGGTCGTAGACGCTCCGAAAGCAATTTTGTGCAATGAAGATTGGTAGTAATCTCTTGAATAAATAACTCCACTGCGGGCAGCTTTCGGCGTATTCAGCGCAAAAATAAGCCCAACACTTACCCCATCCCCTGAGACTCGCGTCACAAATTTTCCAGTAAGAGCGTCAAAGATAAAATCTGCCGCAGTGCCACCACCAGACGAAAAATAGTTGGTGTACATCACGGTCGTGACGAGAATACGACTCACAGGAACTTCCGGGGGATGTTGAACAATCAACCCACTGATCCACGCAAGCTTCTCCACGTAGGGCGAAGGCGCGTTGTTTTGATTCCAATACCCAGACTTAGGATGCTGCGCCTCAGTCATATACGGAATAGGGTCGGAACGAAATATTTCTCTTAACATAGGACCCTCGCCTCAACAGTTGAGGACCCGCTTTCCCCCAGCCCATACTGCACCCGCGCCGTGGCGTAACCATCGGCATCGGCTTTGGTCTGCACATCCAATAACACCCCGGCTCCAGTCAACGACCAGTTCACCAGTTCATTCTCGGCCCCATCGTCATCGTCCCCGGTCACGCGCACTCGATAGGTCACCACTTGCCCAGACTTAGGAGTACCGATGAATGCTTCAGGAACCGTCAAGATGGTCGGATGAACTTCCAAACTCCATATCCGAACCATCAATTGATCTATCGTCGGTGAAGGACCAGTCGCATGAATAGAAAACAACACCCCGTACTCGGGGGCATAGCCCAAAAAGTTGAAATACGGTAGCGTGGCTATCTTATAAACTGGTGACGACACCCTGCACATTACCGTGTCATAGAAACACCCACTCCCAGTTTGCTGGGACGCTCCCGGCACCCACATATCGTGTTCCGACCTACCCGGCAACACTTCATCCGGAAAGAATGGGTAAAAATCGTACTCGGGTACATCAGGTACGACCCCCTCAACCTGCCGATACATTTTGAAAGAATTCGTATAAATACGCCGATCTGCTAACTTCACATACCGAAGAAAAGTAATTATCCCGGACGGGGCTTTTTCAGGACCAGCAGCCTGAGCAACCATCGCTATAGGTTCAAACACAAGTTCCATAGTCTCGTAGGTCCCGTCTGGTTGCCTGTACGCTGCCATGTCTATAAGCCTCTGTTTTGCAGGCCACCAACTCCACGAGCGCGGACCTCGACAAAAATTAGTGACAACCCCATCCAACGTCATCAGATAGGTGTGTTGGAACCCGGCTTCTCCAGCCTCCTCCTCGGCAGTAGTAACTCCAGACAGCAAAAATCCTATACCGGGATACCATGTCCAATCCTGAAGGGAATACGTCAAAGACGTACCCTTCGGACTTACCACTGGAAATGGTCCTGCCAACAGCCGTACGCTCATGGCACATATGCCACGCCGACCACCACCAGCGTCTTCTTTGGGTGATAGCCTGCATCAAATCGACACGACGCCTGTCCCCGAGCATCGGTGAACGTCGTGAAGGGCGTCAACGTCCCCGTGCCTTGCACCATTCGCCACTCCACCGTCTTCCACGGGGGTCCAACAAAACAGAGGATGGCCCCTCCGGAATCCCTGACAGGGCCGGTCAGGTTGTAGATGCGGGGTGGGCCGGTAATCACCGCAGGTTTGTCACCCAAGGCGATCTGAGCATCGAGCTTGGCTTCCCCTAAGTAGTCCTTGACGGTCAGCACACGACCTAAAATGCCCGTGGCCGTCAGTGCAACCGATTGCAGCGTCTGATCCACTGACAAATTGTTCGTGTTCAACGCCTGAGCATCAAGCGTCACACTTCCGAGCGTCTGATCGAGCGATGCATTAGGCATTGCCGTCAATCACATTGAAGTTGGTCACGTTCACCGGCTGACCATTGACAATCATGATGTTGTCGATGGTCATGGCTCCGCCGCCCCCGGTCACCGTGATGTTGCCCTGCATGTGAACGGCTGATCCCGTCTTGAGCCGAAAGTACCCCGCTGCGGTCCCTGCCCCTGCGGCCACGCCTGCGGTGCCCGTCCACGTGCCCACCTTCGTCTTGATGCCGGTCGTGGCGTTGGACAACCAGTCAGAGGGCAGGGTGAACTGACAGAGCAGCGTGCCTGCATCCGCCGCCGCACAGTTGGCGGGCATGGGTCCTGAGAAGATGTACATCGTTGGAGCCGTACCCAGCGTTGTCTCGATCTGATTGGCTCGATTGTTCCTGAGCGTGTCACTGAATTGCAGAGGCATCACCGTCTCCCTTGTTGTCTGACAACTTCTTGCTCCAGCCACTCCCTGAGAGTCAGGTTCATCGCATCAGGGTGGAGAGAAATGACCATGTTGCCCGCCCCGCCGCCACCGGGCATCACGTTGGAGGCTCCGGCATCACCCACGGAGACCATGCCCCCAGCGGCGTATCGTCTCGGGATGATCGGAGACATGGCAATCGATTGCAGAGAAACCACACCACCTAAGGCATAGGCCGGGAGGATTCTTCCGAGTCGGATACCCTCAAGAAGAGGTAACCACTGGGCGGTCTTGGAGGCAGGCATCACGTGCTCACCCGTGGACAGCATGGCGGGGATCGAATCACTGGTGCCCGTACCGGGTCCGGTGATCAATCCACCCCCAGCATTTCCGGTCACCGCAGATCCGGCACCACTTCCACTTCCTCCACCTAACCCTAACAACCTATCCGCCAATCCAGAAACAAACTTAGAAATTCCAAATTTCTTATCGAACGCCTCTGCGAAGGCTTTGGTAAAGATCCCGATGATGGTCTGGCTAATCGTCTTCGCCATGTCGGCTAAGATTTTCCCCATACTATTGAAACTAAAAACCATCTGGTTTAGCGCATCCGCCCACGAGTTCACAAACGAATCCCGAATCTGTTTGTTGGTTGATTCGATGGATGCGGCGAGTTCGATCTGGGCCTTATCCACCCCAGCAATGGCCGTCTGGGTCTTCAAAAGCTCCGCGTTGTATTTCTGCTCGGCAAGCGTAATTTGTTCGGCGGTGGAAACCTTATCCACCTTCATTGCCTCAAGGCTCTCCTGTGCATGTTGTGCTTGGAGGGCGTAGTCTTTTTCAAGCGTCAATCGCTTCAGTTCATTGTCCGCCATCTCTTGCCGAATACGGTCATTGGATCGGACCCGTGCTTGGTTCTCCGTCATCTTTCCAGTAGCAACGTCGGCCTTATCTTGTGCGCCCGCCAGATCACGTCCTTGCTGTCGCTGATCCAACTGATCCCTGAACGCCTGCGTGATCCCCATCTCAACTTGGAGAGCTTGATCCCGGTATTTCTGGTACAGTGCAGCTTCCGCTGACAAACGATGCAGACGAGTCAGTTCTTCCGCCTGCATGGGATCTAACGCGGCGTATTTGTCTTTCTCTCGCTCCAATTGTTCATTCAACAGGGCCATCTCAGCGGTAATGCCCCCCACTTGAGCACGCTGTTGAAACGTGGCCATCCTCAGGTCATCAACGAGTTGATTCCTCTGGGTAATCCGCTCTTGGTTCTGCGCGTCTTCCTCGTTTTCACCCCTGCCCCGAATCTGCGCGATTTGGGCGACGGCTTTCGCCTTTTGGATAGCTAGATCGGCGTAAACTTTCGGATCTTGATTTCCAATCGCGGCCTTGGCATCTATCGCAGCAATTTGGTCTTGCTGCACCTTCACCTCAGCGTCGGTCTCCTTCCGAATCTTGGCGATGCGGGCATCGTAGTAGTCATCGAGCAGAACAAGGTGCTGCTTGTACTGAAACTCCAGCAACTGTTGTTCGTTGGTCCCACGGGTCTTGAGGTTGGCGAGTTCCCGTTCATCCTTCTGGGTCTGGATATCCGTAATTTCTTTGGCTTTTTCTATCTGATCAGCGACAATGGCTGCTGAACGTTGCCGCTCGGCTTGTGCCACTTGAAGAGCCGCCGTGGACGAGACCTGTCTCGCCCGCAAAGTCTCAGACAGAGACAGCCCCGGAGTCTTCAACAGGTCGTCTGCTGCCTTTTTCAGTTGAACCAGTTCATCTCGGGTCTTGGTCTGGGCACCAACCTCTTCAAGGTTGCGAACCAATTCGGCAGTAGCGACCCCAGCATGATCAACACCTGTGGTGTACCCTCTCAGCAACGAATTGAACTGCCCCAACTGATTGCCAAACTGCACACCAATTTCACCAGATGGGCCGTACCCGAACTTCGCTCCCTTTCTCGCCTCTTCTACCGAAGTCGCAAGAGCTTCCAGCTTTATCTGTGCTCGTCTGGTCTCCAAGTCCTTTTCAGCTTGTGCCCGCTGTTCTTTAGAGTATTTCAGAGCGTCTTCTGCGGCCATCCGATTTTCATGGAGCGTTTTTGCCTTACTATTTAGAACATCCAATTCTTTTTTAGCCGCCGTGGCCATGGCCGTAGACCCGGCAGTTGTCATATCGTTGTACTCTTGAGTCTTCCTAGTGATCTGCTCAAGAAGTTGGGCTTCTTCCTCAAAGGTTTTCGTCAATTGTGATTGGACGATCCCTCGGGCAAACTCGGGCGTGGCTAGCTGTGGGAAGGCGATGGAGAATCCGACCTTCGCTAAGTCCCACCAATCCTTTACTCCCGAAATTCTATCTTTGATGTACTTTTCCCACTCAATCCACGGCTGCTTCCAACTATCCGTGTCAAATGGGTGGTCGATGATATTTCGTAGGGTTTGCAGAGCCGCGATAATCGCTCGAAATGCCCCTTGGAAAGGGATAGTCATGGCTTCTGCTGCCGCCATGACCGCACTGGCCATCCCTGCCAATCCCATACGGAATCGCTCAGAGACAATGGCCATACCGACGACAAAAATGATGATCGTCGCACCAAGAAGACTAAACGCTCCGGCGATCCTCCCGAGAATGCCCGCCCCTGCGGCCAGTTCACCACTCCCCAGATACGTAACGAGCCATTTGAGTCCTTCCACGACCGGGAGCATGACGTATCTCAGCAGAATCCATCCCCCCACAAATCCTAGAATTTCTGTTTTGAACTTAATGATGATATCGAGTAAATCGTGGAGAAATTTCACCAGTTCACGAACGTTTTCCCCGAGAGTCTTCGCTCCTTCACCCTGTTCGTACATCCCATCGGACGTCAGTTTCAACTGCTCCAACACCAACGACAGTTCCTGCACCACAGCCAAATACGCAGGCAGTAAATTCTTACCCAACGATTCCTTCAAGTTCTCAGTCAAGCGGTCGAGAGACGTCAATTGCTTACCCACGTCTCCCATCGCGGCTTCGTATGACCCTTGGATCTTTTTCGCTTCCTCTAGCGTGGCGTTCAAAAACGCTTGATGACGCTCCTCCGTCGTTAACTGTCCTGCTGTCTTCCCAATCGCAGCAGCGTACTTCGAATAGGAACCTTCGGCCTGCACGATAATGCCCATGTGCCGAAGCATCAGCGTGTTACTGGTCTGTACAGCCGTCACTAACCGAGAAAACGCTTCTGACGAGTTCACTCCGAGAATGACCGCTGCGTCTTGGGCGGCTCGGGCGAGTTCTGGGGCCTTGGTGAGGTCTAACTGAGCTTGGATGAACTGAGTGAGGGCCTGACGTGATGCCGTCGCTGTAATTCCAAGAGCTTGAATTTGACGATCCGCTTTATCAAGCTGATCAACAGAGTATCCGGCATTGAATCCGACAACATGGAGCACCGTAGCCAGCACTTCGGCTCGTGCTGCCGTATCTGCGAGGTCTTTGATAAACCGTACCGACTCCAACGCCAGAAACCCACCGGCCAGAAATTTTACCCCCGCAACGGCCTTCTCCATTATGGAGTTCAGATTGGCGATACCCTTAGCCGCTTCGTTTCCGGCATCCCCAATCTTCTTGATACTCTGTTCGGCATTTCCTTTCTGAGCTTGCCCTTGAAGGGTCGTCAGTGCCGTAGTCAGAGATTTGGTATCCGCTAGTAGGGTCTTGAGTGCTCCGCCCTCCTGCAAGACGCTAATCAGAACTTTCAACTCCATCGCGGCTGAGGTCGGGGGCATTACTCGTCTCCCTCAAGGCTTTTCAGAAACTCACGAAACACCTTGGCATCAGACCCTTGCGTATGGCGTACGGCCACCGTCAAGGCATGCAACTGCTGACGAACCCGCACGGTGATCAGGTCTACGTACACCTGAATGACTCGCAAACTGTAGCCCCAGACTTCATGGGGGCGATGGCCATGGGCCACCAGTAACTCTACTGCGCCTGCAAGCTCATTGGAGAAGCTGTCTTCTGGGCTAACTCGCCCTTTTCGTTGAGCTTTTGCAACAGAGTTGTCACCTCGGATAACAACTCTCTCGCTTTTTTTGCGTCGGGTACCGACAGCTTCCATATCTCCGACAGCGCAATCAGTTGCACGGTCGCAGGCATGCGCTTCTGGATCACGTCGGTAGATCCCGGCTCGTCCGAAGCGAGGGCGATGATCTTGGCGACGACTTCTGGAGCCGTGAGCAGGAAAGGTCCGAGTCCTTCGGCATTCACCGTGCCTTCCACGCCTGCCGCATACAACGGCAGAAACACGTCACGGGAATCGATAAACAACTCCACCATCTCGCGGAGGTTCAAGGCCCGCACCATGATCTGTTCGTCTTCAGAAATGTCAACGGGACGGCTGAGTTGAGCGAGGTCTGCGATCTTCACGATCTTTTTGGCCACTGAACACTCCTTGTTGGGCCTGCTACGAAAAGGGGTGGATGGCCCATTGCCACCCACCCATGCCGTGCCCCGAGTGGCCGTCTAGTTGACGGCGTTGTCGGGCTGTGCCTTCAGCTTCTTGATGCTGAAGTAATTGCTGCCTGCCAAACGGGTATCGTCCTTGAGGACCGAACCCTCGATGACGAACTGACCGAACGTGTCGGACAACAGGGCCAGTTCCTTCAGCGGGTCGTTGCTGAAGCGGAACACGTCCACGATGACCGGGCTGTTCTCCTCGATGGTGTTGAGACCTTCGAAGCGCAGCCAGTTGTCGGTGATCGGACGGGTCAACGAATCCACGAGGTACTGTTCCCCGTAGCTGTAGCTGACCGTGAGTGGATCGCCTGCGGGATCGAAGGGCGATGCCGGGGCGTAGGACGCGAAGTCCATCAGGACGCCATCGTTCATCAGGATGGAGCCTGCCGCTTGGTTCAGCTTGTAGTCCCACGGCACCGTGCCGTCCGTGTACATCACCAGCGAGGAACTGCCTTGCTTGACGACCACGCCGTTCACGTCGATGTGCCGGAACGAACTGACCATACCGGGGAAGCCCATCACGTCTTCGTTGGTGGCGGTTCCGGCTGGCAGGAGCGTGTCCGAACCTCTCGTGGCTTCTGCGAGGTTCTTCGCGTTCCAGTTCTCCACGGTGATCGAGCAAGTCACGTTGATTTCGGTCTGGAGTCGTGCGTCTGTCGCACGCTGACCGTCCTGCGACCCTTTGTGATTCACAACGGTCGTGGCGATCCCGATCTTCATGTCCGGGCAGTTGCCGACTGGTCTCAGGCCAATCGGATTGCCGGTAATCGGATCCCGCCGACCGACCATGATCACGCCTTGGCCGCTGAAGTACCAATTGGCCCCATCAAAAGTTGCCATGCTGAGTCTCCCTCTCCTCTAAATGGTTAGCGTCTGGGTCTGCCGGGGTGTTTCGTGTCGTTCTTCTCCCCGCCACCCTTGAAGGTCAAGTTGCCCTTGCCTTCCGACCCAGCCTTTGGAGGAGTTCCAGCAGCAAAGAATTGGAATTCCAGAGGCTCACTCTGATCACCCAGCCCGGTCTTGACGACCACCGGCAGGGGTTCCGAAGGACCCTTCCACACGTCCATGTCCACCCCCGTGGTCAGTTCCGTGGTGGAAACGAACGTCGTCGGCTCTTCGTGGCCGTTGAACACGATCACCGAATCCGGACCGAAGCCCGTGCCGTGAACGTGCAACGTGAAGCTCGGGTCTCCGATGTTGGCCGACTCCGGGTCCAGTTCCGTCACGGTCAACGTGATGTGCTCCATTGGGTCTTCCATCGCCCCAAGCACGCCCATGAGCAACGGAGCCGTCTGCACTCCCGGACGCTTGTCGTACCAGAGCAGGAGGACTTTCTTGCCTGCCAAGCTGACGCTGCTCACGAATCCCGCGCTGCCAGTTGATGTACCGCCTGTGAAGGTGGCTCCGGATACCGTGACCGAATTACCAGTCTCGGCCAGCGTGTAGCTGTTGCCTGCGGTTCCGGGCTGGCGCACCAGCACGGTCACCACGGCCATCTTCGGCGGAGACGATGCATCGGGACCCACCGTGCAGGTCACGCTGCTATCTCCGGACATGATGACCTGAGCCAGTACTCTGGCCATCTGCTCGGGGTCACTGCCGCTCGGCGTAATCGTGATAGGCACCACGCCGGGAGGCGCATTGTAGCTGGTGCTCACGATCACATTGCGGAACGTGTAGTTCCTGCCGTTGACGGTCACGAAGTCGCCATCGGCGGCGGTCGTCAGACACGTGATCGTGCCCTTCGCGTTGCGGCCTTGGATGGTAAGCGTGTTGACGGGGATGTCCACCGTGCCGGTCAGATCCACAGCGGCTCCGATGGTGTCTTCCGGGTCCATGCCGGGGACCGGGACAACCGTGCCTGCCGCTGCTCCATTGACCACGGTCAATCTCATGCCTTGGAGTTCGGCAATCGCCTGAGGCAAAGCGTCGGGGATACCCGTACCGCCATACCCTAGACTCTTAACATTTACCAGACTCATAGCGTTCTCCTTTGAACACACAACCTGTTGTGGCTGCGTCCAAGAGTGTGAGGCATTCGGCACTCAATTGCAAGGGCTTCGTAAGGGTTCCACATCCCAGAACTCTCGCACCATCGTGTGCAAAATTCCTGCGTCAGACAGAGCGATTTTGACTTGCTGGTAACGTTGATCGAGTGTCCCGCTGGGGCGATGACTCTTCTTTCTGTGGTAGCCGTACCACCCTACATGTTGGGCCATGGCAATCATAGGCCAGACGACCGGTTGATCGGACAGCACTCGACACCACAACCCATCCTGTTCGCAGTCATACTTCGACGGAGGGAACATTTTCTTGCAATATCCCCTCATGTCTTGAAAGTACGCCGTTTGACAATGGGGGATAATTCTTTTCAGAATCTCCCGACGAAAACACACCCCCAACGACGCATAGTGCCCGTGCTCAGGACGCTTCAGTACGCCAATGCTGCACCCAATCAACCGGTGGAGGTGTTGCTGGCGATGCCATGCGAAAAACTCGGGCATGATCATCACGTCGTCTTCCACCATGAACACGTAGCGGGCCTCGGTCTGATACAAGTCCCGGTACGCCATCATCAAATTGAAACTGTTCCCGTGGAACGTGTGCGCGGGCCTGAAGCCGATGCGAATGTGTAGCTGCGGGAATTTCTTGATGACTTCTTCAATCTCGGCTCGTGGAGGGGGGGCGTGCCCCACATGAGCATCCACACAGATTAGAATCTGCACCTCTCGGCTCTCCGGACTTGCTGCCATGTACTCCAAGCACAACCACAGCAATTCGGGCCGGTCATAGGTGGGGATTAGGACGATATCTTGCATAGCACACCGACGCCCATCGGCGTATCGACATCTTCATGGATCAGGGTGGCCTGCACGCTGGTCATGAAGTCATGGAACACCGACAGTAGCTCGGGGTGGGAGGGATGGCTCAGGTCATCGAACACCAACAAGCCTCCGGGCATCAGCAAGGGCCAACAATCCTGAAGGTCTTGTCTGGCTCCTTCCTCCGTGTGGTCGCCATCCACGAGAATCAGGTCGAACCGTTGCTTGACGGTCTTCAGTAACTCGTGGGAGTTTCCATTCAAGAACGTCACTGGGTAGTGGTATTCCAAGGTCTGGAGGAGGGCTTCGATGTGAGTCGGGCCTCCAAATTGTTCTCCACCCGACTCGCCGCCCCACGAATCACAGAGCGTCAATCGGTCTGGGAACTGCACGTCCAGCACCGTTCGCAGGGAGTGGCCGTAACACACCCCCACTTCCAGATAGGCCACGATTTTCCGCTGTGTGGCAATTGAGTGCAGCACATCCCACAGCGCATTCTTCTTCCCGTGATCCGTAAACACCATTAGCCGGGTCCCAACAACTCGTCCAACGCCTGCTCAAACGCCACCTGATCTTGCTGAAACTGTGCGCGGCCCTCGTCACGATACCGTTGCACCGACGTGGGTGGCAACGCCATCACATGCTTGACGGCCTTCGACACACTGAGTGGCGACACCTTGTGCAACGTGCCTTCATGGTACTTCGACGTGCTTTCACTCGGCAACAAGATGGAGGGCGTCAACTCATTCATCGGCGGAGCATTGGTGGTAATGAGGATCTGTCCCGCCCCCAACGCCTCATGCAACACATGGCCGTACCCTTCATACGCGGAAGGCATCACCTGACAAAAATGGGTGTTCATCAAGTTGACTAGCTCCGGATCGGAGACGTGACGGCGGGTGCCCGCGTGTGTCCCGATCACAGTCAGGGGCACACCAGCATGCTGGCATCCCACAATAACCGCAGGCGTGTTCTTGAACTGTGACTTCCCACAGACATGCAGGAATTTCCGTTGCCGTGGAATCTCCGGACGATACAAATCCCTTGCCAGCCACCCAATATAACGGCATTTGTCCCCAACCTTCGCTCTAAAAATCCGTTCGCAGTCTCTGGTCTTCGCTAGCACCAAGTCATAGGGGTACTTGTCCCACTGAGCAAACCACCACTCAGGATGGGGGATAACCCATTGCTTGGGAGCGGCAGCAAACACGAACGGCGTCACCACTTCCACGAAAATATTGACATCTGCTCGTGGAGCCACCACCGGAGTGGCATTGAACTGCACTCCATACACCTGATGGCCACGCTTCTCTAACTGGTGTCTCAGCAGTTCGTAGTCCCGCTGGAGTCCAACACCGTTATTGAGATTGGAGCAGATGTTAAATCGCATGGGAATCCCGAGGGTAACGCCGTGGGTGGCATCGGAGTATAACTCATCGGGGTGAGAGACTTCCGACACGTCTGATGATCATGCACGCGGGCCACCATCTGATGGCCTGCGGGAGCCGAGAAGGTCAACCGTCTGGCCTCTCGGCAGGCTCGTTGATAGAACCGCAAGTCTTCTCCCACACGCAACGATTCGAACCGGTGGGTACGCCACCACTCTCGACGGTAACACAGCGATGTCCCCAATATGTAGCGCACGGGTGAATGCGGCATGTGCCACAGGTAGCTTTTGCCATCTCGGATGTCATAGAACAACATCGAGTGATAGCCAGTCACCACGCCGAACTCCCCCAACTGTGTGACCTGTTCTGTCACACGTCCCGGCGCACTCCAGTCATCCGAGTCAAAATGACAGATGATCTGTCCGTACGAGTGCTTCGCACACAGGTTTCGCATGTCTCCGGTGGTCAATCGGCCTGCCACGCGGGCATATCGAATGGTGGGATCCGTAGCAAAGGGAATCATCGACTCGGTGTGGTCGTTCCCGTTGTCTACGATCACCAGTTCCCGGTAGGGATACGTCTGCGTCTGGTAGCTTCTGATGGCCTGCGGGATGAAGGCTGCTCGATCCTTCGTCGGCAGAATGCAGGAGACTAGCGGCAGTTTGGCTGGGAGGGCGGTTGGTGGGGGAGTTGAACGGGGACTGACCATCGCTGGATCCACACCACCGTACCAGACCGCAAGGCGGCTGGGCTTTCCACGAGAAAATGCCAGAAATGCTGGGTGACAGTGCTCCGTTGGGCAATGAATTGTGCCCGCATCGCATCCAGCCACTCAATAGCGCGGACCTTCTTCTGGTTCGTCCGATGAATCTGATCGCCCGCCTCCACCAACACGAAGGCCAACACAATCTCTGCGGACAGACCCACTTTGGCCGTAGGACCTGACTCAGGCATCGAACGCATGCCTTCGTACACAATGCCTACGGCAGGGAAACTCTTGATGCCCTTCAGGACATCGTGTAAATCGTTCTCGTCATACGCCACCACGACGCGGCCAGTCAAGTCCACGGGCGGGGCATTCAATTGCTGCAACCGGGCCATGGCCTCCGCCATCACCTCGTTCAGCTTGCTGGGGTTCATACGTTCGTCCCCTTCTTGATGCCCTCAGCAATGCGTCTGATGATCACGTTCTGCATGGTCTCCAGATCGTCCTGCCCGAAGCCTAAAAACTGCCGCTGGGGGAAGCCAATCCCGAACTGATGCTTCTCGGCGTAGGAGAAACCGCTCGGGGACGTGACATCCGTGCCGATGGCGCGGGTCGTGTCGTCCCCAGCATACAACTGAATGCTTCGAAAGAGTTTGCCGGTGTCGAACAGGGTGCCACCGCCTCGGCCACTCGCCGCACGTCGGAGAGCCGCACGAGAGGGGGGCCACTTGTTCCCCAGAGGATCTTCCTCCATGAGGAACCGTGACCGCATCCGGTTGTAGATGACGGCGGCTCCCTCATCGAGGATCTTCCTCGTGTCCATGGCCTCGGCCAAACCAGCCATTGAAGCCTCTAAACCGGTCTGGCCGACGACGGTAACGGAAAGAAGCTTCATGCTTGCTTGTGCTTGCTTGGAAAATGCTTGCTTGTGCTTGCTTGTGCTTGCTTGCACTCACGCTGGACGGAAAGAGAAGCCTTTGGTCCGAATATAGGGCTGTAACAGCATGAATGCCGGGTCCGTGGGCTGATGTCGCATCATGGCCTTCTGGGTCGTGCCTCCCGTCGTGGGCGCACTTTCAAAAATCATCGGAATGAGCGACATGATGGCTTCATACACGTCGTTTGGAATTTCTTCATCAGCATCGAACCCCGTCTCACATTGCACCCGCACGTGACAGTCTCCAAACGTGTTTCCATCGAGGTGAAGGTAGCCACGCGGAGCTTCCAGTCTCACCAGCCCCATGTCCACCTCGGTCAGGTCTTCGAATGGACCGGCCCCGGACGCGGACGCCGTAATCATCACGGGCACGTCCATACGGACGAACCCGCTCGGAATCTCCACACGATACGTGCCGTTGGGGGCGATGCTGGAGAACGACATGGAGTCGATGAAGTAGCGGGCGTCCTGCACTTGACGTGGCAGTAGCCCGCTACAGATGCGCTGGACGTGAAGTTGTGCGCCGATGATGCCAGAGGTGATCACGTCGGTGATCCCCGCAAGCTCGGGGTCCAACTGCAACCGGGTCATGACATCTTCCGGCTTCACGAACAGCGGCATCTTCATCGACATAATTACACCGTCACGTCCCCGGATGCGTCGAAATCAGGACGGTCGAGAATGTCTGCAATCTCCTCATCAGTGCCGACGTCGATTCTCTTACCCGTGTTCGTCCCCTTCCGCGTGTCCCGAAAGCCCGCCTCTTCCAAGGATTGGCGTGTCCGTACCGCCTTCACCTCGGTTGAGTCCACTTCTGGCGCACGCTGGGCCTTCTTGATCTTGGGCGGCTGGTAGATCCGCCAGATAGGACGTTCGTGGTCCTGTTCGGACATGAGGATCATTGCATCATCCCGCTTGAACCGATACGGTGTCCCCGCGTGATACGTCTCCCCGTTCCACGTGTAATTGACGTACATCGTCAGTTCAAGGACGATGGTGTCCACTGGCTGAGGTCCAGCCACATCTTCCCCGACCGACTTCTCAGGTCTCTCTCCCGTTTTCAACGCCATGTGTCAACTCCTTTGACATGTTGTTGTGGCAATCAAGTGCAAAAGGGACTCCCCTGTTAGAGGAGTCCCCATGAGCTTACTGTATTCCGCCTAGTCCTTCAACTGCTCAGCGGAGGTCTTGTCCACCCACGCATTGTGCTCGGCCACCGTCTTGGGTGCCCACGGTGCGGGGAGCGTCGTGGCCAGTCTGGTCTTGACTGGAGACGGGTCATCCCCCATCCGCCTGTTTCTGTGGGGTTCCATGCTCGGGTGATCCACGCTTGGATGATCCCACGCATGTTCCCCCGGCTGGGGCTGGTTATGTTTCTCCATCGCCATCGTTGACTCTCCTTGGTGCCTTGTGTGACCGGCGTTACCGGCTTCCGGTGATGCCCGCGTACTTCACCACAGCGTTCGCCTCTTCAATGGCGAAGTCGATGCGGCAGGTCAGCACGATGATGAACACGCGGGCACGGATGTCCTTCGTGTACTCGATCATGATGTTGCGCTGGATGCCGAAGATCAGGTTCATCGGATCGGTGAACAGGCCGCTGACTCCCGGCATCAACGCGACAGGGGTCACGCGGCTTCCATAGATGTACACCGGAAGCAAACCCTGTACCTGCTGGTCGCCCAACGCCGTCTGCCGTGCGCCGTACTGGTCACGAATTTCCGTCTCGTTGTCCACCGACACGAAGTGCGACATGGCACTCCTGTTCCGGAGGTACCGGGTGGGCATCGTCTTGAGGGCCGCCTTGACGGCGTTCTTGTCGTACGGTCCCCCGACGTTGACCACATTGGCCGTCGCCAGCTTCAGGTACCCGTCCTGCAACGCCAGATAGGCGTCTGCGACGTTCGCGGTGTCGCCCTGAATGCCCAACTCTTCCAAGTCCAGTGCCGCACGCTCGGCCATCAGGTCCACGATGGTCTGATGCAATCCGCCCGCGCCGGTCTGGAGCGGCACGTTGACGTTGCCCTTCTCGATGTTGTCTTCGATGACGTCGTACGGAATCCAGACTTCCGCGATGACTTCCTTCGTGGATAGCTGGACCTGTCCAAGGTCAGGCTTCACGCGATCCGATGCCGCCAAGGCGGTCGCGCTGACCGCAGGCCGCAAGATGCGCGACCCGAAGCCGATCTTGTTGATCTTCATCTCCGGAGCACCCATGGCGACCGTCCGGACTGCGTTCAGCAGTGTCGGCTGGTCGATCAGGGTTCGAATGAACCGATCCGTTTGTTCCGGATTCAGCTTGCCTGCGATGGCCAGATCGCTCAACGCCATGTCGGCTTTTTGAATCACTTCCTGATTCGTCATGTCACTCTTCTCCTATCAAAAGGCTTTGCGTTGAACGATCTTTACCGACGCCGACGCAAAAACGCCGTATCGAAATTTCCCCGACGCGGGTCGTCATCTTTCTCGACGCGCATCCGGACGGGACCGGGACGATCTTCAGGCTGTGGAACAGCGGTCACCGTGGCCTTC